CGTTAGTGTCTGTATTGTCTCCACCGCCATCACCACTATCATCATCAGTAGAAGATGTGTCAGTATAATCAGTTCCATCATCGTTGTCATCATCTAAAACAGCAGCATCTTCGCCACCACCATCATTGTCTTTTGGTGTAGCTGTATAATCATCACCGTCATCTTCAGGAGGTGTATTATCTTCTTCTTCAGGTGCTATCGATGAGTAGTCAGTTCCCCTTGACCTATGAGGTTTTATAGTAATAGTGCTAGATGTTGTGCTATTGCTTTCGTCATCATCAGCCTCTAGAAAATAATCGTTGAACGTTTTGAATCTAGGCTCTATTCTAACTATCATCAAAAATCACCCCAATCATTTTTAGACAGCAGATTTGTAATTTGTAGCAACTCTCTTTAATTGATACTTGAATTGATCCTCAATTCGCTGTAGCTCATACGATTGCTTTAAATCACCGGCCATCTTTGCGTCTTCTTTCTTCATCTTTATTACTTTGAGTTCTGATTGTAAATCGCGCATTAATTCTTCACATGCCCTTTTATTTTTTGTCTTAGATGCATGACGGCACATAGCTACGCAGACGGTTGCTAGTGGAGATATAGATATTGACGTTCCGTATAATATCAATAACTCTAAATTTTTCATGTACTTCTTACGAACACCCGGTCTGAGCATAAATTCTTTACGCTTATTCATATCCATAGTGTCGTAATCGTTCAGCATTTGTTTTACCTTACCATCGATGTCACGAGGAACCTTTGTTACACCTCTACCAATCGCTTTAGCATGATTTGCAGCGTCTTTTCCAGCAGCAGTAGCCTTATCTATATTTTTATTTACGTCAACTATCTTTGACTCGATCTTTTGAACAGGTCTTTGACTACCTTTATTGACACGACCCTTAGACTTTTGAGGATGTTCATCAATTACCCCATCAGTATCATCGTCCGAGTTATCCTGATCGTCATTTTCGTCTTCATCATCAGTGATATCGGCAGTAGATTTTGATTTGTTCTTATTTTTAGTATTACCGAAATTATCGTCGGCTACATCATCACCCATTAACTTGGATAATACAGCTGAGCTTTCTCCGCCCTCGGTAGTATATATATCATCTAGCTTGTTTTCTAGGATAAATAACTGCTCTTGCATATTAGGGGTACTATTTAAACCAACAGCTTCATTAACAACACTAGCAACAAGTGAATCCCTAGTACTAGTGGTTAACGGATCAGCTCCTTCAGATAGCATATCATATAGCATAAATTCATAGGCGTTTTCATATAATCCAACAACAGATTTTTCTCTACATGATCTTTCATGGCTATATTCATCTTTATAAAATTCATACACATAATCATCACGATATACTTTTTCAACAGCTTCATACATAGAACTGAAAATTGGATTAAAATCAGTTACAACTTCTGTTGTTAAATCTTTAATAACATCATTATCATTTACTTGGGAAATACCCATGATATTATATCTTAGGTTGGAATTTCTAGTATTTCTAACGGATTCTTCTATAATATTATCACGCATCATCCTACTTATTATGTGCTTTAGTGTAGAATTTTGCTTTATATCCGATGGATTAATACTATCCTCAGCATAACAAGATTCAATGTATAAATTCAATTGAGTACTGTATTTAGGTTCACGGCTTAGACAATTGAATATGTCCATAAATTCGCAATTCTCATTTAATACAGCCTCAACCTTTGCCTCTGCTAATGATTCTGTTATAAGATTATGCCTACTAGCATAAATAGTATCATATAGCATATCACTTAGACATGATGTTTCTCCACTCATTTCTGTATGTAAAGAAATTGAATTACTTAACTCACTTCTCTTGTTGGCTACAGTTTCGTACAATGTATTATACATTTCTCGCTGCGTACTTGACATTTCGTCAGAGTGTTGCTCCAAGTATGAGTCAATCTTTCCTAATTCTATATCATAACTATCAAGCGGAAGTATTTCACTTTCAATAATATTTTTATAGAATCCATATCCCTTATAAGGTTCGGTAAATATATAATTAGAATTCTCTAGAATAAAAGACAAATCTTTCGACTCGTATAGTGAATAATAATCATAAGCATTAACCTTTTTATAATCATCTCTAAGATTATTATAAGCTACGATAAGTTTCTTCTTATCATTACTATTAATTACTCTTTCTGTGTTTATAACAGGCATTGTAATCTCTCCTTTCAATATTTCTATTGGTTTACTTATTTGTTGAAAAAATGAAGCGTTTACATAAAAACATATACTCACAATCTGTGAGTATATGTTTAACACATAATATTATTTATGAAAGTTTTTCTACAGCACTAGCAGAAATCCATCCATTATATTCTGGTAGATAGCACCATTCGTCATCGGATGTAAATTCTAAAGTAGCATTATCTGAAACGGTTGTTACTACATCACCAGATGTAGAAGGGACGCTTCTAATATTCCACTTACCATCCTTAATAGTGAGCGTATGTGCGGTAGAGCTTTTTGAAGTAGTACTATTCTTGGTTGTAGAGCTTGTTGAAGCACTGAGATACTTTTCTACAACATAATATTCCTTGTTATTCTTAATAATCTTTACCCAAGTATAACCATTACATTCAGTAGAAAATCCTACAACTACGTCAACCTTACCATTCTTAGTAATTACTCCCGCAACTGCTGAAGCAGTACTTGCTCCACATCTATAATTGACATTAGTAGTTGCAGTTCTGGTTTCTGTCTTAACATTACTAGATGTTGTCGTAGAGCTTGCACCACCGCTTAATGATGGAAAGTCCACATAACAATAGTTCATATCAACGTTACCACTAATTCCTGAAATTGTTCCCTTCTCTGAATATTGCCACATTGAAGCAAAACTCTGGTCATACCATTGTGAATACTTAGAAGATGTAGTGTAGCATGCTACCCAGTATTTAGTATATGATGGTAGAGAAGAGACATTGAGATAGCTGGATAGCCAGTTCGGATTAGAATAAAGTACTGCTGTATAACCAGCCTTATTGATCTTTTCTAGTGCAGTACTTGCCATACTTGTTAACGTTGTCTTTCCTAGACTTGTTTGGGATGCGTCTTCTAGATCAAACGCTAAAAACATGTCCCATGTCTTATCTTTTACAATACTTAGAAATACTTCCATTTCAGTCTTTACTTCATTTGCAGATTTAGCATATGAATACCAGTATGCACCGACATGTAAGCCAGCAGCCTTAGCATTCTTATAATTCTCTTCAAACTTAGGGTCCTTTTGAGAAGCTAGCTTACCATAACCCGCTCTTATGATAACACCGTATACACCTTCAGCCTTAACCTTGCTATAGTCTACAGTTCCGTTATGCTTTGAAACATCAATAACTAGTTCCTTCATATATAATCAATTCCTTTCTACTCTTAATTGACTACTCAATATATAACATTCTAAACGATTTTTAGAGAGCATATATCTGTTAATCATTTGTTTTATTTTCAATTTAATATTAACGGTGAGATAGTCATACATTTTTTTACATTAATATAACCAATATAATATATATAAAGAAAGGATATGATGTATAATGGATAATATTATATTAGAGAATATGTATTTTAGTCATAATATATCTTCATTAACAGATAAATATATTATAGAATGTTATGAAGATAGTTATATGTGTGAGTCAGTATTAGATAGTATTAAAACATTCTTTAGTAATTTAAAAGAAAAGATAAAAGATATATTTAATAAGATAATTAACGCAATAACTGGTAAAAGTAAAGATAATACAAATAAACTAAATGAAATAGAAGATAAGATTAAAGATAATCCAGAATTAGGTAAACAGAAAGTACAAATAGCTGATCCTGATAAAGTAGAGAATGAGATAGATAAACAAAAGAAAGAATATCTTAATAATAAGAATAAAGAAAAAGGTAAGTTTAAAGTAGATAAGAAGAAAGTTATAACAGTAGCTACAGTAACAGTATCATTGGCTGCAGCTGTAGTATTACTAAAGAAAGGTATAATTAAACTACCTAGTAAAGCTAAGAAGAGTCAAGATGAAGTAAATAAAACCATTAATAAATGTGAAGAAGAAGCTAATAAAGCTGTAGAGAACACAAAGGAAGATATTCGTGATGAAATTACTAGAAAAAGTAAACTTACCGAAAATGAACAATATAAAATTGAGAGAGAAAAAAAAGCAGCGGCTCTTTCTGTAGACGCATATAACGAACAGGTAAAGGCGGAACTTGAAATAATTGATCAAATGATAACTGAAGCAGATAAAGTTTGCAATCATATGAATGATAGGCTATATATTGACTTTCATAAAGCCCTTGGGTCTGGAGATAGACTTGATAGTGTTATTAGGTTGATAAACGAACGTCTAAGAAACAAACTTAAAGGAGAAAATTTTAATCCTAATAATAAAAATCACATGGATATGCTCAAAACAGGTTATCCTGATTTGTACGACCGCTATATGGATGCAGACCGCAAACATGATAGAGCTTATGATAAATTTTATAAATCTCAGAGCCATGTAGAAGCTAAGAAAGAGGAACTAAAGCGTCTAGCTAAAAGACAAAATTTACTAGGTGGAAAAGCCACGCCCCAAACAGAACATCCCACAATATTATCCTACGACGAGGTAAATCGAATTCGTGATATAGCACGTAAGACCGGCGAATATCCTGATATGGATCTATAAACAACAAACCCCTTTATGATGCTTCTTGGTATTTCGAATATTTAGCGCTAATGATAATAATCAAATATAAATAAAGTTACATTTGTATATATGTGGTATATACCACATATATACATTTTTTGCATTAATATAACCGATATATAAGAAAGGATATAATCAAGACGATCGGTTAAATAATTTTTGGATCTCGAAAATTCTATTCATAGGATTCTGTGTTATTATAAAATAGTATTTTTATTGAGCAAACATATGTTTGCTCAATGCATTTTTATAAATCACTGGCTAAGTTTAAAAAATTGAATAATATTCACATATTTATTTGGACTCAAGGTTAAAATTAAACAAATACATAAGGTTTAAAGCCATAATTAAGAAAGGAATGATTAATAATGAAAGATAAAGATATCGGATACGTATACATAGCTGAAGAAACAAATAGTGACAACTATAAAGTTACTGACGTTGACGTTATAGACAAGCCGGGTGCTTTCTTTGTAAGATTTAAGGCATGCCTTCAATCATTTGGTGTAATGAATCGTAATGGTCGATGTTACGTGAAAGAGAACGTAATGAATAATCTACAAACTGAGAGAATCCAGTCTATGATCAAAGATGGTTGTTTTTATGGCGAATGCGATCATCCACAGGCCTATATTAAGGACAGACCGTTGAGCTCAGAAAGAATCAATACCATTGACATGCATAATACAACACATAAGATGCTAAACCCACACTGTGAGGGTAATCTTCTAATGTCAGATATAGAAAGCGATGCGGGTACAGATGTAGGTGTCGGACTTGCAAAGAAAATGGCACAAGGCGGATATAATCCATCCTTTAGTTGTAGAGCCATTGCAGGTATCGGAATGATGAACGGTAGACCTACAGTAGATGTTAAGAAGATTATCACATATGATCTAGTCTTATTCCCATCACATAGGGAAGCATCTAAGGTCGCTGGATCAGAGAAGTTCATTTCAAAGCCAGCTCACGTAATGACCGAATCATGCAAGGATACACTAGTACCACTAACTGATATTATTGACGTTGCTGGTAACAAGTGTGATAATGCAAAGATTGTAATGGAGGCGTTTGACCTAACTCCTAACAACATTGTCGGTGTTGATAGGAAGAAGGACTTAATTATATTTAAGGATCAAACCAATACAATCTACTGCAATATGGAAGAAAGTACAAAAGAAAGAATAAATGATATATTCAATTCATTTGACTTAATCTATGATTAAGGAGGAATTGATATGACCCATAGAGAGAAGCAAAACTTGTTGAACGAGTTTTTAGTTACTGAGGGTTTAGCAGCCGATAGTGGGTTTTTAGGATTCAATGCTGGTAAAATAATAGTATTGTTCGGAGGAGCGGCTGTTGCTGTAAATGTCGCTGAACAATCCAGAGCTAAGAAGATAGCAAAAACATGGTTTGCCAATCATGCAGAGCTTACCAGTCCTTTTAAGTCAAGTAAAAAGTTGAGTAAAGGTGCTACCATAAAATTCTTAACCGAAAATAATATCAAAACCAAAAGTGATCCCAGCAAGGCTATGAATGCCGGTGGAAGAATATGTACAGATAAAAGTGGTAAAACCATCGCATACAGCTTGTGGTTTCAGTATAAAAAAGAAGACAAGACAGAGAAAATAGAGTTGGTGAATTTTATTGATTCTGGAATGGTCAAATTTAAACGTGAATACTGCGCTACATTGGCAGTGATGTGTGGTAACTACTCAGACAGTATGGATAACGTATTTAAGGAAATGGATAAGTTCAATAAGAAATGTAAAAAGAATGAGGAAGCTAATTCAGAATACGGAGATACTGACAAAGAATCCACTAAATTCATAAAGAAAAAGAAAAAAGAAGAACCTAGTAATGATGACGAAGAAGGTGATTCATAATGAATATGTCTAGACTCATAACTAGATTGAAGAGAAAATTGGGTATATACTCAATAGCCCTTCCTATTGAGAACACCGATGATTTCATACGTGAAATTATTGAAGATACAACAATCCCAGTATTCAGTCAATATAATTGTATCATTGAGCGAGTTAGATTTAATCTACATAATTTAGAGAAGATCGAACAACGTGCTAACTACGAAACATATTTATTACCTGATGTTTTTAGTAACAGAGAAATATTATATGTTTCGGATGTGTCATACGACGAAGCGACTATATCAGGAATAGGCTATTGGGGCGGTGGCGTTCCTCTAATGAGTGGCAGCTTTGTGAATCAATCTATACTAGCAAACGCTGGAAGTACATTATCAAGTAGAATGATCCCAAAGTTGACATTTAAATACGAGCACCCAAGAAAAATCACGTTATACAATGTACTAAGCTCATGCCACCTAGTATTTGAGATAGCATTTGCGCATGATAAATCGTTGGCATCAATTCCTCCAACCGCTGAGGAAAGTTTTTTTGAACTAGCATGTCTTGACGTTGAGGAAGCATTATATGGGATGCTAAAACACTACAATGAATTGGATAGCCCATACGGAAAAATAAATTTGAGAATAGATGATTATCAGTCTGCAGCACAAGATAGGAAACAACTATTGAATGAATGGGACGATAAATATCATCTCGATGGTAATAGTATATTTTGGGCATAATAGACTAGTAATAGTATATATGTGGTATATACCACATATATACATTTTTTACATTAATATAACCAATAATATAATATATAAAGAAAGGATATGATGTACAATGGATAATATTATATTAGAGAATATGTATTTTGAACATAATATATCTTCATTAACAGATAAATATATTATAGAATGTTATGAAGAATCATATGTATGTGAAAGTGTATTAGACAGTATTAAAACATTCTTTAGTAATTTAAAAGAAAAGGTTAAGAATATATTCAATGATATATCTACTACGATAAAAGGTACGTTTAAAGAGAAACAAGACAAATTGAATAAGACGGCGTTAGATATTAAAAAGAATCCTAAGTTGTCGCGACAGAAAGTACAAATAACTGATCCTAATAAAGTAGAAGCAGAAATAGATAAACAAAAGAAAGAATATTTAAATAATAAGAATAAAGAAAAAGGTAAGTTTAAAGTAAACAAAAATGAGGTGCTAACCAAAGCCAAGGCTACGGTTACTTTAGATGTGGCAACTACATCATTAAAAAAGAAGTTTAATGAAATGCCCGATAAAGTTAAGCGAACAGAACAGGAAGTGATTAAGAGCGTAGATATGTGTGAAAAGGAAGCAAATGATTCTCTAGTGGCCGAGTTTGTTTGGAACAGAAACAATGATAAGTCAGCACAAGACAAAGCAGCAGAAATTGTACAGGTTGAGTCAGAAGCTTTAATTGCTGAATATGAAGCGTTGTCTGAAGAATATATCGAGCTACAACGAGCATTATTGGACGCTTTCTATATTGATTTTCGTATCAGTAGAGGAGACAGAGAAGGTTTAAATGATGACGATACTTTAGAAAAATATGCTAATATCGAACTTGATTTAGATAGTAAAATCGTAGGCGCGTATTATGACATAGGACAGCGACAGCAACAGTTAGATAAAATGAGGAGAAAAGGTAAAATAAATGATGACGAGTGGAACAGAGTGACGAACATCAACAATAAGCGTCAGAACGTTGTACCTGCTATGATCGCCGATTATAATCTTAAAGTTGATGAACTGGGCAAGCGATTTCCTTTAAATAATAACTAATCCTACTATATAACTTTTGTTATATGCCATATTATATATCGAACTCGAGGGTAATAAGGTTTAAAAGTCATGACTAAAAAAGAATGAACTATCAAATACGGTATGGAGGGGCACATAATAAATCCCCTAAATATACAATAATAAGAAAAAATAATATTGAGGAAGCCAATTGGCTTCCTCAATATTATTTAGTTTATTCTAAATCCTATAACACTATCACCGGACGGTGTCTTGATTAACTTCTTACATTTGGATACTCTGGTGCTAATGTCTAAATCTGATATATTTACAGTCTCACTAGCTTGTGTTTTATGATAAACTGTTATTATATCACGTTTATTGACAGTTTTCAAACCAACTATATTTTCTTTACTACTAGTATTAGCTAGATTTAACAACTCAGCCTTACGCTTCATTGTAGGGAACATGCTAAGTTCAACCAACTTATACTTACCGTTAGAGGTTAACATAAATATCAGTTTTTTCTTGGTACTAACAGCATCTACACCAATAATCTCTTCATCATCAGATAATTGTAATTGCTGAAGACCCCTGGTATTTGCTCCCATTATTTTAAACTGGTCAAACTTAAATCTGACACCGTTTCCTTTGTTACTATAAACAATGCATTCTTTTGTAGTATCTTGGAATACTGATATTACACTGACAAGAGTATCGCCAGTTGTTAAACTAATAGCAGTCTTTGTACTCTTACTGTTAATAAACTCAGTGATATGAGTTCTTTTCATAAATGAATTTTTTGTTGTAAGTAACACGGTGTAGTTATCTAAGTCATCACTGTCTACTCTGGGTATCAATATCGAAGCTACTACATTTCCAGTAAGTTTTGTATATCTGTTTATAGGTATACCATCACCATCTCCATCACAATCAGGAATATCAGATACATTAATAGCGGAGCATTTACCGCCATCACTAAACAATATGATTCTATCTTTATTACTAACTGTGAATACATTGTAGTCATTTCTGGAACCTACTTTTCCAATAATACCAACATCACTAGGCAACTTCTTACAGTATCCATCATAACTTATTGCTATAACATGCTGGGTATCGGCAACGATATCATCTGCTGGAATTATACGAGACTTTCTTGGATGACCGAATAATTTAATACCCTCCTTAAGTTGGTCTTCAATTACTTTATCTATCAACTTGTCATTCATTAATATCTCTTCAATTTTAGCAATCTCGGCCGCTAATTCTATCTTCTTTTGTTTAAAACCTTCGTACGCATCTTGTGTGAATTCATACATCCTCATATTTGCTATAGTACTAGCTTGTAATGAAGTTATCTTATAACGCTTCATTAACTTTGAGATGGCTTCTGCTTTACTAGAAGACTTCTTACAAATCTCAAGAGTTTTCTCAGCATTATCTTTATTTAATACAAATAATATGATATCGTTCATATATTCCTTTTCCTTGTTTTTAACAAGTTGCGTATTATACGAACTTCTTATTATATCACGTCTGTATGATATCCATGCTAGTAAGAATGACTTAACACCATAGTCGTATAGCTTGTAATCGTCTATCAAATTGATACCGACAGGATATGTCTTTTGTAAGACAGTCTTTTTATATAGTATATCCAATACCTTATTTGCATTCACATTAGGCTTTAGATATATTATAGTCTTAACACCAATCTTACTATTGGTATAGTCTTTGATGTCAATAATATCATCTAATTCCTTTGATTTCTTTAGCTCAACAACCTTTGTGAGGAATTGTCTTACTGTACACTGCAAAGGTAAAGATGTAATAGTTATACGATTCTTTTCACTGTCTATCTCTACACTACCTCTTAAGGTAAGAGTACCGGTACCTTTCTCACAGATAGTTGCAAATTGACCATCATCAATGATATCAGCACCAGTAGGTGAATCAGGAACCAAATAAATATTCTTATTAGGATTCTTCATTAAGTCCATAGTAGCATTCAATACTTCAGTGAAATTATATGGTGGTATATTACTTGCAGCACCATAACCAATAGCTCCAAATTGAGGATTGATTAACGCATGAGGATATCTAGCTGGTAAGAATTCAGGTTCTTCATCTTGACCTGTATATGCCATCTTCATATCTACATTACTTGTTTCAAAATCCTCAAAGAAGCATTTTAAAGAATACTTAGATAACTTGACCTCTAAGTATCTTGCTGCTGCTGCTTGGTCGCCTTTAATAGTACCCGGATTACCTTGAGCATCTAGTAGCACTACATTGTTACTAAACTCCTGTGCTAAGTTACCGGCTACATCAGCAATCGCAACATCACCATGAGGATGGTATGCAAGAGTACTCGCAGTAACTGCTGCCATCTTCACATTCTGTGTTCTTGCTTTACTCTTATACATCGAGTATAAGATTCTTCTGTGAACAGGTTTCAAACCATCAATCATTGATTTGATAGCTCTATAGACGTTCTTATTAGTTCCAAATATTTTCATAGATTCTTCACATGAATCTGCTAGGTTTTCACCACTAATATTACTCATATTCTCGTAATCGAGATTCTCCATACTCATTTTTAACGATTTCTTTTTCATGTTAGAAAATACCTCCATTATTCTTTATTATATACCATATAATATATAATGATTTGAACTATTAAATGCATTATACTGTACGCAAAAATCAGCTTTGGTATAGAATAGCTTATCAGGCTAAATATCGTAAATATGGCCGCCATTTCAAGCGATAAAGCTTTGTAATGCATATCACCACGTCTAACGTTGTCAAAAGCTGCCGCAAACGAACAGAACAACACAATATAAAAACACAATCTCATTATTATTATACCTCCATTAATTATGTTAAATTTTATAATGTATACCAAATTATATTAGTTATAATATAACTGGTTATGTACAAATTTATCACTGTTTTACAGACCCTCTCATAATCATCGTCTCTCGCACAATCCTGAATATAATCTGCAAGAACGAAAGAGCATCTGATAAACAGAATTATCAGACAGATAATCAGGAAACTTATAGGATGCGCCTTAGCAAAAACTACTATCCCACATATTACAAGTAACAGCAGTAATAACAGGCAACCTCCAGTCGCAGTTTCATCTTCTTTAACTACGGCAACTATTACAGACACTAACGTGATAGCAATTAATATCGTTAACACAATACCAGTCATTTTCACACCTCCTATAAATCATCTGTAAACACATCAATAGCTCCGTAAGATAGTAGACATATTATGATCAATAAGATTTTAATCATTACTAATCTTCCTTTCTTTTTGGAACTAATAAGAATATTGTAAGGATACGTGTATGTATCCTTACAATATTGTTTACTGGTTATTAATTATCCAATTCTCCATAACTCTGGTCATTATCAGTCTTACGCTTACTCATTATTATGCCTTTTCTTTTTGACTCGGCATCATACTTATGTTTTTCTTCCATTATACCTTCACTACCTACACCAATAAGTACTACTAGTATAATGATGAAAATTAATATCACAAACATATACATTCCTCCGTAAAATTAAATATATACTAAAAAGGCTAGCCAAAGCCTTTTTAGTATATTGTTTATAGGATACTAATTATCTAAATCTTCACGTTTTATATGATATTCAGCCATCATAAGTTTCCTATCAAGATTATCCTTTTTACCATCACCATGCAACTTCTTTAGCACTTTCAAGTCACGCTCAATGTCACCAAATGTTAGCTGAATTAAACGACGGTTATTTGGATTCAATGTAGTCTCCCACATCTGGTCAGAGTTCATTTCTCCAAGTCCCTTATATCTTGTTATTATCGATGGTTTAAACTTTTCGGTTAAATTTAGAAAATCTAGTAGTGTCATCTTTCTGAATTCTTTGGTAGACTTATCTTTAATATACATCATGTATCCATACTTCTGGTATATGTCAAATAACTCTTCAACCTTATTGATGAATCTAGGTGATAAATCCAATGATTGATATGAGCCATCTATTACACCTCTTAGAGCATAATTGTTATTGCTCAAACTTATTTCAGGATACTTGTTTTGTACTTCTGATAATAGGGTCACAAAGAATTTGTTCTGTTTAAATATATCTTTAGCATTCTTAGCATGACCTTCCGTGATATACGAAGATATAACTGCACTCACTATCTCAATTAATCCCATATTAACACCGAAATGTTTAGCTATACGCTCTAGTGTTTCAACATACTGAACTGTGTCATACAAGAAGAATCTAAAGTCATCCTCACTACAAGCCTTACCAAACTCGTCAAACTTTATCTTATATGCAGATAATACTTCATCAATATAAGTATCTACATATTCTCGCTTATCTATTACATAAGGATGTGTCTTGTTATCAATATGGTAAAGTGGTGGTAGTACTCTGTATAATCTACCTGCTTCTATAATTTGAGGCATATATAATGCAAAGAATGTACAAATACCAGATGCAATGTTTCGGCCATCAATATCAGCATCAGTAGCTATAATGATTTTATTGAAGTATAACTTATTTACATCACATGACTTGCCAATACCACACTTAAGAATCTTCGTTAAGTCTTTGTACTCGGCATTCTTTAAAATACCCTCTAAATCACGTTTAAAGCCGTTTGCGGTTACTCCTCTAAATGCTATAAAAGCCTGTGTATCAGCATCACGACCATCTGATAGTGTGCCAAGAGCTGACTTTCCTTCACATAAGAATAGCTCCTTATATGCTTTACCAGTATTATTCGCAGGCGTGTATTTAGTCATATTATGCTTGTCAAAGTTATCAACTTTTTCGATTATTGTGTTTCTAACCTTGTTAGCTTCTACTCTAGCCTTTGCACTTAACTTGAATGTCTTTATGAATCTCATCAGTTCATCCTTTGATTTCTCACCAAAGTATTTCTGTAACGCACTCATTACTTGATACTTTATATCACCGATTAGTAAATCATTAGATATAGCATTCTTAGTTTGACCAACAAACATAACTTGATATGCTGTGTTAAGACTTACAACTATTGACAATGAATTTAACACGTCATTCTTTGTAACTGTAAACTTAGCTTTCTCACGTTCTGTTAGACTATTATTGGACTCTCTGACGAAATATCTCCATATAGATTCCATTGAAGACTCTAGATGGACACCACCATCAGGTGTTAGTATACTATTACAGTAACTATCAATGTAAGGTTGTTCATCAGACGTTAATCCAAACGCTACATCTAGATGTAAATCTCTTTCGACATCTTCTGGATAACCCTTATCTAAGTTCATAACGTTTTCAGTCTTTTTCCATTGAGATGATAGAGTTACTACATTACCTGTCACATATCCTGTTAACATGCTTGATATAGGTTGCTTCTTATACTTCTCAGAAAATATCTTCTTCCCATTCTCAACAATCTTGAATTTCATTGTAGTCTTGTCTGGTAAGAAGTATGACGTTTTAGATATCCATTCAAGAAGTTGGTCTTTGTTAATTACAGCCCCTCTACCTAAATATTTAACAGATGGTCTGAACTTAACTATACAACCATAATCCTTATTCATATTAGTACCATGTGTATCGTCCACTTTAGTACCTTCTTTGAATGTGATAATGTGAACTTTGTGGTTTCTATATGATTCCCACACAAACATATCGGACAATGCATTCACGGCCGTGTTACCACAACCATTCTCACCAGCAGTATTAACATTATTACTCCTAGTAAATTTACTACCTGACTGTATCTTGGTACATAGAATATCCATGGGCAAATCATTCTCGGGAATGCCTCTTCCATTATCTTCAACAGAAAGTATACCTGTTGTGATATCCAATTCAACCTTAATTGTATCCGCAGGAGATTCATCGTTCATGCATTCATCTATTGCGTTTTGGATTACTTCCTTAGCTAGATGTAACGCACCACGTTCCCCTAAGTATGATATATACATACCCGGCTTTGTTTGAATCTTCTTGATATCATCTTCTATATAGCTTCTTTTGTCATCTTTAAATTTAATACTCATATGAGCATCCTCCTTATTAATTAACGTTTTAATATTGCTATAAGTATATGTTTACTACAATTTAAAATGATAAAAATGAAGCGATAAAAAAATTAGTGCACCTCCACGGGGTGCACTAATATATTATTTTTATATGTTTTATCTCTTCTTCTTGTCATTCAATGAATCGTTTATAACGACATTGGCATAGAAGTCATCACTTGAATCTCTATTCTTACCACTTGGGTCATCGTATGGACTAATTTCACCAGACTCTATGAATGCACTAATTGAAGCTATAGCCTTATCAACTAAGCTTAAGCGTCTTAGCATCTTTTCATTCTCGATTATAGCTCTCTTCTGTCCATCAGTGATGTGCTTCTTATTAGCGTTGTGTACTGCTATGCCATAATGGCACTTTAGTGTTTCAACACCTGCTTGTAATACCTTTAGAGCATCACTTATTGCAGTTCCGTCACCTGTCTCATCGATAAGACCTATCTTACCACATTGCATGCATCTACCGAATGTGTATCCCTTAGGTAATGTCTCAACGAGCTTAGTATTCTTCCAAATGATATCATCTGGACCTACTTTATACATTGTACTTGTCGCACGACCTCTGGAACCTTTTGCATCATCAATATTTCCGTGACAGCATAGATAGTTCATCATGACCTTATTAACAGCTGGATTTACTCCCTTCGCTGGAATCAACTCTGCCTTGTATGGGTGTTCACCAGATGCAGTTTGGAAACCATCACTGAAACGTTCTTCATCAGTCAACTCATCACTAGGAGTTATCTTGATTTCAAATAACGAATCGAATATATCAATGATGTCATACTGACCTGCATTTTCGATTAACACGTCAACCTTATCAGCAATTTCAAGCTTTGATAATAGATTCTCAGCGTCTACCTCAGATACTACTTGTGAAGTATTACCATTGGATAATCTAGCTGCGTTTGTCTTAACTATCTTGTTATTCCTTTTATTTATGCGCTTACTCATAAAATTACCTCCAAAATTATAATTATAAATAAAATTTACCAATCTATCTAAATAACTGTTTTACCCACAGACATTTTTACATCTGTGGGTATAACATGTTTATCTTACCGTTTACGTTAGTCAGCTTTTAAATACTTCTTAACGTCTTGATTTTCCTTACTAATCTTATAAGCCATATTCCTAATTCTTATATATTGACTAGGAAGTTCGGCTAGTAGTACAGGAGTAGCTTCTGGGTTAGCCTTCATGTACTTAACATACTTCCATATAATAGAAGTAATAGTCTTATCATCAAGCTCGTTCATAGTATCATAAGCCCAATCGGTTAGACTGTTTAGTACACTCATGCAACCTTCGTCTGTGTTTGTTGCTGTGTTCTCAACAATTATTTTATCATACACGTCAACAAGAGCAATGCCAAATCTACCGAAGATATATTCATAATCAGGTGCAGACTTTTCTTTTAGTTGCCCAGCGATTTCAGAATCTTCAATCATACTTCTGACAATTTTCTTGATGACAGCATGTGGAACTGAATCTTCTGGGATTACATTACTGATAAACTCAAAGCCGTCTTTATAACCTACACAAGTGATTAGGTTTAATGCACTTGCTTTAGAAATGTTAGCTTTCTTGCAGAGCTTGTCAATATCTCTCTTGGATAGCTTCTCAGATATCTGTAGAGATGTCTTAACCCAGTCTTCCATCTGAACATCATAGGTTCTTAGGTCATCTAAAACACAACCGACAATGATTGGATAGAACATAGCATCCTCTGGAATTTCATCATCCTTAATACATTCTTTCATCCACTTCATGAATGGTTCAGATGTATACTGAGTTATGATTCTTTCCTTTTGAGTATTAGCGTCCTGAGTATTCTTACCATCTAGAATATATCTAGAATATACTGATAGCTCAGGGAGGAACCTACAAAGATAGGAACAGTACTTACGCATTGATTTTTCCTTGTCCTTGTTTAGGTTGTTCTTCTTACAGAATCCTTTGAATGTCGTGTCCATAAAAGCATCGACATCATTATAGAACTCTTTTCTGCTGAGGTCATACTCTAAAACGCTCTTAGGCTTCTTGTTCTTCTTCTTTTTGTCTGTGCTTCCCATGTTGTTTAGAACGTAAGATAGTGCATTGCACATACTCTCAATTCCGCTCATCTTTTTCTTATTTTCAGAATTATTCATAAAATTTACCTCCAAAATTCATTAATCTTATAACTTGTTTGTATTTTTACTAAATTGTTTACAACTAATATTTTTTTAAAATTTAAGATATTAATTATAAACATTTAAATAAATAGCTTTAGGATTTCAATCTTATGCCTATCGCTATTGTTGCATATTCGTGAATAACGAATTTCATATAATTCACCTCCAATTTTTGTGGGTTATATATAAATGGATGGGCTGGTAATTCAGTCCATCCTCATTTACGTTATTATAATATATAAACGTTTATTATTTTAAACTCAGAGTACATTTGTACTCTGAGTTTTTGTTGTGTGGGCATTATGTCTACTTACTCGCTTGTAGTTGCTTAGCTTTACCGATTAATAGAGTCATGAATGTTGTACCCATATAAACGGTCTTGCGGTCTCTAGGATTTGTGAAGTCATTGAACTCAGTAGCATCATTATCAAGTCTATCAATAATACGAATTATATTATCAGCTACCATTAGAGCAGCTAGTGACATATCGTATCTTTCCTTAATCTTTTTAACGAACTTGCTAATGTTGTTACCTGATAACTTCTTGTATTCTTCATTCATGAATATATCACAGATGTAGTCGTAAATCATATTCTCTTGTTCGTTCTCGGTCATAGACTTATCGTATTTCTCAGGTAGAGCGTCTAGCATGATATCCATATCGTCAGCCATACCCTTCTTATACATCCTACCGATTCCGTTGTTTACACTAGTCTCATCATCTGAATTGATAGAATCAAGTTGGTCACATGCGCAGCAACTATACTTAATATAATCACGAATTACGTCAGTTCTCAAAGTATATCCTGTAGCTATTGATACAACCTCTGCTATTTTGGATAAGTTAGTCTGACCTGATACAGATGATAATATATTACTAGCAGCTAGTCTAGGAATATGACGTAAATATGGACTATCCATTATGTTGCTATTTTTCACATACTTATTCAATACAGTGCACACGTCATAAGCTTCTGTATTTTTCTTTACATTACAGATTAACTCAAAGACAGTCTTGTCATATAAATCAGCAAGGTCTGACCATATTTGGTCATCGTCTACATCTGTACTTATTTGAGTATGTTGTCCATTAGGTTGTCCGATAACCACGTTCTTAGCTTTTTCCTCTACGTTCGTAACATCAGCAACATCACTAAACACATTAACCATGAATTCGTTTTCTCTCTCAGTTGTCAATTCTTTATAGTCTCTCAACAAATCCTTCGTTAGCACGTTAATGAATTCAATAGTACCTTCTTGAGTTATCACTGAGTTTAATTTAGCTTCATCACAGTTAGCTAACATTATAACATTCTTTTCTAACTCATTAATGGTGTCGTCGTCTACAGTTACCATAGTATATTGTAGCATAGTAGCGTAATACAAAATAGGTAGTGCTTCACCGTATTTCATCATAGCGGTATTCTCAACTGCCTTATATGCGTTCGCTAGCTCTTGTTGGATATTCTTGAATACAGATTCGTTTATAGTATTATACAAGTCTATTCTGTATATAATTCTAAACTTGTTCTCAAACTCCTCACTAGTAGGAATCCTATCTATAACCTCTAAACTACAGTTTTCATTTATAACTGAACCAGTGAATATTCTATCAATACGCCACCAGTCACTGTTCTTAGAGTCGTCTATAAGTTCTTGAAAATCCTCATATTTATCAGCTGGGTCGTTGCTGGTATTAGTGGATTCTTCAAGAGCTTCTTCGTCTGTAGTACTTGGGTCGTTAGTACTATCAGATGATACAACTTCAAGAATAGCGTCTATAAATGGGATTAGATATTTTTCACTGTTTAGCTTTTCAATGAGTTCTCTGTATTCATTGAGTATGTCGTGAGCTTCTATTGTCATGTTGCTAGGTATGTCATTGATAGTGTCAGCTGTAGCATACAACATTATCAACTTCTCTTTATCATCTATAAACTTGAAGTATCTTTCAATTGATTCCACATGTTTAAATAGGATTTCGTCATCTAGAGAAGTTGATACTAGTAGTACATCATCAAGGTCAATGTCAATATCAAAGCCTTGTTCGTGTAGAGATAATCCGAATGAATGCATTGCTGCACGGAATTCCTTTATATCGGTTAGGATTTCTCTTTTGGCAACGCTTCCAAGTGGTATCTCTCTGGAAACCTCTTTTGTTATCGCAATGGGGTCGCCTATTTCATATACACCTTCATCATCAGCGGTGTATGATGCTTTTTCAGATATTCTGCTCAATATCTTACTACGACGTGCGTTGGTTATGTCATATAAAGACTTGTCCTCGTACTCGTTATTTAATACAATCGTATCCCACTTTGGGTCATGGTCTTCATTGATTATATCCTCTAAAGTGACATCATCTAAGTCATCGCCTTCATCTTCTGAATCAGGTGTATCATCCTCATCATAATCTTCACATTCGGAAGCATAAGGACATTCTGTACAGTAAGGAGTATGTTCATCGCAATATGCATCGATGTACTCTTGTGATTTATGCTCTACATATGGGAAGCACTCATCATCATTATTAGATGCTTCCTTTATTAATGACTCTAGAGAACCTTCTTCACACTTTGTACTCTTACTATAACTTTCTTCGTTTTCGCAAATGTCGTTGTAAGGACAATCTCCACATGCTAGTTTATGCTCTTTACAAAATCCGTCAATATAATCTTGTGAAGCGTCGTCTTCATACGGAAACTCACCAAGCGCCAAGTCGTTATTACCACTTACTGCGAATAAGTATTCGCAGTAAATGGATTTGATTTCATCAATGCTGATAGCATTATTGTGATGTTGGTTACCAGTTGAAGTACAACCATCATTTCCACATTTTCCATCAAATGGGCAAACTGAGCAATTGTACATGATTAACTCATTGGAACATACAAAAGTCTCAAAGTCTGTCACTGACCAATCTTTGGTGAACTCGATGTCATTACTAGCGTCAGCTATCTCAGCCTTAGTAATTTCAGTGAGATGTTCTAAATCTATCTCATCGGCTTCTTCTGGTACGTCTTCAGTTTCTTCAACTATGTCTGGAGCTTTGTCTTCTATAACAGCTTCACTACTGTATTCGACTTCTAATCCGTCATCCTCATTTAGTTCGGTATTATCGTCAATGTCATCATCCGCATCATCAATATCGTCGCTGTCTGGGTCAGTTGGAGAAGTTGGATTATAATCGTTATAACGGTCAAATATCTCAATAACTTTTAAAGCATTGTCAGAGAATACTTTCACGTCAATACTTTCAACTTCATGTGCTAGTGTCATAACTTCACTGTTTTCTTTAGACATATCTGCAGACTTCTTTGCTGTTTCAGCTTGAGCTTTAACGTCAGCTTCAATAGCATTAAGTTTCTCAACGAAACTATTTAAGTTAAACTGTCTTGCGTCTAACTCCTTAAATGTGTTGATAATGAGTTCTGCCTTTGTTACTGCAGAATCAATAACATCATCATCAACTTCGAAACCACTCTCAATCATACCTTCCCAGTATTGAACGTCCAGAATGTACTTTTGGATTCTAGCATCTTGCTCGGATATAGAGCTACAAACATCATTAGTAAACTCTTTTAGTTCGTTCATTCTACCTTTTAGCTCGAGGGCTTCCTTCATAACATCAATACGTGTATTCATACATGTACCTCCTATAAAAATTAAATTTAGCATATATTCTTCCATGATTCATTTGAATCGATATTATAATATATAACTGTTTTCGGTGTTTAAAAAATGAAACAACGGAGTTTTCCGTTGTTTCATTACATCATTATGAACCATATATTCTGTATAATATAGTTAGGTCCTTTAATAAAGCTAGGTGCTCAGTAGGGATATTAAGTCTACTAAACATCTTAATTAGCGCATAGTCATCTTCACTAGGCACGTAAATACCTGTATATAGTGCTATTGTATTGAATCTAACTTCTTCTATATTATAGCGAACGTCAAACCATTCCTTTAAATCTGTAGGCTTAATCTTCAATTCGAGTTCAATATATGATTCGATTTCGTTAGATGAGTCAGATGTGAATGTTTCACCACTTAGTTCAGGTCCATCTACGTTTATATCTCCGCTCTTCCATTGATGACGGATTGTTGGATCAGTCTCAAACTTCTTTAGATAGTAAGCCTTACGTTCTTCACCGTTCATAAGCACAGACTTCTTACCAAAGTACATTGTAGCTTCTGATTCCTCTAGTGTTTCATTAGTATATCTTAATGGAAGCATCTCTGGAATAGCGGTTTCTCTGTACTTTAAATCTAGTACAGTATAACCGTTCTCTGCTGCTCCTCCTAGTCCTACACCCCATAAGCACACACAGTGACCATATGGGTATGGACTATCATTAGTAGTATACTTTTGTGCACCAATACCCATAACACTAGCATCGTTTAGATAACCAATAGCATTGGTAATACTGTCAGGACCAGTTACATTAAAAAGCTGCTCGAATGTGTATTGTACGCCACCAATAGGAACTATATTCTCAGCTTCAAATATAACCTCTCCCAATTGACTAACACCATACTTGTCAATAGTCTTATCATAACCACCAATAATCTTTGTTCTCTTCCATAATGTCTTTTGCTTTCCAGCTTCTGTGCTCATGCCTTCATTGAACGCAAAACTGTCCTTAACCTTCATTTCTTTACTCATTTATATCCACTCCATTCATATTAGTATACCATTCTACATGTATCTCTAAAGTTTAAATTATCTTTCGTAACAGCAGCCTTTATATCTGTTCTTATTTTATCATCCGTATTCAACACTTCAGGATTAATAAGTCGTGAATGAACAAATACGCTATCATCATATGAGAAATTAAAGTACTCTTTAGGGATTATAGTTTTATCAATCTTCTGTATACGATCGATTAACCTAAGTAAAAGTTCAGGTTTCCAATTTAAAATATAAATAATATCAAATTTCACCAAGTCTGTAGTATATGACTTAAAAAACTTTACTAATGAAATCAACGCTTCTTGTACAGGACTTGTATCATCTGTAGATATATGAATATAATCTACATTGGTAAATACTGAGCATAATTTATATATCAAATGCTGAATGTACTTATATAAATCTGATTTACTAGCATTGCTAATTATAGAATAAAGTTTATAGTTAGCATACTTTAGATAATCTAAATATGTAGTTGGTACATATCCATTTACAGTAAATGACTTTATGTTTTCATCCTTGATATAGATCGTCTCGTATAACTTTCTATATGCTCTGTATTCTTCTATATCTTGTGTGGTCGCCATCTTGTCTACTAAATAGTCCATTAGTCCTATATGATTATCATATACTTGATTTAGGGTTTCCTTACTCACGCATTCAATAGGAACTACCGCAGCTAGTATTCTATTTGTACCATCAGGGTATAACGCCTGTGAATAGAAGGGATTATCAGCGACCATCTGCTGTATTACATTCCAGTCAAGATCAAAATTAAAACCTAAAATATGAAGTATCTGACTTGGCTCATATAGAATATTACCCTTCATGTTATGATACTTACATATAGCAGCACATAGTGCTACAGTAGCATCAAATATAGTGACAGGTTCTGTTGAATTTGTGACCTTAGATATCTCAATAGTAACTAAGTCCTGTAATTCATCCTTCTTATCAAATATCATATTGATAAGATAAACAGACTCAAACATGATTTCACTTAACCTATAGGACATCTCAAGTCCAAGATATTTACTTTCATAATAATTATATTCAGTTTCATACAACTGCTCATATAAAGCTTTATCTTCTTCATACCAGAACGGATCACCTGATGTTACATCATCATATTCGCATCTATTACTCTTATTGATTATAGCTCGTCTAAAATCAGCTTCGTCTAGAGGAATCTTGGAGAAGTAAACATCATACATCTGTTTCAAGTCCTCATTACCATCTTCATCATATATCGTTATTGGTAGACCTTTGCTATCTATTAGACGATCTTTCATCAAATAATATTTGTATATCTTTAATCGATCATATCCCAATAATGACGAGACATCGAATAATGTAGTATTAGTACCTTTATTGAGTACTAATATGTTTAGATATTGAGTTATGGCTTTTTGGTAATCGCTATCCAATTGGTCATGATAAGGAACACCGTATACTGAGTATAATAGTTTAGTACAATATGAATCATAATACTCACGTCTCAATGATGTTTTTATCAATCTTGCAAATGTTTGAGTAATTGCGTGAAGCATGATAATCATAGCTATGAAATTATCATAATAAGATATGACGTCACGAAGTTCAGGTACAAATATGGTTGTTACAACATATTCTCTACACTGGTCATATATATTACTAAATCTCTCAAGTAAGGTTCTATTATCTATCAAAGGAACTTTTATCAATGCATAGTCTTTAGATCTACGTGCAGTAACAAGACTGATCTTATCATCACCAAGAAATTTCAAATACGTTTTATCAGGGTACTTTTCAATCAAGTCATCAATTATACCATTTCCTTCTAGAAGCATTATTGTAGCGTCAGATTGCTTATGCAAGGGTATGCTTGAATCTAGTCCATACTTATCACACACTGCTTGATCAACATATATAACGTCATCTTCAACCACTTTACCATTAGAATCTAGCGGTGGTAAACCTATCATCTCACGATAATAATTATTCGGTTCATCATATTCCTCTATAATCTTCTTTCTTTTCAACTCTAAAAGAATGTCGTGATATTCTTCTGGTATATTTCTACGGTCTTCTTCATATGCCTCTAATCTATCAGGGTCAGTTATTAATCCAACTATGTTTGCTTCTGGGCTCAATAACAACTCTGGTTCGTAATGCAAATGTGTATAGAAGTTATCAGCCTCCAGTAATGCATCCATGTATTTATCCGCTGCCATAGTCATTTCAAGCGTTTCGTTTTCAAGTTCTTTATATTTGTATTTTATTACAGAATTCGAAATTATATCCAATATATAATCGTGCATATTGGATAAAGGGTTAATTGCCATTAAAATCACTCCCTCCGTTTTTAAAATAGTGTTTTCTACAATTATTTAATTTAACTTTAACAAAGGAGGAAATATGTATGGCTAAAAATTTACCAGGCATAAACTATTCAAATGATAAGTCTAATCCTACCATAGATTCTGACAATTCATTTTTTCTCATTCCATTTTATAAGGATGATGATTTCTTAAATAATTTTGAGTCATATAATCAATTCATAAAACATTGTGAACGTATGATTAGAACTAGTAAAAGATATAGAAATTATATCTCGTATTTAAAAAATGACGTTGGATTACATAGTTGTCAGGTATTTGAGGATGTTACCGATCTTGATGGGAAAAGAGGATGTATAGAAATGCATCATGGTCCAATTTTTACTCTGTATGACTACTGTGCAATAGTCATAGAATATTACAGACTCAAAAAAATGAAGATAACCACTTTTCGAATCGTAGACACTGTGTTAGCTGAGCATGAAGCTAATCATGTTCAAGTAGTAATGTTGTCCAAAACTGCTCACCAAGAAGTGCATAATAGAAATATCTTCTTGAACTATAAACAGGGATTTGGTGATCTATCAGCGTTTATAAAAAAATATCATAACGCTCTATCGAGTTATTATAAAGACAAGATAAACAATTACATAGAACGATCATTACGTGAAGATAGTGATGATTATGATACATTCGAGTTCAACAAGAACTTGATTAAATCCATGGAGGGAAAATAATATGCTATTGATAATTATAGTTTTATTTGTATTCTTGATAATATGCAACATATTCTTAATGAGGTATACAAAAAATAAATCTTTGTCTAGTACAACACAGGAAATAGACAAGTTATCCAATGATGCTAGACTACACTTTAGTAATGATTTATTACAATTCATTGATAACCTCATATTAATTGAAATTAATAATAAACTCAAAGATGATTTAATACTACACAGGCGTATAGATGTTAGATCTGCAGACGAAATGGCTAAGGACATATCTGAAACAGTATTTAACGCGCTAGATAAAAACTTGTATAAAAATCAGAATGAGACAATATTGAATACTAACTATATAATGACATATATTACACGAAGAACGTTATTAACGTTAATGACTGCCATCACAGAACATAATAGTACTGTACTAGCCGATTAAGCTAGTACAGTACTATCCATTGCAATTTTTAACATTGGTATGATAATCTTTAAATAATTATAGGTTATATCAAGATTCTCTTTATCATCCTCATCATATGTCTCCATATCAAATTCTATTATTGCATCTGATTCAAGTTCTTCATATATACTTCTTACATCAAACGTTTTGTAATATTCGACCGATAACTTACGCTTTTTATACTTATTGATAAACTTCATTATCTTGTTGATAGAACGAGGATCTTTGTCTTCCATCATAATGAAGAATTTTCTAATAAACGACATCATACCATCTTTATGTTTTAAAAGCGTTTCGTCATCTATACCTTTAACATCTATAGAGTCATTAACTCTGTCAAAGAAAAACTCAAGATGATCTATTCTCATGTAAGAGGAGTACACATTCTTTACTCTAAAATTTATGAATCCCTTTCTTGTAACATTACATTCTTTGAGAGTAAATATAGCATCCTTCCTGATATTAATAATATCATCATCTTCTAACATGTTAGATTCAAAGAAGAATTTTCTTGCCGATATAAATCCCTTCTTTAAATTTTCCTTGTATTCTTTATTATCTCTCTGATACATACCAATACTGATATGTCGATCCTTTTTATTCATTCGTCTTAATCTCTCTATATCTGAACTAGGCAATAATTTGAACTCTCTGGTTATATTGAATCCCGCAGACTCTATATCATATTCATATATATTCGTATCAAATACGGCAGATATAGAGTTGTTAGTGTATCTGTCTAATTCATATAACATATATTCCACTCCTTTTTTAACAAAAAATAAAGCTGCTATCTTAATTGATAGCAGCTTTTTAATTTACTGCTCTTGCAGATACTTCATGATGTCAGCCATGTTTTTCTCAATAGTCTCTTCCTTTATGTTATCGGTACCGTAATACTCACTGAGTATCTCTATCAGTTCAATCTTATCATATACTGATTTTTTCTTCAGAGGTTTATCAACATACATCGGTAACGCATTAACCTCCTCCAACAACTCATTGAATGACATAGATTCCATATCACGAATACGTCTCTTATAATCAACTGCCCATGTATCTCGTCGGTTTTCTTTGTAAGCGCTTATAATCTTATTACAGCATTTCTTAACATGCTTTCTGTATTCTTTATCTGTCATAGCAGCTATATAAGATTCCTCATGTAATTTGTTCACGAATTTTATTTTTCCACGTTTATACAATACAGCTGGAAATCCCGTCTGGGTATACGCAAACTCGGCTATTATCTGAGAAAACTTATACTTCTTATTCTCTTCATCTCTGAAGACAAATATATATCTTCTATCAAGATGATTTCCTTCTAGACCTGATAAAACACACTCAGCTATGAAATTCTTACATACATGAGAGCCATCCAGTATAGTGATATATTCTGCGATATAATCTTCTTTATCATTACCATTGACGTTATTAAAGTCTATCTCGGATAAACGATTAGCGTCAATGGTAAAATTCCTGCCGTTAATTATATTGCTATAAGAACCATTAATCCTCATATTATATCCTACACCAATAATCACGTCATCATATAATTGCTCACCAGAAACCTCTTCTGCATAATACTCAATGAAGTCCCTCAAATCCATACATAAAATCATGTATTATCACCATCCTTAAAGTATCTCAGTCGTCTCACCATCTTTACTACTGAGAGTCATTACATTATCAGGCATAGGCGATTCTCCATCAAGGATAGCTTGGTCTTTAGATGTCAGTAATCTTGCAAGCTCTGCAAACTTATATGAATAGTTACAGTCCATACAAGCTGCTTCAGTTCCATTCTTAGTTGGGAATAGCGAATTCTTACGACCACATCTAGGACATCCTTTAATGTCACGATACTCATAGATGTAAGCAAAGTCAAGAATTACATAATTCTTTTCACCAGCTCTGTCAATTCTCTTTCCCCAGTTATTGCAGTTCTTTGTTGTAATACCGACATCCCCAAGAAGGAACTTAGAACCTACTTCTTTTAACACAAGTTCTTCAGATTGCTGAATTATATTCTTGTGTTTAGAGAACTCCTCTGTAGTTATAACATCTACATACTCTGTTACAAGTATAGTACCATACTTGTTTATCTCATATACATTAACAACATATGGTCTTAATCTTGGAAAATAACAAAACTCATGTACATTGTCTATTCTACCTTCATCGTCTAAAGCTATCTTGAATGCGAACATACCAAATTGAATTCCAATACGATTAGTTCCTGAACCTAGTACACGGAACTTAACGCCAGAATCCTCTAAAACCTTCTCGATAGCTCTTTTCTTAACCTCTGAGCTTCCTCTCAATGCTATTATGAAGTTTAGCTTTTCCTCTGTCTTTTTATCAATAAACCTAGTTACTATAGGTACTATAGTCTTTGGTTGTTGTGTGTTTTGATTTGCCATAATTTATCCTCCTAAATATGGTTGTATACTTACTTAGTTCATATAATTATTGAATCGGAAAGTGTGTGGGTGTCCGATTCAATGCTTATTTACAAACTTGTTTAACAAAGTGGCTTTTTACAATATATAACGTGGAACAACTGAATCTTCTTCTGAGATGCCCCACTTATTGGTTGGTTTCTTCTTTTTCTTACCGCTTGATTTAGAGCTATTACTGAACATGACACTTGTGTCATTTTTGTCTGCTGATACAGCGCTCTCAATAGACTCCATATACTTATTCATGGATTCTCTATTACCTTTTTCGCTTATTTCCGAAATATCAGCAATATTATCCATTACTTTGCTTCCTAAAGCAGTCAGTGTGCTAATGTCGCCGAGTGTTACAGTACCTAGAGTTTTATTTGCTAGAGCTTTCTGGTCGTCGGTTCTCTCTCTATCCTTTAGCTTCTTCTTATGATATTTTCTCTGTGCTTGTACATACTTTCTTGGTCCGTCTGGCACATCAACATCAAAATCTTCTAGGTCTACTTTCTTACTCTTAGTCTTACCTTTAGTCTCAGCCTCTTCGCTTAGCATTTCATTTGTTATAGCCTTCAAACCATCGCAGGTTCTTATAAAGTCAGCTGTCGCGAATGTGGATATACAAGTTCCGCCATCATAGACATTTTGCTTACGTGGGTCGAATCGTTTAGCATCAACGTCTTCAATGAATCCTTGTTTAACCATCTTCTTCTTTGCTATCTTAGAGACTATCTCGTATCTACTTAATCTCTTTCCTGTCTTCTCATCGTAGAACCAATGTGGTACACAGCCTGTGATTACAGCTCTATTGAATTCTTCAACCGAGCTATCCCAAACAGCTCTAGCATATAACTGAGCATCCTTCTTGCTTCTACCCTTAGTACCAAAGCCATATCTAGCCATATATGAATGTGACTCAAGAAGTTCTTCAGCAAATTTCTCAGCTTCGTAATAGGTTTCGTGTAACTTACGATTCATAGCTCCAGAACGAGCCTTACAGAATTCAGCATACATTTCTACTACATATGGGTCGTTGCTTAATGCCATCTTACTGAAGTCGATGCCACGTTCTTTCATACCCTTCCATAGTTTCTTAGTTTCTTTCGAATCTAGTTGTCTTACGAAGGATATACAATTACGTGCTTCTTCTGCTGTCTGAGGCCAATGGGTCTCACTTGGTTCATATGGAACGTTAGTTGGATGAATTAATTCAGCTAGTTTGCGTTCTTCTTCACGCTTCTTAGTTACCCATTCTTCGATGTCGATATCCAGATTAGTAACGACCTTTTCAATCTCCTTAGGTGTTATAGTAGTAACGTCATAATAGTCTTTCTCAGTAGCAGCAACACCGCTTGTATAAGACTGAACCATTATCCTGCTACCTTTACCTTCAGATATTGCACGGATACCTTCCTTATGAGCTTTCTTAATTCTCTTCTTTAGCTTCTTTAGTTTCTTTTCAGATTTACCCTTCTTCTTAGCTAATTCATAATCTTGAATAGCTTTCTTCTCTGAGGTAAACATTATAGACTCGGAACCTAGAAGAGCGTGTCCCATATATTTAGGTATCGTTACGCCCGGATATGTTATTTTGCCACTCATCATTGCTTTATATATTTGCTTACCATTTGTGAAACCTAGAGGATTTCTCACCCTACAAGTTCCATCAATGTATCTTGTGTCAGTACAAGCTTTTAACGAGTTGCTAAACTCAGCAGAATACAAAAACTTACCCCAGCAGCACACATATAAATCTCTTAATGCTGACATATAACTAACCATATTATTACAGTTAGCTGGTAACGATTTCATCTTCTGTGAAATCTGATATAACATCATGTCATCCTCATTCTTGATAAGACGAAGATTTGGATATACTGAAGCAGCATCATCCACGAAGTTATAGTTTGATATTACAACCTCTTTATCGTCTAATCCCTCAAATAGAACTCCACAACGTTGTTCTCTTATTTTGTCACATTGCTCTTTGTTTGCTTCAAAATCAAAACAACCATTAGCAATCTCCTCCATGATAGTCTCTTCGTCTGTTAAACACATACCCTTTGTGTCAAATGACTCATAAGCATCTACTAGTTCTTTTCTTATTCTGAATAAGTTACTAGTTTGGTTTCTAACAACTTTTGCTTCTTGGATATTACCTTTTATTTCAAACTCTGGAATACCATTATGTGCTGAGTCAAGAGAAAGTATGTCTTCCATTCTGCCAGTAATAAATGCTGATTGTCTTTGCTTCTTGGTCATTGAATAGAAGTTAACTGATGAAGGGTCATCATTCTTCTCTTGTGGTAAAGTACCTGCATTGAAGTTCACCATAGGTTTATTCTTGTTCTCTTCAAGCATAGGTTCTGCACCATTAATACGGATTAAAGTTTGTCCATTAGGGAATAATAAATTCTCCAAGGAAACCTCTTCCTTAACTTTTGACACGGTTCTGGCAGCTTCTTCAACACTGTCTTTATTAACATTTGCACTAACCCTACTCTTGGCATACTCACTCTTTTTACTGAATGATATAATCGGTTGGCTCGATGTACTTTCTCCAGAACCTTGTTGTTCTTGTTGCTTTTTCGTTTGACTAGCTCTAAGAACTTCTATTCTTCTTTTTCTTTCTTCTGGTGTAAGACTCATATGAATACCTCCTAAATATTTTAAGCATAGCATCTTGACTGTAATAACTTACAGTCAAGATTATTTTCTTCGGATTTATAATATATAATTATTTAGCCTTTATGAAGCACGCAATTCAACTTCATCCACGGTTTTGCTTTCTTCACTCGTTTCATTGTTCTCCCCATCAATAAAGGTTGGAAGTTTAAAACCATCTACGTCTAAATAACTAAAGTTGATGTTCAAAGCCTCAAAAGACTTCTCTGATAATAGCTTTGTATCAGCTATTTTCTTATCAAGTTTATCTAATACCTTATCATCAATATAGTCTTCATATTCGTTTATGAATTTGATATATTCACCATATATTAGGTGAAGCGGTATCTTTATTTTGTCACTAGCATGAACCATCTCATGTACAGTAACGCTTAGTGGTATAAGACCCACCATTCCTTGATAATGGAGGTTCATAACCTCCTCAGCTACGATATAATCATCAAAAGCCTCACAATTTGACATGTACTTGTTTAATACAGTTTGTACTATGTCATACAATGTTAAAGGTTCGTGATGTATTTCGATTTTTATTTTACTGTTATGAGATGATACATTTTGAAAAAATGCGCATTTATCCATATCAAGATTTTCTTTTAAAAACTTAATGTAGTCCCTATATTCAGGTGATGACCTCACTATGTTTTCAATATTTTTAATCAATCTATCTATGGCTTTATCGTTTGATATATCAGGGGTATACGTATACCCCTGAGCACTATCTAATTTAACTGTCCTATTTTTCGACATCATCAATCACTTTCTTTCTTTTATTCTTCTTTTGTTCTTCTTTGGCTTTACGAATCTTCTTGAATATACTGCTTTTAACAAGCTCAGCATTTCTCATCAATATAATCATAAATTCATTTGGCTCAACAACATCATACCATGTATCATCGGGATATATCATAATATTATTAGCAACCGCGAATGCTGAATCATTAAAAACATCAAGATGGTCTGAACTAAGAATCGTCGCATATAGAGAATCCATACCAAGTGCGCGTAACGCTTCAGCGTACTCATCAGCAAATATATCACAAGGCATATAAGCATAACTGTATCTCATGATTTCTTCTTCAAACCAATCATCGATACCCATGAGTTCAATATATGTTAATGGTAATTCTATAACTTCACCGTTATTCATTCTTACCTTCTGTAACGTGATTTTTGTATCACTGTATTTTGCATCATGGTCTTCGTACTCCTCATAAGTCATCTCGACTTCTTCAACTTTAGTATTCATTTTGGTAAATATCTCTTGGCGTATTTCATACATCCTACGTGAAGATGCCCAATTCGCTATGACACGGCATTTGTTATCACCGTAATCATAATCTTCGTATGCGACATAAATTTTCATACTAAATTACCTCCATAAGTATTATTCTTTAATAAATTCTTTTAAATCCATTAAATCAGAGCGAACTGACTTAATAGATATAACATCAGACGTTACATACTTAAGAAATGTTAGCAGCTCATTCAAGCTTTTCTCACTTGCATTTTCTGTTTCGTCTTCCTTAACTATACAGTCATCATACATAATTATCAACTCCTTTTCCAATTATATAATATATAATTGAAATAACATATAACAACGTGACCTATCAAAGATCGCGTTGTTATATTAATCTATAATATGATTGGAGGCCATCTAGTATATATCATTAACCTTGAGCTTCTTCGTCATCATCACTTTCATTACTAACACTTTCGATAAAGTCCATATCAAGACCATCTTCAGAATCCTTCATACATCTCATAACTTTATCAGCAGTGATCGCTGCTTTAGTGAAGCTATTATTCTTCCACCAACATATGCCTGAAATTATAACAGTAGCAATTGAACTAACCGCATCATAAACAGCGTCGTTATTTAATCTAAGTGACATGATACCTGTGGAACATAGAATTTGATTCACAAGGACTATCACTAAAACTACTGTTCTAACTATAACTGCATATGAAGCTAAATTACTAGAAGAATCTACTTTATCTAGATTAACAACTATCTTCTTATTAGAAGTTGACTCTGTGACAGTTTCTGTTTCATCAATATTCTCAGTTTCTGGTTCAGTAGTCTCAACCTCCGATGTCTCTTCATTATATGTATTCTCATCTATCATATAATCATCTCCTAACTTATATTATTTACTAATATGTTACGCAACTTTTATTTTTTTCATTTAAATTAACAATTGATTATATATTATATAGATAGATATGAGTCAGTACTCATATAAACTAAAATTAAATTTGGAGGTAATTCTAATATGAAAACTATGAATGACAAGAGTAAGGAAATAAAGAACTGGTGTGATGATAATAATTGTTGTTTAGACATCATGAATGACGTTGCTGGTCAAGAAGACTATAGACAGATTTCCGGTTCACTTGCTTTTAAGTATACTGGCAAAGTTCTTCGTGTACCTTCTGGTGTACATAAAATTGCAACAGGTGCTTTCTATTCTGGTACTTGGGATAGATTAGAAGAAATCTACCTACCAGCTACAATACACGACATCGGTGAATACATCGTTCGTCCAAATGTTGTCGTACATGTTAATACGGCAAGTCCAGTATTCGATATACTAAACGATGACATGTATAAAAAATACCGTATTAGGATATGGACAGATTCTGAGGTTGATGATTCTACACTCGAAAGTGCACTTAATAAAATGAGAGTGCTATTTCACGCGCTAAATAATACCACTAAAGAATTAAAAGAAGTTCTATCTGACGTAAATCTATACAAACAAGTCATCTGCCGTTCTATTAAAGAAACACTCAATAATGCTGGTAAACTCATGAGCAAACGTGCAGCATCATATAGAGATTCAACGAATGAGGAGGACAGAGAACACATCATTAAAATTAATGAAGATTTAATGATAATAATCAATGCAACACATGATATTATCACTAAATTAAGTGAGTATTCTATTTTACTTGATGAGCAGTATTCTTGGAATATTGATTCTTTTACATATTTAGATATCATAAGATATATGGAAATCATTAATGAACCAAATCAAACTGAAGATTCACAGCAAGAGGCAAAGCGCATCTACAAAACAACAACTTGTAGCTATGACGAGAGGTTTCTAAAAAGAGTGTATTCTATACATTTAAAAGAAGTCAAAATACTACGTAATATAGCAGATGCCAAGAGTAATATAATGAGTATAGAATAATCAATAATTCGTAAATGTAGAAGGAGGTTGTCGTTATGGGCGATACTTACATATACATAGCAGGCAGAGGTGGTGTTGGAAAGGATACTGTATATAGAGAAATACAACGTATAATCGAGCAGGTAATTCCTAATACAGTTGACTTCAACATTCCAATTACAACACGAAAGAAACGTGAAAACGAGACAGACGGTGTAGATTATATGTTCCTCAGCGATGATGAGTTCTCGAAGTTAGTACTAGAAAACAGAGTAGCATCTAGACAAGATTTTGTCCTTTCTGATGGTTCAAAAGTTTTCTATGGTAATCTATTTCCAGACCAGACAAAAAATATACACATACGAATAAGCACATTCGAAACAATACGACAAGAGGCGTGTGACTTAGTAAAGGAACCCGATTCAATATTTGTGTTTAACATAGTCCTTCCACCTAAGAAACTGGCGGAAAGAATATATAATCGTGCTGTTAGCAAGAACCTCGATATGCATGAGGTTATACGAAGAGCTATAACTGATGGTGAAGATTTCTCACTGGAACAATTCAAGAATCTAGAATTGTACTTAAAAAGTAATCATCGCCAAGTTGTAATGAAACGTATTCCAAACACACTAGAACCTAGCTCAACAGCAATGTCTATAATTTACATTCTACAGGCATTTGGCATCATCGATGTTATTAAAAACGTAGACCGCCAATGTTTATATGGATTAAATTAGGCAGTAATAACCTAGAGTACAATTGTACTCTAGGTTATTTTTTTACTTCTTTATCTTTATATTAATAATTCTCTCTTGTTCTCTGTCAATAATGGTTACGACTGCATTATCATATTGTGTTACAGTCTTCTGCTCTCTCTTTATCTTTTCAATTTCATTATCAGACTTATCTGTTTTTTCTTTTTTACCTTTTAAGTCTTCCTTTGTTATATAGCAGTCGCTAACGTATTTCATATACGATGTTATCGCATTTTTAATATCATTTTTAACTGAATTACTCTCCGACTTTACTTCCCTGAGCTTCTGTTCAGGCTTATCTATTTTATTGTTGTTTATTGTGTTTTCTATCTTCTTAGATACATCTTCCTTCTTCGTATTATCAATGATGCATCTTGTCTTATCATTATCATTATTATTCTTTGTATGAACTGTAATTCTCTTAATATTACATACTGAATCCCCATATACATGAGAGTTCATAACAAATAGTGACTTATGCCCACCATAAAGATTAATGATTGACTCTATAGAGACAGAGTTCATGAATAAAAGTAAATTATAGTTCATAAGCAAGCATCTAGTATTTCCAATATCAGATACTAGTAGTGCTTCACCGATACTAATGTTACATCTTTTAAATAGAGTGTATCTGTCAATATCAATAATAACCGGTATTAGGATGACATACTTTTCCCATCTCCAACTACGTGTGTAATTATAATCATGGGAAGCCAAGCTAGTGTTATATTGTAGTAAATGATATTGATTAAGGTCAACATTATTACCTACTTTTTTAATCAAATCATTGGCACGATCACATAGTACATCAGATACATTCTCAATTACTCCCTCAACTTCCGAACAATATGCTTTTACGTAGTCAGTGATCTTAAAAAAGCTTTCTTCTGCAGCTTTTCTAATACGGTTACCATTCTTGTCGCGTGATATTGAATATGATAGATATGCTACATGTCTACGACCACTTATTGTATCATTCTTTATGTCATTCATATACTCTGTAACATTATCTAGACAACTATATATACCACCTGTAGTTGTCATATTTTTCTTGACATAGTCCGAAGTCCTCACAATAATTTCGTCGTTACAAATAAAATCGTTGCACATAAATTATACCTCCAATTTGTTTTGTGTTATGATGAACTTTATTCGTTCATACTTAATTGTTACCTCGTTATTTTTTAAATAATTAATATTATACAAATCTAGTTACAGGTTCTTTATCAGTGTAAAGTGCTGGATAATCTGCATCTGCCACGTCACTATCATTTGTAGATTCATAGCATACAATTAGAACATAGTGCTCTTCTGGGCACATTAATGATCGTGTTGGGTTATAAAGTTTATTATCATGAATAAACATAGGCTTCCATGAATAACCCCAATCGACAGTTGGACTGTTATATGGTACTTCAATCCATCTCTCCTTATGTTGTTTTATATATGCCCAGCAGTCTACATCAGATTGTAAGGGAACCATATTCATACCACTTTGTTCTTTCCAACTAATTAAAAATAAATACATTTTATCTTCCATGTATAACAATCTCCTTTCATTTTTAACTTTACATCATTGTTCGATTTACAATTTATTAACCAAATAAACTAAAATTAATGGAGGTAATTAATTATGGAACTTAGGGATAATTGCGTAAAGACATGGGGATTCGATAAAGTCCTAGCTATGTATGAAGAGATTCATAAGGTTAATCCAACACTAGCATTTTCTTCTAGAGGATCTGAGGTTCTTAATGAGCTAATGGTAAATATCACAATTCACAACATGACATTTATTGAATTCTTGACACTAAAAAACATAACTAAGTCAATATTGATATTGGACACGAAAATTAATAAGTATTATTATCCAGAAAACGGTGAAGAAGTTTTTAGTATACTTAGTAAATTAAATAATGACGTTATGAGTAATGCTAGTAATATAAATGACCCACTATCATTATTACCAATAAACGCTTTTACCTTAGATGTGTCTGCATCTTTTTCAGGAACTCAGTTATTACTATTTTCAAGCGGAACTATTGACAGCTTATTAATGAAAAATAATAAGCTACTGACATTAGAAGAAGTTGAAAAAGGAATTCTAGATAGCTTTCCTGCAGCATTTTTTAGCTTCATGAATAAGTTTTTATCAGGTTCAGATTTCGTCTCTGAATTAATGGTAAATTCCATGGTTTACGATTATTGTGATAAAGGAAAAAGTGATAGCTTAACAGTTGTTCGTGTTAGGGGTACAAATGATATTATTCAGTTCTCAGGCGGTGATGAAGCATCTATTTCTTCGGCGTTTAAAAATATGAAAGAGACTAGAACTATACAGGATGCCTCAATGGTTCTCTCATGTTATTCAAATCTTTCAACCTATGCACAATTTGTTTTATATTCGGATTATGTAACAGGAAACGTACCATTAAGAAACCTATTAGGACTTGATAAATTTGGAGTAGATCCAAACCTAATGAGTACACACAAAAATAGAATAGTTGATGTTATGAAGAAATTTATGGTTGAGCGTCATAAGACATTATCAGATCCAAAATATTCATTGATAAAATATTGCTGGTTATTATGCTCTGATAAAATAAACTATGAACTCACAATACCTCTAAGAGATGTGGAGAGTATTGAAAACATAAATAGGCTAGCTGATAATCATATTGACTCAATGATAAAGGAAATTAAGAAAGTTCAGATATTCATATGATGAAAATAAGATATACACCAATTAAGGTGTATATCTTATTTGCTATGCTTTAATCAATATAGGAGATTGCCTTTTAAAATGTAAAGGTAGGTTTCTTCATATCAGTTATTAAATTAACTGTTAATATATAAAAATTTAATTATGGTCACTTTTTAAAAGTACGGAATTTTCCGTAATTGAGTTATTTTTGAAAAATTTTTTGCATACTATTATCGTATTATAGCTATAACTCTCATCCGGCTTGGGGCTTCGCCCCTTACCCCTGCCGCCAGGCGTACCCTTCAGGACCTACTTACCTACACTATATTAAAATATTATATATATGTAAAAAAATTTTTTTTATTTTTTGATCATTTTTTTAAATAGAAAATGAAGTTAAAAATATATAAAAAAAATGGGGTGGGGTTATCCCTTCGGGAAGCCAGATTTAAAAAAGTAATTATGATTAACATTTAGTTAGGATAGATATATTTTTCTAAGTCTATCTATAAAAATAATAAAAGGAGGTGAAAAATATGAATAGAAATCTTAGTTATACAAAAATAAGATTATATCCAAATATGAATACATTCAGAAAACTAAAAGTAATGACAGATTATTATTCTGAGTGGTATAATGAAAAATATGTTTCATTCAGTGGCAATGAGAATAAATATGAATCATGTAATTTACACTACAAATATAATTCTAAGCCATATGATATAGAAGAAACTAAAAAGTTATCTAATACTTTCTGTATACCTAATTCATGGGTATCTATGGAGTATGGTGAAATAACTAATATGAAGGATATGTTATCAACAAGAAGAATGTATAGATACATAAACTTCAATCCAGATAGAATATCAGTAGAATTAAGTTCTGATGGAAAAAGATGTAACTTAAGAATAACTGAGCATAATAATTTAACTATCGCTATTAATGATAGACGATTTAATATATATGATGAAGATCATTTTCTAGGTCTTCAAACTGACAGTATAAAGTCATGTAGGATAGTAATGTATGATAGTCATGAAGGTGATATCAATACATTGAATAGATATAAATTCTATTTAGTGCTTGGTTTTCAATGTGTAGACATTACTCCAGCCAGAAAACAATATGAAAAGTTTGTCAATGAAAATGAGCATGTTGGTTTGGATGTAGGAGTTTCAAATTTATGTACGTTATCAAAACCAGTTACAATAAACGGAAAAACTACTAGGCTAATAAAATGGCCCAGTAAGAATCTAAAATTAAAACATCATATTTATGTATTACGTGATAAATTGACTAAGTTAACAAATAGAAAGAGGTCAGTAATGTATAAATCTGGTCAGCGAATGCCTAGAATTAAAGACATGATGACATCAGATGAGGAACTATCTAAGTTATATTACGAATTACGTAGATGTGAAGAAAAACTGATGAATCAAAGAAGAACTTTTATACAAAACTTTGTTAGATATTTATTCAGCGTTTATCCTGTTGTATGTATGGAACATGACTTACGCTGGAGATCGCAATATCAAAACACAATTAAATATTTTTCATTCATGATTTCATGCGGTGACTATCTACAGTCGTACATAAAATCATATGTTAGAAAGCATGGATATGTTGTGGTTCAAACACCAAGACAATTTAGTAGTTCACACTGCTGTTCAACAGTGTTGGAATACGATTTGAATGGTAGACCTATATCATTTTGTAATGGATATATCAGTACAACAAATTTGCCTATAAGTAAACGTGATTGGAGATGTCCTAAATGTGGTGCATATCACAATAGAGATATCAACGCAGCTAGAAACATAGAGCAAGTTGGTGACATGTGCATAGATTACAAGTTGATTAACGGAAGATACCCAACTAAAAACGTTCATGTGATTACAGGAAAATTAAGATACAAAAAACCAATGTCATACGAATGGTTAAATTAAACAACGATGGAATCTTTAAGATTTCGGAAGGTACAAAGCCTAAATTCTTTGTAAAAACATATAAGTTGTCCCAAGGTGTTGACGCACCTTGGGACTCAATTAGCCTCGCCTATTTTCATAACAGTTACATCAAGGATTTTACATGCTATACTAAGGCAAAACTATACTAGTAACTGATATGTTAAATGTTTTCACATCGCTAATTCGAAAGATATAAATCTTTACTAAAATGTTATATGTATCTGCAAATTTTAATATCTTAATCTATCAAAAATGCGTACATTTAGCCGATTTTTATATTTATGTATAAGATAAAAACAATCCTGTAATAAGAAATAAATCTATAATATTTATGAGGTGATTAAAATGGATTTAAGAATAATTAAAAAGAATGGGGAACTTCAAGATTTTGATATGAATAAAATCATAACAGCTGTCAATAAATCTGCAAATAGAGTGATGGTAGATTTCACAGATGATGATATAAGACAATTGAAAATGAACGTTAGATCTATGTGCGCTGATTACTGTAATACACATGATGATCTAATTCCAATAGAGGTAATGCACAATATCGTTGAAGTTTCTCTCGATAAAGTAAATAAGGATGTAGCGACTTCATACAGAGAATATAGAAATTACAAAACTAGTTTTGTAGAGATATTAAATAATGTCTACAAAAAGGTGCAGTCAATTATGTACATAGGAGACAAAGACAATGCAAACACTGACAGTGCCCTAGTTTCAACAAGAAGAAGTTTGATCTACAATCAATTGAATAAAGAACTTTATCAAAAGTTCAATATGAGACCTGATGAAGTCCAAGCATGTAAAGATGGATATATTTACATACATGATATGGTAGCAAGGAGAGATACAATAAATTGCTGCTTATATGATATGGAAAAAGTTTTAACTGGTGGATTTGAAATGGGTAACGTTTGGTATAACGAACCAAAAACCATAGATACAGCTTTTGATGTTATGGGAGATATCGTTCTATCAGCTGCAGCACAACAGTATGGAGGATTTACAATTCCTGAAGTTGATAAGATATTAGAGCCATATGCAATAAAAACGTATGAAATGTATCGCGACGAATTTGCAGAATGTAATGGTTATACTAGCTATGATAGGATGTTGTGCACAATAAAGAGTTTCTTTGGTTCTAGTGAACAGAATAGGATTCGTTCTAGATGTGAAGAATATGCGAAGAAGAAGTTAAATCGAGATATTGAACAAGGTTTCCAAGGTTGGGAATATAAATTCAATACAGTAGGTTCTTCACGTGGTGATTACCCATTTATATCTATCTCATTTGGATTATGTGATAGTGAATTTGGTAAGATGATAAACAAGGCATGTTTAAAGGTAAGAATGAATGGACAGGGAAAAAAGGGAAATAAGAAACCGGTTTTATTTCCTAAACTTACTTTTTTATATGATCACAATATACATGGAGAAGGTTGTTCGTCAGAAGATGTTTTTGAAGCAGCCATTAATTGCTCACAAAAAGCCATGTATCCTGACTACTTATCTTTAACAGGAGAAGGTTACATCCCATCTATGTACAAAAAGTATGGTAAGGTAGTAAGTTTAATGGGTTGCGTGCATGGCGACTCTGAAGTAACTATTTCTTCGGCAGAAAATGGGCAAGAAGATATAAAAATTAGTGATTTATGGAATCGCTTAACAGATGATGGGTATAACGTATTAGAACAGATTGAAGGTGAAGACAGATTTACATACATCGATTTTAGCGAAGGCGGTGCACAGATAGATATATATGACCAAATGACTGGATATGTACGCGTTAGAAAGATAATTAAAAATAAAACTAACGAATGGATTTTATTTAAATTCGGCAATGGTGAGCAATTACAATGCACACCAGATCATCCACTCCCAATATTCTATAAAGGAAGAATAAGGGCAGATGAAGTTTGTATTGGTGATGAGATCCATTGCTATGATGATGTTGAAGATGGTAATTCAACCAGAGTAGTAAGTATCCAGCACATACCTTGTCATATGGAAGATAGTTACGATGTGGAAACTGATACAGATCATTTCACAGTAAATAATATCTGGTCACACAATTGCAGGGCATCACTATCACCTTGGTATGAAAGAGGTGGTATGGAACCAGCAGACGATGACGACTATCCAGTTTTTGTTGGTAGGTTCAACATGGGCGCTATCTCTTTAAATCTCCCGTTGATACTAGCCAAAGCTAGAAAAGAGAATAGAGATTTTTATGAAGTTCTTGAGTTTTATATGACAATGATTAGAAGGATACATTTGAGGACTTATGAATATATTGGTGAAATGAAAGCTAGCACCAACCCACTTGGATTCTGTGAAGGTGGATTCTACGGAGGTCATTTGCAACCAGATGAAAAGATAAAACCTCTTCTAAAACCTATGACTATGTCATTTGGTATTACTGCATTAAACGAATTACAAAGATTATATAACGGAAAATCACTACATGAAGATGGTGAATTTTCTCTTGAGGTCATGAAGTGGATTAATAATAAGATAAATGAATACAAACATGAAGATGGTATATTATATGCAGTATATGGATCACCAGCAGAGAGTTTATGCTTCTCAGGTGACACACTAGCGTGGACAGAAGACGGAAGAATTCCAATTAAAGATCTTAAAGAGGGAACAAGAGTTTTCTCATACGATGAAACTAGTGGAGACACAGTTCTCAAGCCAATAGTAAGTCAAAAGATGACATCTCCATCCGATAGGACTATGTATGTTCATTTTGAAAATGGAGACTGTATTTTATGTACGTTCTTCCACCCATTTGCTGTATTAAACGGCGATGGTACCAGCATAAAGTATAAACCTGCATATCTTTTAACTGAAGGAGATAATGTTGTGACATCTAGTGGTACTGTCAGATTTTCAAATTTCTCAAGCATGCTTGAGGATATTCCGGTATATAATATAGAAGTTGAAGACTTACATAATTACTTTGTATGCTCTACCAAGGAATCTGATGCCTACCTAGTACATAACTGCGGTCTACAAGCTGAGCAATTTAAGAAATTATATGGTGTAATAGAGAATGTCTCAGATAGAGGATATGTATCCAACAGTTTTCACGATCATGTTACCGAAGACATCACAGCTATAGAAAAACAGAATGACGAAGGTAGATTTTGGGATCTGTTTAATGGTGGTAAGATACAATACTGTCGCTATCCATTGAATTATAATGCAGAAGCGATGAGGATTATTGTACGTCGTGCTATGGATAAAGGTTTTTATGAGGGCGTTAATATGAGCTTAGCTTATTGTGACGACTGTGGTCATAGTGAGTTGGAAATGGATGTGTGTCCTAAATGTGGTAGCAGGAATTTAACTAAAATAGATAGAATGAATGGATATCTAGCTTATTCAAGAGTTAAGGGTGATACAAGATTGAATAAAGCTAAGATGGAAGAAATAAAAGATAGAAAAAGCATGTAATTAAGAAGAAGCCATTATGGCTTCTTCTTAATTTTCTATGATTTGTATATTTCATCGATATATGATTTTTATTTTTCAGTATCTCCCGAATCACTTGATGATTTATCTGTAACTTTTGACTTTTTATTTGAAGGCTTTTCTGGGGTTTTGAATTTAAAGTCATCAACGGTTGGGTATGGAAGTTCTATATATTTTAATTTCAGATTGTACCTAGCGGCACAAATGCGTATCGTCGAGTATGTTGTGTTGAATTCAAGCACTGCTTTACGCAATTCGGCAAATCCTCTATTATCCATTCTTTTATCATACGTCGTCTTATCAGTATACCCATGGGTAAATACTCTATTAGCACTAGTATTAATTGATCTTTTACAGTCACCTGATAGCTTCGTTATTAGATCATTCATGTGGTGTACATCCACGTCACTATATTTACAATCATTAATTAATTTTTTGAGATCCTGACGATTAATTTGTTCGAGCATTTCATTCATAGGTCCTGAGATTTTTGCTTTAAATGCGTTTATTGTGTTACGAGATGTGTACGTTGCATATGAGTTCTTATCAAAGTTAGAGAGACCAGAAGCGACGCGATAATTATAATCATTCGATAGTCCTTTGTCGTAATTGTCATTCATGAGATGTGATGCTGTACTTCTCTCTATTCCATCTATAGCAGCAGGTACAATTGATTGTAAATAACTGAAGAATCTTAGTACAACATTATCAGCTCTTTTTAATCTTCTGAGATCTTTGGCGTCTAATCCTTCACCAGTTTCGATCCCTCCAAGAATTCTTTTTGTCTCGTCCATTCTTTTTGGAACGGTTGTCAAATATCGTACTAATCCTATGGCGACGTTGGCTCCTATCGTTCCAAAGTAGGCTGCGCGTATTATTTTATCTCTTTTTTCACGTTTCTCGCATGCGGCAACTAAATCATCGAGATTATCCAGTGATGCTTTTTTCTCAGCATCACTCTTACCTTTAAAATGACTAAGCAGTTTTTTCTTAGCTGCTACAATCTTATTTGTAGATGCAAGAACATCCTCAACTTCTGCTTGGGTATTTTTTGCCGCCTGATTACCCTCAGGAGTTCCGGGTCCTAAGTTTTTAAGTTGTTCTTGTGTTGGCATATTATCTTTCTTTGTGAAGAATGATTTAATCTTCTCTATTATTTCTTTTATCTTATTTACAAACTTAGTAAATAAGCCTTCTGATTGTGGAGATGTGCCACCGTCCTCCATTACTGCTATATAGTAAGAATCTAAATACCATGCTGCTTCATGGCGATCTTTCATACTTTCTAGTATGTATTCATTAATCATTAATATCAATCCTTTCTTAATATATGTCTATGATTTATTTATATTAAGGTTTATTCGGGGGGGGGTAATATTTTAACAATCAGTAGTTCTGTTGTATTTTTTACAATTTATTAATATAAATAAAAGGAGATGATACTATGCCAGAAAAAGTCAATAATGCTGATAACTTGTTAGCCGCAATGGGTAATAATACGTTCAGCTTACAACAGACGCATGAGAGTGCTGTGAAAGCGATGCAGAACTCATATGTATATCTATCTAAGCTTCAACGAGCTATTGTGGATTACCATACGCCTACGGAGTATAGTAGTTTTGACTCACTATCAATAGATGACAAATATGATGTGGTCATACATGTACCATACAATATTATTCATCCAGATGACAGAAGAAAGTACAGAATTAGTGAATTTTATGACAAAGATATAACGATGGATGATATAATCAATAATCCTGATATTTTCAGATATTTTCCTGTTGTTATTATTGATGAGCAAGTCGTCTGTATTAAAAAATATAGATTCACTTTAAATGAGACGTTTGATGTTGTATTAGATATTGACAAGTCCTATAGACTCGACGAGCATAGGGTAAAAGTATTCATATTTGACAATTATTATATAAGTGATGATAGGGTTACTAGGAAAACATTCGTCAATAATGGATATAAGTTTAATTCTAGGAATATTCTTAGGAAGTGCCCAAGTGATTTTAATGGCACAATATTTTTATATTTTCATAATGGGTTTACAGTATTCGGTAGTAACTTATATGCGGTGGATCCTTCATATAAAACAACAGGAATGATTGATATATCAGCTGGTATTACTGAAGAAACTCTACATCAAGTTCTTGAGGATTCTACTTTATTTTATGTATATGCTATATTTGTACCTGACTTATATAAATCGGAAGTATTCGACTATAAGAATCCATACCTTGTTCTTCCTGATGACTATAGTATGCCTGTGCCTAAGGAGAATATAGTGGTAGTTAGTTACAAACCTGAGACAGGTTCTATGATGGAAGTTATTAAACCTACTGAGCATATTTATCCTAATATTTACAAATTTGATTGTGAACCTGATAAATCATATCAAGCTTATTATTTCTACAAGGATGACGAGGACAAAATTCTTAAGTTTAATAATAAATTTAAATTCTTCTTTGATTACCTTGAATATAAGTATAGTAGGAGCACGACTCAGATGCTTTTCAATAATATTATGAATGGAAGCATTGAACTTAGCGATAATATGAGTAATTATTTGGATAAAGTAATCAATTATGTGGATCCTTCGTATGATTATACCAATAAGAACTTTGATGAATCAAATTTACTATCATTTGATTATAAAACTGGAAAGTTAAGAGAGTTTATAGATTATGATCCATGGATATTGAAAGACTACATAATAGATCAAAATAAAGTGGGATATAGAAGATATCTGTACGTGAAAGACATTGACCTAGCATCTAGATACAGGTTAAACACATTCGCGGAGTCAACCTGTGAAAAGGATAATTTGGTATTTGATGAGCCCAGATATGTTTTCATGTTTAAGAATGATTATCCTAATATACTTCATATAAGATTTTATGTAGATGGTATTATATGTCCTATTCCACATTCTGTACTTGCACACGGAATTGAGTATTACTACGTCCCAGCATCTATGTTTAAAGATGACAGTGTTGTAGAGATTGAAAGACTAGACCAATACAGATTTAGAGAAAAGTTGAATTGTCAATTAGATGTAGAAGGTAATTATTCTCAGATTATACAATTTCCACAATTCAATAATGCAAACCCTACTGTGTTTGATATTTATTTCACTGACGCATATGATAGACGACTCACATATTCTGCATTTAAAGTTGAGTCATTGACTGATGGTGCTAAATATTCTATCAATATCAATGAGCAGTCAATTGATTTCAGTGACAAGAATATGCTTGAGAAAATATCGTTTTTTGATTCAAATGATAACCAATATTTTGTTAAGAATGGAAAATTAGTTGATAGTGAAGGTAATGTGTATAAGGGTTCTTATGATGTACGAGGAACTACAGAAATAGAGCATATAAAGATACAAAACGTAATCTTGACTAACACCAATGATCAAGGAATAGAGGGAGATATAACTTTATATGACACATCTGGAGCAGAAACTTCTTTTAATGATATCAAATTTAAGGTTGATGACATAGGAGAAGTATTGGGATACAATAATAGTTTCCTATTTTTGAAGAGTGGTGTTAAGGTAACTCTTGTTGGTACTATGTATAAAGATAAAGACGTGTGGATAAACGTTAACAAGCATTCTAGAGGTTTTAATTTCTTTGTTGAATGTCCGTCTGTTCCTAATTTAGTAATACCGGAGGTTAATATACTTCACAGAAGAAGAAAAGAATATATGAGAGTATTCTTAAATGGTAAATTACTACATCCAGATAGTTGGATATTTAAGTATGTTAAGAAAAAAGGTTATATCCGAATTGCGTTGAAGAAAGCGTGTAAAAAGGGTGATGTTGTTAGTGTTGACATGAACGTAAACGCATATCGTATTGAGTATCACCTAACAGAAATACCAGAAGATTATATAATTGATGTCAATCATTTCTTAGATAAACCTCTAGCATTAGAATATTATGATATATATGTAAATGGTAGGAAACTTAATGAATCGAATGTTACTATTCTTACCCCAACTAAGATGATACTCAGTGGGGTACACTCAAGGAAGGATTTACAAATTATATCTAAGGATAGGGACCCAGAATACTACGGATTTGATGAAAATGGTTGTACTACTGAACTGGATGAATTCATTGACTCTGTATTACCAGAAGATGATAAAGGAGAATTCTATCAACATTTAGTTAACGAGATTAACCCAAACGCTGACGGTGACAATATTATTTCTGATGATAGTGAAGAATATTTATTAGAAGACGTAGTTTATAACGAAAGAGACTACAATAGGTGGGCTTTTTACTTCAATGAGCTTTCGCCTATCGGTCATCTTAACCCTGATCTTGTGCAGTTCAACTATTTGCGTTTAAAGCAATATTACCCTTATATCAATGAGGATTATAAACGAGGAACTTCAAAAAGAACTAGGAAAGCAGTAACTACAGATCCAGACATAGTTTATAATGCTGGTGTACGATTACTTGTCGGCGGAATGGTAGATGTTAATGATTTAGTATAAGGAGTGATAATTATGAGGAGAAGATCCAACTATTCTATCTTAGAAGATACTATGGATCGTTTACTAGAAACTGAGAATATGGCAGCACAATTGTTACCTCAGATTGGTAATACCGAGGGTCCTGACTGTATCTCTACTAAGGATATAATCGATATGGTGTCTTCAGCAGATGATGATTATGACGTAAAGTCATTTACTGATGTAGACAGAGTAGTCAACGAGATGTACAATAATTTATTTGAAGCATCGGTGGAAACGCCTGATGAGATGAAGAGAATTGTAGAACACCTTGAATCTAAGGGCTACAAGGTTAAGTATGCTAGCCCTGGTCATCTAAATACAAAGTTTAAGAATGACAGAAATGGCGATAGAATATCTAATTCCAAGATGGTATCTACAGCAAGAATAATATTCAAGAATCCAGAATTAAAGATTGAACCACCATACTTATGGGAACTAAAAATCATGGATGATTGTACTGGCTTATATGTAAAGCCGTATACATATAATGAAGCTTCCCAAGGTAGTAAGGATGAAGCGTTTATAAAATGGAAGGAAAATTACATGAAGTCCCTAGATGAATGGGCGCATAAGAGTGACAACATCGACGGAACAACACAAAAGAAGAGAGATAAGTTATTCTTGACAAATGCAAAAGCTAAGCTTGTCTCTAAGAAGGAAAACGACAAGAAATAAACAAGAAGGAAGCGTAACGCTTCCTTCTATAAAATATGTTTTGTAAGTATATAAACCAAAAATATTTAGGCGAAATGTCTATATGAGAATATATTACAATATTGTTTGACAATAGAATTTATTATTTGGACAATATGATAAATCAAAAATTGTTAATATGGAGGAAGAATTCTATGAAAAAGAAAAAAAAGCAACAAATATATAATATAAAGATTGATTCGGATAAAGTGATGACTGAACAGGAACTTCGTGAATATTTATATGGTGAAGCTCCTACTTCTCCACTTGAGGTAATAGGTTATGAATTATCAGCAGGATACTTTTCTGCATGGTTAGTTGTGATTATATCGATAATCGCATTATTGATAGGCTTGTTTATAGGCGGCTTTGATTGCGCCCGTAGATTTTCATTGCCTGTTTCAGAAGTATTCTCTCTAAGTCTTTCTAAGTCGGATTATGCGTATAGTCCTATGACTGGACATATAGAATACGGATATAATAATTCGACTACGACTGGCTATAATATAACTGATAATCATAATGACGATACCGTCACCGGTCTTGACAGTTTAATTCCCGAAGGAATCAACGTTGACGGTGCGACAATTAATATTTATCAAGGAGATGTTTACATAGGAGACACCTATGACGATGCTGTTTATAATTATGAAAACCGAGATAATCAATATATAAGCGCAACAGATAATTCTGGTAATAGCTCAACACCATCCGTCCAAAATCCGGATAATGATGAAAGTTCGAGTGTTTCAGAATCATCTGACACGGAAAATTTGGATATCGTTGAAAATAAAAATGATACCGAGTTAGATTCAGATGTCGTTGATGATAGTCAGATTGACGATAACGACGGAATCGAAATTAATATTGAAAACCAAGATGTTTCTGACGACCAGTTAGACAAATCTGATAATTCTGATATTATTCAGGATAATAGTTATACCCATGCAAATGGGCCTATAGTTTTCAATATTACTAAGTCATCAAGTGATGATGGCAACCCAAAAAAAGAAAAAGATGATACTAATATAGATATTCAGGATAGTAAAGATGATGATAATGAAATCGACGTTGATTCTCCCGACCAGCCAATCGTGGAGGATACTGACGCTGATGACGTTATTACCATAGGTGATAGCCTAAGACTAGATGAATCTGGTTATACAAATTCATCTAGTGGAAGTCTATCCCAACTTTACTATGGCGTTATAATAAGCGCATTTTGGATGTTAATCACAATAGGTATAGTTGTATATCTCAAAAAACATAAGATGTAGGCTAAAATCTTATGAATTTTGATTTGTACAAATATATCCATCCAACTTTATGAATGGAGTATTAGTTTTGAATATAAAAAAGAAGCAAGACTTTATGGTCTTGCTTCTTCTTGTTTCAATATTAAATTTTCAATTCGACTATATCCTTCATTTGCTATCACTTTAGCGGCATTCACATCCCTGTCATGTATTTCACCACACACAGGACAAATGTATCTTCTTATTGTACACATGTCATGTATGTTGTAAGGCATATCCATTTTCATCTCATCGAGTACTGTAATCCAACCGTTATTGATATTCTTACGTCTCTTTTTAACCGTAGTTAATCTTAGCTTAGGAATTTTGAACTCTTCGTCAGCTAGCAGATTGTATTGGTCTATGACTATATTGCTTCTTTGAGTTGCTAAATCGTATGATTTAGCAGTATGTTTATTTTGTAGTGTACCTGTAATTGCAGAATTTACTGTATGTATACAGTTGTTGTATCTGGTCACGTTTCTTAAAAGAGTATGGTCTAAGTCAAGGAAGTTAGCACCATCAACCATTTGACTTTTTGTAAAAACTTCCATTGTATGGTTGCATCTATATGTACTAATATATCCATAATCTAGTTGTATGCAACCAATTTCTTTCTCTTTACAAATAGATATTATATAGTCTTGTAGCCAGTCAATCACCCTTCCAATTATTTGAGCATCAACCCAGTATCTGTACTTTTCTCTTGAGTTAATGTCATCTCTGTCAATATTGTCCATTAGTTGTTTTTCTAAACATATAGCGTGTTCTATGACTAGAACTTTAATTTCATTCTCCTCTAGAATATTTTCAAGCTCCTTTTTCAATTGATCTTTTCTTTGGTTAATCATATTGATTATATTTCTTTCGACATCACTTCTACATTTTTCTGATGGGTACACAACGACTCCGTTTATTATATCGGCAGCGTTTTGTGTCCAAGTTACTGTATGCATGAAGTCTTGAGAAAACACCAGTTTTTGTGTCATCTTGCCATATAACGACAATGGCCTACTGAATGTTATAGGTGACGTCTTACCAACATCAATGCCTATTACATAATTAAATAGTTCATCAGTTTTCATTTATTATTACCTCCAATATATTTTATTTAGTAGTCCTGTAGGATGTAGCCTACAGGACGATTAAGTGATTTGACAACTAATATGACGTTTTTATTATATCGGTCGGAATAAGATTGTCAGCATCGTTAGTACAATACAGGAAATCTGATAAATAATCTGAATGGTGAATGCTTTTATACAATTCGTCCTCAGGGTTATAGACAGCCGATATAAATGATTTGACTTCATCAGGTTTAAACTTATGTAATGCTGCTAAGATGGCAGCAACAATTTCAGCATCAGACTTTGATGTTAATATCATTGTGTTGACAACATTGTTGATGTAATCCATCTGTGAGATATCATCTAATTGTCCTATTAAACGGTAGCAATCATATGATACCCATTTTATAATATTACGTTCATATCTCTTCTTAATCAATAATTCTATCATGTTTATCAGCTCCTTCTTTAGTTTAAGAGTTATAACATATCATTCGTTAAACCTCTAAGGTTCACCACATCCTCTTTCTTAGATTCTAATAAATCCAATGTCATTAATACTGCTGTTCTCTCCGAATTGGTTAGGTTGTCTTTTAACAATGCACTTACGTGAGATATAGCATTATTGATATCAACCTCAACTTCTTCAGCGAATTCAATAGCGTTTTTAATTTCGTCTGCGGTAACGAATAAAGAGTTTATAACACTTATTTGTTTGTTAGGGTAGTTATAAACTACCCTTTCTTTTTCTTTTACAACAGGTTTTACGTAACCGTAAACTCGGTTATACCATCCTATACAATCATCTTTGTCGTATGACCAAGCTTCTATTTCGTTATACCTGTCATAAATGACATATACCTTCATATATTTATACCCTCCTAAAGTTATTCGTTTAGTTGTAAAGATATAGTTTTTAAGATGATAGCATATACCTCAAGGTCGTAAGGTGGGATTATCCTACAAGCCATTTCACGTTCAAGTGATGTGAATATAGCATCTGCTACCATCATACTTTCACCAGTAAACTTACCAAGCAATAATGCCAGTCTTTCACTAGTCTTTATCTTATTGTATGGTAAGTTTGTTATTTTATTATTTTTGAAGTTATTGATTATCTCATCGTACTCCTTAATAATACCGGCTTTATACCTTTTTAATTCACGTCTTTTCATCCCATATGTGTCTTTGTCATTCCAAAACTGTCGTTCTATATTCTCAACATCAGATATGAATCTGTTCTTGATTTTAGAACTTTGGTCGTTTTTGTCTTGCTTATTTTTTGAATTAGAAAATAACACCATATTATTTACCTCCATTTATGGTCTTAGTTTATACGCTTGCATAAATATAATATATAATTAAATTTATTCTTTTTAAACTATGAGAAAAACGGTGTGAAATAAATGACATTACATTTAAATAACCAAAAAAATATTGAAGGGATGATGCTAAAATGGCACAAAGTATAGAGAAGTTACCGTTTAATACAGGTATGATAAGAAAATACACACTCCCTATTTCTAGTTCACCTGACGTTACACGCGGTAGAGGTGTATTATTGTTTTTGACAGGAGATGATATTAATTCTAACATATCTACTATTAATGGTAAGTCCAATATCTATGATTATGGTAATACGTATAAAAGATACTATTTACCTGTAAGAATAAGAGGTAAGCTTGCTACTAAGACGATTAATTATTACGATCCAACAACTCGTAAGAACACATACAAGTTAATTAAAAAGGCGTGTCCAAAAATAAAGGAAACACCGATAATGCCTCTTGAAAATACTAACCAGTTGATAAATTGTTATTTTGACATGTCGACTTATATAGGTATTTATAATCGTATATGTTTAAAGATGAATATAATGAGAAAGATCTCACTCTACTGGAGTTTTATGGATTTAGTATGGCATTCACCTCAGACCAATAAGTATCCAGTTAAGTACGTCCTAATAGATCTAAAGAATTTTGGTCCATGGACAGGAGACCCTAAAGTTGATATATCTAACCCATCATATTTGATATACCATACACTATACAGATTTAAATCAGTGATACCCGATTCCTTGAAGGATTTGACATTCGTTTTATATTCTGATACAGCTGTGTTAAAAGTAAATATGGTAGACTTACGTGACATAGATAATGGTGCAATGATCTACAGAAGAGAGGTTAAGAAAGTACTAAGAACTTGCCCTCAGAAATCTATTACAGTAGATGCAACTTCTGAAGAAGCTAATATCATATACGATGAGATTAAATCTCATTTGGCTCAACGATATAAGTTTATCGGTGATGCTGAAAACGATGATAATACTGAGTCAATCAAGGTGTCTAATGAATACGAATCTGAAGAAGATCCTATGGATGTTCAGTTAAATAAAATAGACAATAAAGTTGAAAAGATAACTGCTGAGATTCTATCTGAGGTAGACGATGAGAATATTGATGATAAAGTTGGATATGTTGATACTGTAATTGAAGATAGGATAAATGATGATAAGGAACTCATTCAAACTATGTATTCAGTTACGCAGAAACAAAAGTGCCCAACTAAGCCATTGTCATCTGCAAGAGATGCTGAACTACGTAAGAAACAGTCAGATATTAAAGTATCTGGTATGACGCTATCAGATCTTAACCAGATAAAGAGTAGTGATATAAAAATACCAGTTAATGATGTTAGTGCGAGCCTAAATACATCAAATAAAAATTTCTCTGAGGTTAAATTCTCGAACTTTGAAAAAGAGTACAATAACAAAGTAATGAAGCATGATATAATGAATGCATTCGAATCTTTGAATGACAAGTCGATACCTATGTATATCAGAGATATTAAGGTTGAGGATACATCAACGCCTATAGACTATAAGGAAACTTATACCATCATGTTTGAGGATGCAAATAGACAACGTCATACAGTTAAAGTGGATATACCCAAGTTTATTGACGATAAGTTCATGTGGTTAGGAAGTAATAAGAAGATCATTGAAAAGCAAGACTTTTTGTATCCAGTTGTTAAGGTAGACCCAATCACGGTACAAATAGTTACTAATTACAACAAGATGTTTGTAGGAAGATATGATAAGAAGAATAATGCATCTGTTGAAAGACTTCTATCGATTATTAAAAAGAATGAGTCTTATGCAAAGTATTTTACTGTAGGTAACACATATAATGCAAATACATCGTATGTTACTACAATTGAATTAGACCAATTAGCTACATTATTTACAAACGTAAATATGGGAGACCTAATGCTTAATTTTAATCTACCCGAAGCAGCAGCTAAGGCTACAACCAAACCTGAAAGCGGCAAACTATATATAGGAACTGAAAAGGGGAAACCTGTAATAGTAGATAGCTCTACAGGTAGATGTGTTGACGGTAGAAGTATTGTGGATACCATTGTGGATAATATGCCTGATGAAATGAGAAATGATTATTTAAAGACAAAATCACCAAAGAGGGTTACGTATACTACAGTAACTATAATGTCTCAAACTATACCATTTATTGTCTTACTATCATATTGGGAAGGCTTAACGACAGTAATGAAGAAGGCAAAAATAAACTACGAAATAGTAGATAAACGTCCATCATTAAGCGCTCGTCAAAACTACATCCAATTTAGTGATTGTTTTTTAGTGTATGACGATTCACTAGGCAGCGGATTATTGATGAATGGCTTAAAGATATTAGATACAGAGAACTACCCAATAACTGAATTTGATGAAGCAGAACCTTACATTAATTATTTTATCAAGGTTTATGGAAAGAGTGCTATAACAGGTGCGTTAATAAACGCATATGAGTTTACTATAGATCCAATCACTAAAGAAGTATTACGTGACATTGGTCTACCAGAAGATCTTGTTGAATTGTGTATATATGCTAATAACTTACTAGCCGATAACGCTTACACGTTTGAGGGTGACCAGAGATTGTACCGTATAAGATCAAATGAAATTATAGCAGCTATTTTATATAAGGAAATAAGTAATAAGTATGTCACCTACAGAAATAGTGGTGGTAAGAAGAGATTCTCTATTCCTCGAGACGCGGTTATTAAGACGTTGTTAGCACAAGAAAATGTTAAGGATTACTCTACTCTAAATCCGGGAACAGAGTTGACTGAGAGCAGAGTTTTGACATGTAAAGGCTTTAAGGGATCTAACGTACAAGAAGCTTATAACCTAAAAAGACGTTCTTACCCTAATTCTATGCTAGGTGTATCAGCGATATCAACACCATCTGATGGTAATGTTGGTGTAACTAAACACATGGCTCTAGAACCTACTGTTACTAATGTCAGAGGTTACTGTGATCTAAAGTATCAAGATCCTGATAGTTTAAAGGACGTAAACTTACTATCGCCTGATGAGCTAATGTATCCTATAGCTGGTTCACATGATGACCCAACACGTATATGTATGGCTAGTAAGCAAACAAACCATATCGTTCCTACAACTAAAATGCAGTCAGCATTAATTTGTAATGGTATGGAAGAAGCAGTTAGATTTAACCTATCAACCGATTATGTTGTTAATGCTAAAATGGATGGAAAAGTCATAGAGGTTGATGATAAGAATAAGATGATTGTAGTTGAGTATAAAGATGGCACACACCAAGTGCTTGATTTAAGTTCTAACATTGTAAAAAACGGTGGTGGCGGTTTCTTTATGAACAACAAGAAGATTTCTAACTTGAAGGTTGGAGATAAGTTTAAGAAAAACGATTTATTAGCTTGGCACGAGGGATTTTTCACTAACGATGAAATAAACGGACCTAGACTAAAAATCGGCTCTCTACAGAAAGTTGCTATTACCACCTCTTATGCAACATATGAAGATAGTACTTTCATTACCGATAAGCTGGCACACGACTGTGCTACATCAATGACGTTTAGAAAAGACATAGTTATTGGTAAGAACTCCAACCTAGAATATATCATTAAGGTCGGTGATCATGTTGAAGTAGGAGATACACTTCTTCAATTTGATACATCCTATGAAGATAGTGAACTAAATAAACTCCTTAAAAATATTGGTGAAGACTTGCAGGAAGAAGTTCTTGAAAATAGTAAAAACAATGTCAAGAGTAAATATGCTGGAGAAGTTGTTGATATCAAAATATATTCACCGGTTCCATTGGAAGAGCTTAGTCCTAGTCTACAAAAATTAGTGGGTAACTATTATAAAGGTAATAAGTCAAAATATAATAAGATAAAATCATATGCAACTGATGAAGAAAAAAAATCAGTATATGCGTGCGGTGTTTTAATGACTGATCCTGTGGATAAAGTAGAACCTAATAGATTTGGGGTAATCCGTGGTGAGAAAGTTGGCACTGACAACATCAAGATAGAAGTTTATATTGAACACGGTGATGTAATGGGTGTAGGTGATAAACTTGCCTATTTTGCAGCACTTAAGGGAACTATTGGTGAAGTTATTCCAAAAGGATTGGAACCCTATACAACTACTCGTCCTGACGAACAAGTAAGTGCTACCATTGCATCAAATAGTATATTGAAGCGTATGGTTCCTAGTATTATACTTAACGTGTTAGGTAATAAAGTTTTAGTTGAGTTAAAGCGTAAGCTTAAGGAAATATACGAGTCATAACAAAGAAAAAATGAAGTTCCAAACGGAACTTCATTTTTATATAGTTATTGTTTTTATTCTTCTTCATCATTGATAGGTTCAACTATCGGATTAATAGCGACATCCTCTGTACCATCTTCTATATCTGCATCATATTCGAATTCTGGAACCGCATCTGTGTTTGAATTGTCGTTATCTATAGACAATTCTACAGGTTGTTCGGGTTGCTCAAAAATTCTAACACAGAATTCATGCTCTACAATATTGACTAGCTTTTGACATAGAAACCTAGGCAAAACCATATTTGTACTGTCGAATTCAAGCGCAGTGTATCGTTCTCCATCTTCCTTTTCAGTATTAAATTGCTCTATGCAATTATCAATGATTGCTGCACCGGATATGTGATATATATCGTCTTCACTGTATGTATCGATGCCCTGTTCAGAAGTATCCTTTTTTATTAGCTCTGATAATTCATCGGCTGCACCTCTTAGCTGTCTTAGTGCTTCATTAGCCTCATCGATATTAGTAAACATAATCTTCATAGCAATTACCTCCAAAAAAAAATAAATTTATAAATTACCAACCGCTAGTAACAGCGGTTGGTAAAATATTATGTGTTTTATTGAATATCAATACGCTTCTTTAGATAAGATGGACAACCGCTAGATGCCTTTAGCTTCTTATGCTTGCCCATTAGTGTGTGATATTCTGTTACATTACCATCCTTGTCCTTTAACTTGGATGTCTTCTCAACTTCTTCCTTTGTCTCGAGTTCGATACCGCCCTTGAAGTCATATCTAGGGAGGAAGTTGAACTTGTTACCATCGTCCATGTACTCGTAAACAGCTGTAGCGATAAATTCGTATAGACCGTCTACGTTAGTAAATTGGAACTCAGGTTCCATGACCTTCTGAGCTTCAAACTTGTCAACACCAAACTTTTCAAGAAGCTTCTTACAGAATCCTCTAAAGCCTTCTGTTACAGCTACTTCCTTGATGGTGTAACCCTCAGCCTTCATCTTGGATGCTTCTGCAACCTCTACCTTGAATGCTGGGTCGTTGATAATCTTCTTAATGGTTTCGTTGAAACCTTCTCTTGAAAATCTACTCATATTTTTATACCTCCATAAAATCTGTGGATGAATAGTTTAGTAATATAAGTTATCCACGGAACTTAAATTACTTTATTGTTTATGCGAATTAAAATTCTATTAAACCTTAATTCTCGTTTATAATATATAATTGAATCACGTTTTAGAATTCTTCTTCGTCATCAAGAAGAATACGCAACTCGTTTAGAGCTTTGTATAACTTACTGGTATCTCTGTCGTTTTTATCTTCGTTAGAAAATCTGTCATTATTTGTTTGATTGTTTTTGTCTTTTATCATGTTAGTATAATACTCGACAGCCAGCTTATCGCAACGTTCATTTTCTGGGTGTCCATCGTGACCTTTAATCCAGATGAACTTAGCTTTGTGTTGTTTTAGCAAACCTGATAGTTCCTTCCATAGATTCTCATTCTTTACAGGTTGGCCTGTCCATTTCTTCCAGTCATTCTTTTCCCAACTATATAACCATCTCTTGTTAATTGCGTTTGTTACGTATTGGGAATCGCTGAATACCTTTATGCTATCAAATGACAATCCTTCTTCTCTCATGAGTTTACCAACAAGTTTTAAACCTTTTATAACACCGGATAATTCCATTTGGTTATTAGTGGTGTTCATGAAACCGTTAACATAAACAATTTCTTTGTCTTTTATCTCGTTGTCTGTATCATCGATTATTTTTAGTATAGTCGCGAATGCTCCCGGACCGGGATTTTTGCTGCAAGCACCGTCACTGTAGATTTCTACTCTCATCATTATACCTCCTATTATTTGGATAGACGTTTATCTATCTTTTCTTGGTCTATACCTTTTTCTTTAAGTAATGTAACCACTATGGTATCTAACGCTTTATAATTACCGTCAGCAGTCATGTGGTTTTTGACCGTTTTGAACGCTCTGCGTCCTCTCTCAATGTCATCTTTCTTACTCATGATAATTACCTCCAATTGTATTTTAGTATTATTCATACCGCATTTATAATATATAATTGTACCGATTTTTTGCAAAAATACAGCTGAAAGGTAAGGTGAAAACAATATATTAAAAATCAGATTAAATTCGAAAGGAGAATTTATATGGCCAATAATAAAAGAGCAAGTACGGAAGTACGACGCGTAGCCCCCAATGCAAATTGGGTCAATAATGCGTTGAAGTCTTTGGGACTAAGTGCGTTGAATGTAGCAGAAGAAATAATGCCTACAACTTATACGACAATGCATGATTCCATGGGCGAAGCTAATAAGTACATTCAAGAAATGCGTAAGGGAAAATCAAGTCAACAAAGAATTTCCGATACGCTAAAAAATAATGCGATCATTAAAGGCGCGGATGAGATTATAAAGAACGGTATCAAGGATTTAAAATCCGGTAATATTTATAATAAAACTAGAGACAATATGACTAAAAATATGATGGGTGATATGGGTCTTGATGATTTGGAAGATGCCTTTAATGATTTCGATGATATAGATTTTGGTGATGACATATTTACAGATGAAGATGACAGCACAGCTGATTCTAATACAAATGTAGTAGTTCAGAACGATAATAGAGTAAACGTCTCACCTGACAGTTATTCTCAAGCTGCTGCTTTGGAGCCAGTAACTAACGCAGTTACACAAGCTGCAGTTGTTCAAGCACAGGCTACACAGGCGAGCAATACTGTCCTAGTAGAGATGGCTTCAAGGAATCTATTCCAGAATAAACAGCTTGGAACAGATGTAATCAATAAGTTAAGTTCAATTGAATCGCATCTATCAGCAATGGTTCAGTATAATAATGAATCAATGAGTAAATACATCGAAGCGTCAATAGCGTATTATGATAAGGCACTACCTAAGCAGAAAGAATCTGAGTATCAAAGTGCTAATAATGATAATGCACTATTTGGTGAAAAGGGAGAACTTAACATAAAGAATTATCTTTCAGGAATGAAAGATAGTTTTATGAAATCAGTTGGAGATACCGATTTAGGATCCATTATATCTTTCTTACCTATGATGAAAGATATGCTTGCTGATAATCCTATTGGACTTATTCTAAATGCAAGTATGAAGGGTATGATTCCCGGACTAGCGAAGAAGTCTCTCACAGATTTGGATAATGCGTTTAAATCTTTTACGCCAGCTTTACTAGAAAAGTTTTCGGACTACACTTATCAAGGCGATAATGATATGGTAGGTACCGTAATGGAAACGTTGATACGTACATTGGGCCGAAAAGAGAAGAATAAAACAGGAATTGATGTAGGTGCTGTCACAAAAGAAAATGTTGCTTGGGATAGTATTAGTAGACATACTTTAGTCGAAATTATTCCAAAGTATTTACGTGAGAGTACTGCTTATTTGAAAGCCATTACCGCTACAGTAACAGGTGATGACGATACGAGTGCTATATTAGACAGTGCAGATATATTTAATTTCAAAAATGGAAATTATACAACACGAAAGAAACTACAACGTGACTACTTTGAAGAGATAGAAGACTCAGCCGTTGATAGTTTTGATAGAAGTAGTTTTTCTAAGGCATTATCTACAGCTGGTGGTGTTTTAGATCGTGATGATAGAAGTTCATATGATGACTTAGTTAAGCAATTTAAATTTAAATTAGTGCAAGGAAACAAGCGAATTGATAGGGAGAATAACCCAGAATCGATACGTGCGTTGATAGATGGATTGACTGGAGATGATAAATATAAAGAATTATTAATGTCCGCTATTATGAATATGAGTAACAGCGACTTTATGAGTGGAGACGCTGCTAGACGTGCAGGTGTAAGATCCTACGCACAAAAACTAGAAGAGATTGAAAAGAATCCTGCGGACTATAGGCTTTATGATATATATGATAGTGCCAGTCTAAATAATAAAAATGTTAAGAATGATGTCTATAAGTTTCAACAACAGCGTGCTAATAGAAATTTTGTCACTGATGCACCTGAGCCAGTTAATGAAGTCAGTGTAAGCATTAATAGACTACCGGGATCATTAGGAAACGGTCCTGTAGCTATATTAGGTGATATCAGAGAAATATTATTGCGTGGAATTAATGTTCGTGTTGATAGAGCATCATCTAAATTATATGGTAGAAATATTCCAGACTATATCGAACATCTTGAACAACCCAACTTTGTCGGACCTGTTCCGCAAAGAACCAATAATAACCAAGATACCAACAGTTACACTACTAACGAACCTACTGAAAGCCATACAGAAGATGTTGACAAGGCTGAGGTAGTTAGAGGTCAATATGATGAAGAAGTTATTAACGCTTTTGAAAGTGAAGAATGGTATGAAAATTACAAAGCCTCTAATGGTTCTGATAGTATTCTGGGGGATATAGCTCCAGCTTCGGTACGAGAAAAGAGAACTGAACTAGGAGAAAAGGCACAAAGACAAAGTGAAAAAGCTAAGAATATGATGTACAATATCATTTATGGTGGAGCAGACCAAGCGGTAAACGCGATGCTGACTAACCTAAGTGAGAAGGCTATTGATGCTGGTACCAAATTATTCGATAGCTTTGTAAAGCCTGTCGTTGGTTACGTGTTTGAAGATGATGAAGAGAATGGTAGAGTGTCCATTGCTACTAGAGTAGAAAACACGATATCTGATGCGGGTAAGGGTATACAATATTATTTATTTGGAAAGGGCTACACAAAATCTGACGGTACTGAAGTTGCTGGCATGAATGCAGACCAAATTAAGGAAGAATCATTTGCCGGTAGAATGAAGACGATGTTCGGTACCACTGTTAGTAGCATAAATGAATATTTATTTGGTAAAGAAGATACTGAAGAGGACTCCAATAAACCCAAGCTCTCATTAACTCAGAAAATGACTAATATAGCTGTCGATAGTATGATGGATTGGAGAGACGTGGTATTCGGTGAAGAATCTGAAAGAACACCTGAGGCAAGAACTGAAGCTATTGAAAAAACTAAAAAGTTTGCTATGAAGGCTATACCAAACACGCTAGTTTCTACTGCTGCTATTACAGGTATAGGTGCGTTATCAGGTGGATCTTTGTTAGGTGCCGCACTAGGAGGTCCTTTAGGATCAATAATTGGATTAGGTATCGGTATAGCTTCTAGTAGTGAAGACTTCAAGGAGAAAGTATTCGGTAAAGAAAATGAAAACGGTGAATACATTGAAGGGCTGATATCCAAGAAGACACAAGATTTCTTCAAAGAAAATAAATCTAATATTATCGGCGGTGCTGCTGTAGGTTTAACTAAAAATCTAATACTCGGTAGTAGCGGTGGTATACTCGGAACTCTTGTAGGTGGTCCGATTGCAGGTGCATTATTGGGAGCAGGCTTTGGTATGATAAAGAAGTCTGAATCTTTCCAGAATTTATTGTACGGTAAAGAAGAGATAGACGAGAATGGAGTCAAGAAACGTGTTGGCGGCATATTAACCAAAATGCACGGTCCTAGTAAGGATGCTATGATTAAAGCCGCACGTATGGGTGCTACTGGTGCTATAGGTGGAGGTCTTATTGGAACTATGCTTGGTGGTCCTATTATGGGATCTCTTATCGGTCTATCCACAGGTATATTAGCAAGCGGAGATAAATTCCAAGATTTATTGTTTGGACCAAAGGATAGCGACGGTAAGCGTGACCCTAATAAGGGTATATTGAGTAGATTCACTAATTTTGCTAAAATATCTATTTTCAAACCTCTCGAAAATGCATTCAGTAACAGTGCTGCTATGATAAAGCATCACTTAAAATACAGTATAACCGAGCCTATCAAAATTGCTTTTTCACCACTTGCTGCTAAGATTAAGTCAAAAATTAATGACCTTAATGATTTAGGAAATACGATAAAAAGTAGTATAAAAAACGGTATAAAAGGTTTCTTTAGTGGTATATGGAGAAAAATCGTAAATAGTAAGTTAGGCCAAGGTATTGGTAAAATCCTCGGTGGGGCTGTGAAGTTACCTACCAAAATTTTAGGAGGAGCAGCCGAGACATTCAGGCGAGCAATGTATACTATTGGTGCGACCAATCAGGTTGCTGGTGTCATAGGAACAGGTATTTCTAATACTATTGGTGGTAAGGGTCTACTTAACATTGATAGATTCAAGGAAAACTTGAAGGGAACATCAATTGGACATGGCGGTGTGACCGCACTATTGAAATCTGGTGTTCAAAATATTGCGCACGCTGGAAAAACACTCGTTAACTGGAAAGGTGATGGCGAGGAGAAAGGCACGTATGATAAAGCGCTTGAGGATGCTGGTTTACTAGACTCACATGTATTTGCGGGTATTAAAAAGAATGAACGTGAACGTAAAGCTGATTATGAAAGTATTAAGCGCCAAGCAAGGTATAATTCCGCAGTACAACAATATCAAAATGCTGTAATGGCAAGTACTGGATATAGTCTTCCAATGAATAAATACGGTTTAATTGATAATGATGCATTAAATGCAAGTATTAGTGAACGTGCTAAAAAAGAAATGGAAGAGTATAACTCTAAGGCTAGGTCATTCTTTGGTAAGAAAAATCAGGCATATTTTGAAGATAAAATACGTAAAGATTTTGACAAGCGAACCAAGTCTGCAAGAAAAAATCTTGGTATTGACAGTACTGACATTGCTGATATTAATGAAGCTATCTTGAATCACGTTGATAGAGATAGTGGAAAGAGTATTAGAGACTTAATGGAGGCTGATAAGCCAAAGACTGAGGAACAGCTAAGAGAAGAACAGAATGCAGTAGCTGAGGAGAAGTTCAGAACTGAAGTTATAGACACATTTAATAGTGTAGGATCTGATGTTACTACTATCAGAGAAGAAATAATTAAGATTGAAGCTGCAAGACGAGCACAAGTAAACGGTACATCTATAGCACGAGCAGAGGAACAAACTCGAAACGATGTCGATCAAGCACAACAAGTTTTTGATAAAACTAGTGGCAACAATGAAGCTAAAAAGAAGGCGGCGAATGCTAGATTAAAGACAGCTGCTAATTCTCATAAGAATGAAAACCGTGAACCTGTTGATAATCCAATACTTGGTGATTTTAGTGGGTTAGATACGGAAATGGGTGCTGAAGGTTTTGCTGATGGTACTGATAATGCTAAATCTGGTGTTAGAGTCGTTGGTGAACGTGGCCCTGAGCTTGTTAGATTTAGAGGTGGAGAATCAGTAACGGCTGCTAACAGGATACAGTCTGCGCTTGGAAGAGCATTCCGTAGTGATAGTGATTTGCATGTCAATAGAAGAACGTATGCTAAGTGTATTGATATCATTACGTAGTATAATAACAGGTCAATCACCTGACAAGCAGTTTACATTAAGCACATTAAATTCTTTATTGAAGAGTGGAGTTAATGGAGTTGCTGAGTTTGTAAAACATCCTATAAAGACAACTGGTAATATATCTAGAAAAGTTGCTGGGGTGGCTAAGGGTGCTGTTGGTAAGATTGGTAGTGTTGTTGGTTCAATGACATCATCAATGAGTTCATTATTTGGTAGCTCACCATCTGAAGAACCTGAAACAGATGATGAATACTATGATAGTTCTAGAACTGAAAAATCTGACACACACGAAGAGCTACAAATGGCTCAACTAGAAGCGTCTGGTATAAGTTCTGAAGAAGCTGATAAAATTCGTGATCAAATGGTAACTGAGCAAAGAGAAGCTGATGCAGAAGCAAGTTATAAGGATGTATCTAGCAAGAGCTATCAGAATCATGAGAAGACCAAACGACAAGAAGATGCACAACTAGCTACTATAAATACATCTGAAAAGATGGAAGAGCTAACTACTATTCAAAAAGATCATAGTGCTGTTTGGTCAAATATATTTGGTCCTAAGGGTAAGGTAGCGGCTTTACTACTTATTGCGGCTCCATTACTAATAACTATATTAAAGAAATTGAAGAATTTCAGCCTGGAGAATTTATTATCCAGCTTGTTTGGTGGTCTAGGATCGACGTTGAGTAGTTTGTTCGGTAACGTTGGTACACTGCTAAAAAATATTATATCAGCTATTCCTTCAGCGTTATCAACAGGACTCAGTACAGGTGTTAGTACATACGAGACACAAACAGAGAATGGTGCTACTGATGGAAATGGTAATGTTGTTAGTGCAAGTGAAAATGCAATTAATCAAGCAGGCAATATACTATCAAGTACAGGAGATGCTATATCAGATGCGGCTAGTCTTAACATTGCTGACGCAGCACTTGATTTACATACAGCCGCACACGGAGACACTGTAGGAAATAATGAAATAACAACAACTACAGAATCTGTCAATAAACTTGAAGCTAAAACTATTATTAAGGGGACTAGTAAAGGATATAAGGCAGTTAAGGCTGTAGGTAGTAGTGTTGACAATGCTGTCCAAGCTACACTAAGTGGTAATTCAACTCTAGGTCAGAGAATAACAACGAGTGTTGTTGTAGCATCCGATCAGGCAGCTCAAAAGGGCGTGCAGTACTTTGAGTCATTATTCACTAAACTTGTTAATAAGTTTGCCGAAACAAGTGTGGGTAAAAAGCTAGAACAATCAGTGTTTAAAGATATTGTCGATACAGTAATGACTAAGCTATCAAGCATGGGTGATACTTTTTATGAGAAATTCGGTAAGACTATGTTTGAGGCTGTGAGTGAGGGAGCATCCAAAGCTGCTACTGCAGTAGCTACACTTGGTGCGTCAGAAGTTACATGGGTAGTATTAGGAGCATTGAATGGTACAACTGGAGCTGCTAAACTATTTGGAGTATCTAAAGCTAACGTTGACACTGTTATGACGCTTATATCTACAACATGGGGCGCTATAGCTGGAACTGATGTTGGTTCTATCCTAGACCTTGCTTTTGCGCTAGCTGCTGAATTTGGATTTGATATTCTTCAAACGGCGGCGAGTATGTTATATGTCGCTATAATGGGTGCAACAGGAGAAGATGCCGATGCTGCAAGTGAGAAACTTCTAAACGCACAAGATACATGGCGTGGAATGTATGAAGATTATAAAGAAAATGAAATAGCTACACAAGCAGAGACTTATAATAAGATACACGGTACAAATTACACAGCTGATGAATACGAAGAAGCTGCTACAAACAATACATCAGTAGATGGTCCTAAGCTATCATATATGTCATATGAAGAATATAATTCAGAAGAAAATGCAACATTTGCAGGGTATACATTCAATAATGTTACTAGTGGTATTGTGAATGCTGTTAGTGACGATTTCACTGCAGACTACACTAATGAAGCCGGCGAGCATTTCACATATGTAAGAAATAACTCAGGTACATTTGATGTATACTCAGATGATGGTTCTAAAGTTGGTGTACAAGCTGCTTTACCTGATGGTGCTATGATGAATACCACACAACAGAGTAAGTATCAAACATCAGAAGTATTAGATTCAGAATACGGTAACACATCGTATTTCTCAGAGGATGGCTCAGAGTATGTCATATTTAACGGCAATTCATTCGATGTATACGATGCTAAAACCAACAAGCAAACGTCTAGTAAATACAGCATAGATAAATTCAATACTTTAATAGAGACTGGCACTTATTCTATAGGTGACAATGAATATCTTGAAGCTAACCAAGGTTGGTATGATAGATATGGTGCAGGTAAATTGTGGAAGCATAAAGCCAGTGGTGAATATTATGCACTATATATTGAAGATTACAAGAATTCCAATATGAAGACTTGGTTACATTGGGATAAAGACGGTAATTTCGTAGGTACGATAAACGATGACGGCTTTAGTCAAAACATACAGGATGCTATAGATGGTGGCTATATGGAGCGTGCCAATGAGGGAACATACGACTATAATGACAGCGATGATGTGTCTAGTGAAATTTCTAAGGGTATTGGCGATAGCGTTTCATTCTCATTAAGTAGTTATCTATCTCTAATGGATTCTGCCAAGATAAGTGATACCGATGAAAGTAATGTATTGGGAACAAGACAGACTGTATCTTACTATGATGATGGAGAATCTGAAGATGCTGCATTATCTAAATTAAGCACAAGCGATAACAAAAAGACATACACTAAATATGCTAATAAGATCTGGTATGATCAGACTGGTGCATATTATCAAGTCGATACACAACTATATAATACAAGTGGTAATCTCTCATTCTTAAAATACAGCTCAACTGGTGACTTTATAAAATCAATTAGCTCATCAAGTAGTGAATTTAGTAATATTTTAAACGGCATTGAAGATGGATCAATTACAAATAAAAATCCATTGGATTCAGAAACTGTTAAAAAGTCAAAAGATGCTGTAAGTGCTATTTCTGAGATGACTGATGAGCAAATCAATGATTATGTAGAACAATGTGTAACTGCAATTAATGACGCTGAATTAGATGAAGGTTATAGCGAAGGCTATAATGGTGTAATGATGGATAATATGGATAAAACTGTTGCTTGGTTCATACCTGCTACAGGCGCATATTATATTAGAACTTCAAAGGGATTCATCGCGTATAACGCACAAGGTTGTATGATTGGTGAAATAACAAGTGCTACGGATGTAGCTACTATCTTTATGCAGATAGAAACTGGTATGCTAGAAAGAGGAACTGCACTAGTTAATAACACCAAACAACAAACAACCTCAGGTGGTAGTACCATCGCGAGTGCGCTAAGTGTTACTACTCCATCTACTTCTACAACAGTTGTAAGTACATCGACACAATCATCTTCTGGCAGTGTATCTACATCATCGAAAAAGAGTACTTCTGATAACGCTTATGTATCTCAGCTAGAATCCAAGTTAAAACTGACGACTACAAGTGATAGTGATAAAGCTAGTACGGCTAAGAGTTTGTATACATCTACTAATAAGATTTATGAATATAAGAATAAAGCAGGAGACGTGATGGTTTATGACCCTCAGCAGAAAAAATGTGTCAAGAAGTCTGAGAGTGAATACGTTCAGAATCTAGAAGAATACGGTGATGGAGATGCTACACTAGATACTAGCATTACAGGCGGTTCTGGCGGTTTCGGTCCATCTGAATCTGATACAACGACAATCAATACTATTGATGATAGTAGTAATAGTAAATCAAGTGATACAAACGACGATGCTAATATAACTATTAAAACAACATCAGATAACAGCGATACTAAAAATAACTTCACATATTATTCTCAAAATGATAATAGATGGGGTAACGAGCCATATTTACAAACTGAAGGTAAAGTTGCTGAAGGAGACGATGAAACCATATCTTCAAGAGGTTGTGGACCAGCAGCATTAGCTATGGTCGCAAAGGGACTAACGGGAGATAATACTACACCAGTAGATGTAGCGAACGCTAGTGAAAAGGCTGGATATAGTGATGAAACAGGTACTAACTGGAACTTTATGAATACTATACCTAGTCAATTCGGTTTGACTGCAACTAGTATGTATAATCCATCTGTGTCATTTATAGACCAATCACTTCGTTCAGGAAACCCTGTAATAATCTCAGGTCAAGGAGATTCAACCACTACCCCTTATACAGAATCAGGACACTATTCTGTTATAGTTGGTAAAGAAAAAGGTAAGTACCTTGTAAATGACCCAAGAGGTGCAAATTATTCACATGCTTATTCTACCGATGAAGTATTAAACGGTTCACAAATTGCATCTTGGTCTATGGGTAAAAGTAATATGTCTAGGTCACAATCAATGAGCGACAGGTTCAAGGAAGTCCTTGATAAGAGGATGACAAATACCGCTGACGGAAATGATGGTGATACTCTAACGGAGGCATATTCAGGCGGTGGTAGAGGTGCTTATGATACACAGTTATCTAAATATGCACCTGTAGCACAAGAGGTATGGAAATCATGTGGTATACTACCATCAGTAACGCTTGGCCAATGTATTACAGAAACAGGTTTTGGTAAATCTGGACATGGTGTTTCGTATAATAACTATCTAGGCCATGGATGGAGTTTTGGTGGTAATACCCCTTATTGTACATCATATTACACTCATAGTTCAGGGTCATCAAATCCTAGTAAGTGGTGTAAATATAACTCAGTGGAAGACTGTATACGAAACCATGGATATGTTTTGTCTGGTCAAAGCGGTAATACTAGATATAAAGCTGCTGTCGGTGAGACAAACTATAAGAAAGCTATAAACGCTATAGCTGATGGTGGTTATTGTAGTGGAAATTATGCGAGCCAAGTTATAAAATATATTGAGCAATACAATTTAACGCAGTATGATACAGGCTCGTTTAATGGAACGGTTGCATCTCCCGGAAGTTCAAGTAGTGGTAGTAGTGGAAATTCTAATGCTATTAACTCTCCATATAGAGGTACGTTTACCATGTCACAGCAATTCAAGGGTAGTCTATATCCAGAGCAGGTGTCTGGTAATCACGACGGTTATGACCTATATGGTAATACCAGTAAAACACTTCATTCAACCGTACCGGGTACAGTAGTGCATGCTGGTTGGGAAAGTGACTCAGATCACAGTAAAGGTTTCGGACAATATGTAAAAATACAAAAGAATGGTAACGAAGATGAGTATTATTTCTTCGGACACATGAGCGAAATTTATGTTAAGGTCGGAGATGTAGTAGAATATGGTACAGAATTAGGTGTTGAGGGTACAACCGGTAAATCTACAGGTAATCACGTACACTACTGTATCAGAAATGGCAACGGTAAGGCTTTAAACGTAACCACAATGTCTAATATCCCTAACGAATTAGGACAATACACAGATAACGGTGAGTATGGATCGGGATCTGGTAGTTCAAGCTCATCAACTGATGATACAACTACTACTGTAGTTAAGGAACAGACCGTGTTTGAGAAGCTTATAACTGGTCTATCAAATCTTGCAGGAAGAGTTGTTAATGGTTTAGCAACGGGAGTATGGGATGATGACTGGTCGACTATACTAAACAATTCATCTACAGTTACCACTGTTGGTGATTCAAGTAGTTCTGGAACAGCAAGTTTGAATGGCGATTACATCGGTAAATACGTTAAGCAATTTGAAAGTGGAAATTCTGGATCTTCTACGGTGTCAAGCGGTGCTAATGACCCTAATGGTGGCCCATCATTCGGTAGTTATCAATTTCCATCTTATTGGAATTCTACTGCTAAAGCCGGTACATCGTTATATGATTTCTGGAACAAGTATTATGCAAGCACTAACTCAGACGTAACTCCGGGTAACAACCAAGCATTCATTGCTAGGTGGAAACAACTAGCCGAAGCAGACCCAGATGGATTCTTTGCAAATGAATATCAATATTGTTATGATAATTATTATAAAGCAGCGAAGAATAAGAGCAGTGTTGTAGGTACTGTAGATCCTGATAAACATAGATCGACTCAAGAATCATTCTGGTCAACTGTAATTCAATTCGGTACCGGTACTGATTGTTGGGCTAAAGGACATAGTGGTATGACTGATAGTACTGATGAAACCACCATGATCAACACATTCCAAGAGTATAAGGCAAATAGACAACCGGGTTGTGCAACTAGACATAGAACATCAGAAAAGAATGTACTTCTTGGATTAGTGGGTCAATCACCATTAGGTGGAGCTGGCGGTGGATTTGGTATGATACCTGATAATATGCTTGATACTCCTAGAGCAGTAGCGTATAATAATGCGAAGAAGCTACCATCTGTTAAGGAATACTTTGATAAAATAGGTATCACCGGTGAAACGAAGGTTGGTAGAGATGACATGGGTTATCACCCAACTGAAGGCGGCGGTATGGGAGACGGTATGACAGAGTCCAGTACTATAAACGGTTATCCATACTACTCTCAGAATGATGCAAGATGGGCGGATTCATCGTATGAACAGACGGCTGGTATTCCAATAAATTCTGATAACGAGACCATGTCTAATAGAGGTTGCGGCCCTACAGCATTAGCTATGGCGGCCGAAGGATTAACTGGCGAAAAGGTATCTCCATTAGAGGCAGCATCTCTTGCTGAAAAGTATGGGTATAGTGATGAGTCTGGTACTAACTGGGATTATATGAGCGACGCTCCTGAATACTTTGGCATAAAGTCTGAAGGCGTTCGCAACCCATCTGATGATTTCATAGACATGTCATTATTAGCAGGTAGACCAGTAATATTGTCAGGTTATAGTAATAATACTAACACACCATATACTTCTGCTGGACACTACGTTGTAGCGGTTGGTAAGAAAGATGGAAAGTATTTAGTAAACGATCCACGTGGATCTAAATATTCAAAAGCATATTCAGCAGATGATTTGATAACTGATGCTTCAGCGGGTTGGTCAATGAGTAACAGTGATGCTACTATTAAGAAGAAACCAATAACTACTCAGACTAATACATATAAATCTAAGCAAGGTGGTAATGGCTATAGTACTGCTGACTTCGTTGCAGCATGCTCAATGGCATGTTCGGAACTAGGTAGGAATGACTGGGCTTACTCACAATCTGCTGCTAGAACCTATAATATGAATGGTAAAGAGATTGTATCTAGATCTGACTGCTCAGGAATGGTCAGTGCAGCTTTGATATATCTGGGTATACTAAGCTCACCAATTACATCTGGTACATTTACACAACAAAGTACTAAGGATAAAATATGCTCAGCTTTACCTATGGAATGTAAGAGCACATCAAGTCTAAGTGATAGCGACTGGGATAATCTACCTGGTGGATGTATAGTTGCAGTCAATGGACACGTAGAAGTATTGATGGGATGGAATTCCAGTGGCGGATCCATAGTTTACTCGGGTGGTTCCAATCCGTCAAAGGTCGGTTTCCGAACAGCTTACAATTGGAAAGAGGGGGACACTACAGTAGCTCCATATTCTTCTAATTGGGGAGGAAGTAGTTATCGTAATTACTTCTCAGTAATATATGTGCCTACAGATGGTGGTGCTCAATATAACGGTTCAAGCGTTACTGCGGGTAGTGGAACATCGTCTTCATCTTCTTCATCAGCTTTAAGTGCACTAAGTACTGCATTCGATACAATATCTACTGGTACTTCAACATTGGTAGGTCGTGTATGGCAAGGCTTAGCTACAGGAATATGGGATGATGACTGGTCAACATTATTTGGTACAACAACCACTACGACAAGTGATGGAACGACCGTTAGCGACAGTAGTAGTGATGATACATCATCCACTGTATCTGATGAAGACGCTACAGTTTCTGGAACTTCTAGTACAGCTTCATCTTCATCAGGAAGTACAGCTAGTAGTTTAAAGAGTGCTAAAAACGACCCTGTAACTAATAATTTAGCTAGTAAGGGTATTTATGACAGTGAAACTCAGAGTAAGTTAACTCAAGCTCAGAAAATATTAGATAGTAAAGTAGCAAGTGATGCTGCCAAGAAAATCGCCGCTGATACTGTAGAGGAAATTACTGGTACAAGACCTGAATACTACGACAGTAACGGAAACTTAGTGAAAGCTACATCTTCTAGCAGTAAAACTAGTGTCCCTTCAGGTGCACTAAGCGGCGTCCCTTCTGACGCGTATAAGTATGTATTGGGTGGTAATGGTGACTACAGGTATAACGATGTGTCCATAAACGAACCAATTAATGCTAATCGTGATTTAAATTACTTGTCACTCAATAACAGTAAGAGTAATCGATTCAACGTCCAACAGATGCTATCTGAGGGATCACCTATAGGAGGACGTAGTGGAGACGACAGCACCGAAGCTATAAACAAGCTATCTAATACATTGACAAATTCATTAAGTGGTAATAAATCTAATTCAGATAAGTTGCTCACTGTAATTCAACAGATAGCTAGCCTATTGGAAGAAGTTGTAACCAATACAGATGAACAAGTTGATAAACTCGAGGAACTAAAACAAACGTCTGGATCGTCAAGTACAAACAATGTTATTTCCTCCAGAGTAACCTCTGCAGGTTCATCAACTAACCAAACTACTAATAGATCTGAAGTTATAGCCAGAGCATTAGCTAGAGCATAAGATAAATTAATCAGAGATCCTTAGGATCTCTGATTTTTATTATTTTAACAATGTATTAAAGTATTAAAAAGAAAGGATGTGGTAATATGCCATCATTACTAGGCAGTTCAACCAATAGTAAATCGGAAGTTTCTGAATTACTCTCGTTATGGAATGAACTGGACGCTACATTAGACGATTATGTACCAAATGGTGCTCAGACGCTATCTAATATGACGGCTAAACTATTCGGTTTACCATACCAGTTTAATAAATATGTTGATCCTAGAGCGAGCAGTGTAAATAAAACATTTGGTCGTCATTTTATAACTACATTTGTCACAGATGCTCCTTTATTATCTGTAATACCGGGTAAGCCTAAATACTTAAAAAGTAATTCACTGGAAAAAGTAATGCTAGCGAATTTGTCAGATGATGAATCCGGATCATCTGAATTGTCTTCATTAGTGAGTAGTAGTGACAGTAACAGTGAAAAAAGGTTTTATGATTTTCAACAAGCTTATACATCATTCTATAGTTATGTAAACGTATTATGTCGAAGCTGTGCAATATTTATGGAAATAGGTGATAAATATATGCCTGGAACGACTACTAAGTTAAGCAGGTATGATTGGAAAGACTATAGACTGGATGGTAGGACATATGCTGAGTTTCAGTCTGAGTCGTGGAATTCATTATCTTCGATTGCTACAGGCACTCTCGCCAATGCTTTTTCATCGGTAATAAGTGGTGGTGTGTCAGCATTCAATGCGGTAGAAGCGTATCTTGAACAAACTGGAAAAAGTGTTAAATCAATATTCGATGCAGTCTCTAACAGTAGTAAAAATACTGACACTGTCGATGAGACTGGAAGCGATAGTACAGATAGTGGTTCAGGCGATGATACATCTGCGGATGCTGAAGAAGTCGAGGAACTAATGAGTTCCATGCGTTATGTACAGTTTTATATTGATCCTGCAGAGAGTGGAGTTAATGAAAATATTACTAATACGACTGGTGAAAGTAAGTTTGAGAGCGTACAATCATCAATATCCGATTTGGCCAAGGAAGTAGGATTCTTGATAAACAGTGGTGGTGCCAGTGATGCCGCTGCTATACAAGAATACGTCGGAGAAGGTATAGCAGGAATTGGCGAACAACTAGCATCTGGAAGTGGGGGTACTCTTACAAATCTATTTAGTACCTTCTTAACAAATTTAGGTTCTTCTCTTACCGGTGAATCTGTAATATTTCCAAAGATATGGAAAAGTAGTTCATTTGAGAAAAGTTATACAATTAAAATGAAGTTTCGAGCAGTTTATGGAAATAGGCTGTCTTATTATTTAGATGTATTGGTTCCTGTACTACATTGTCTTGCTATGGCATTACCCAAGCAAACTACAGTAAATACTTTTGGTTCCCCATTTATACACAGATTCTATTATCCCGGCGTTTTTTCTTGTAATATGGGAATAGTACAATCACTTCAAATTGATAAGCATTCAAGTGACACATCTTGGACAATAGATGGATTTCCAAATGAAATAGATGTAACAATGCAGGTAGAAGATTTGTATAGCGATATGTCAATGACTAGTTCCGCTGATGCAGAATTATTTGTTGCAAATACTAGCTTAGTAAACTATTTAGGAACATTGTGTGGTATAAACTATATCACGCCGACTATCAATACAAAATTGGACCTACTAGTTAATGCATCAGCAAATGAAGGTTCAGGATTGGGAGCAAATGCTGAATTTTTACAACAAATTAAAAATATATATAGTGACCTTGCAGATAATCAACTACAAAAATTAAGTATTATGTAAATAAAAAAAAAAGAAGGACAGCAATGTCCTTCTTTTTATCGTTTAGTCATTATCTATGACAGAATCACGTAATGTATCAATGATATCATCAGCGTCATCCATATTAAAGTCAGTACCAAACATTCCTTGCATGTATTCCATTAGCATTATTTTTAAGTCATTTGTAGGAATATCTGGCTCATCTTCTAATACGGATTGAATGAACTCTTCTTTCAGTTTTTGCTTATGAGCATCCCATTCAGTTGCTATATAACTACTAGTGATACCATCATATTCTTTAAGATTATAACTGTCGTATAAGGATACCATTTTATCTGTATCTAACGATTTAAATTGAAATCCTAAAGTTTTAGCGTATACGTTTAGAATCTCCGCGGCCCTGTTTGTATATTTTTCATTAACTTCTATTTTACCATCAGGTTTTAGTATCTCCTTAACAAGGTCTTTTCTACCCTCTATTGAAGTTCTGTATCTCTGATGGAACATAGCAAAGTCTTCTGTAGGAATGCCTATTTCGAACGTCAAAGACTCATATTCACCAAATCTGATAGCTGTTGAACTATACATCTCTTGATGAACTTTGTTCTTATATGAACGCTCTGGTAGGCCTTTTCTGTTTATAGCACCAGTACCTCTTGCTGAGAATCCTTTCTTAGATGTTTGCTTTAGCTTCATAACATGCATATATCCCGCGTACGCAGGGTTTATGCATTTTATTACACGACCAAACTTCCTGATGTACATATCATAAGGTTTCAGCCATTCATACTTATTCTCCAAGTCATGGATGATAAAGAATGGAGTCTTGTGAGGTTTTAACGTACTATGTCGTACATGGATTCCTTCTTTGAAAATGTCGGTGAAGAATTTATCTCTATCAGACTCAGTTGGTAAGTTAATATATATATCATGAAGATATGCTGATTGGTCAGGGTTTAGTTCATCCATAACTTCGAAGAATAGTTTTTCTCTAGCTTCATTAGTTTCTAGAAGTTTTAACTGTTCAATCAATCTGTCGCATATGAATGTTATAGATATCTCGTGTATAGGTAGTGCAGTCGTTCTATTAATAACACCTAAAGCGTTAAATAATAAATCGACTCGTTTCCCAGTATCAGTGAACGGCATATCTTCATCAGCCCTTACGACAGCAGTAACAGATTTATTACCTGCACGTCCTGTCATTTTTTGACCTACTGTTATGCCAACCTTCTTACGCACTAGGACGTTTATTTTTACACCACCAAAAGGTTTATTAGTAGAATCCTCTTTCCACTTCATGTCTTCATCAATCATGAAACGAGCACGTTTTAACTCATACTTAAGGTTGGCGCTCATTTTTCCGTCAATTGCTATAATCTTTTCACATTCACATATGAATCTTGTAAAGAATGCTTTTTGTGAGTTGTAATAGTCGACTAATTGATTGTTGAATGTATTACGTTTTGCGAAGTAATCTGGATTGTTACAATAGATGTTTATGTCTAAGACTTCACCATCTAAATAGAATCTTCTATCAGATTGTTGCATGTGTGTTAAATTGTTTAGTTTAAAATCCGTTAGGACTTGACTATTGTATAATGTACGAACAGCTGCGACGACTCCGTTTGTGCTCTCCCCTATATCGGGTAGTACTTTATATCCGTTGTCATCACTTCTTAATAGTAACGGATAATCATTGTCGTTTATACTTATCATGACATCATCAATCTCTATAGATTGTAGTTCTTTAGCTAGACTCTCTGACACAACACAAGCATCTTCATAAGTTGCTGGGTCGGTTACATACATAGAATAGATATTCTTACCAAAACAGTAGTTTCCATATTCATCATATGATGTTGTTTGAATAACCCTCTCATTAGCAGGTATTACATCACCTGTATTGTATGAATCTATTACATGATTATCATACTCATAACCGAACATCTCAGTTAAGTTTTCTGCGGGTTTTCTTACTATAATATCATATTCTTCAGTCACTAAATCTTGGACGATAATATATTGTAATAATGAATCTTTCTTAGTTATTCTACTCATATCATCGAACTTAGTTAGTTTAGCTACTATTCTAGTATCGTGTGCAACTTCTTTGAACGCATTATTGTTTTCACCAACAATGTTTTCAGGTCCCATATAATAGAAGGGGAAGTCAGGTTCTAGTAGACAAACATATTGCTTTGTGTGTGATGTAAACATACACATACGCATGGCGTTGTTGTGCATAGGGTCTGTCAATGATGAAATTCCTAATATAGATGGGTCACCTGTAAGTTTTTCATCTGCTAGTTCAAGCTGTTTAACAACATTTTGGTCGTTTCTACTAAACGTGTTATGCTCATTAAACCTTATCGCTTGTTTCTTATTCTTTTTACTTCTAGCCATTTTAATTTACCTCCAAAATATTTATGGTTTATAAGATTACATTAATAGTATGAACTTTCAGTGAAAACGTAGTTATATGTAATCGCTCTACCGTTTTCGCTCTTAGTTATTCCTATCGTAAGAACGTTTTTCTTTGATACAGTTATGACAGGTATCAAGAATAATAGGTATCTTTGACTATCTTGTGTTACCCATCTGATATCAAAAGATTCATCTCTAACGGAATCGTAGAAAGCAGAGCATTGATTTACCAGCTTGGTCTTTAAACCATTCAAACTAATTTCATCTGTAAAGTTATATAACAAATCTTGTATATTCATCCCAAGTGTAGGCATGGTCGGATAGAATCCGGGCTTACCAAACAAGATTGTGAGAATATTATTTGCTATAGTTTCAGATTGATTTAAGTATTTCGGTTCATTGAAATCGTTCTTATCGAACGTTGGGTCAACTCCGTAATTCATTTAAAATCACTCCTTCAAATTCTCTTAGTGTTAACCAATTGTTTAAGGTCTAATAAAAATATAAAAAACAGAGAGCGATGTTTCGCTCTCTGTCATTATGTTTATTAGATTTCTGGAGCTTCATAGAAGCGAGCCATCCCACCCATAGTGCTATCTCTATCAGTGTACTTAGCTACTGTTCTCTTTAGCTCCTTCATGTTGCTCTTTTCACTGTTGTCGTTCTTAATCTTCTCAACATGGAATTGGTAGATTACCTTCTTGCCTCCACCATTTTTGCCATTGTTTCCACCCTTAATCTTTACCTTGTCAATTACTAGCTTAACAGTACCGGGTGTAACCAAAGGGTTATCCTCAAACCACATCTTCGCTAGTATTACGTGAGGGTTAACGAATACAGTAATACTGTTGTTATCTTCACGTATTGGTCTTGAGTGTTCGATAAGCCAGTTAATATCTTTCTCGGTCATATTTAAATCACTGACACCTTTTTCTGAGATGTAAGATAATACGTTGTCAGTAAAGAAGATACTTTCGAATAATGAGTTCTCCTTAAGGATTACAGCATCATTCATAGTATCTGTTGTGCCGTTAGAGATATAGATGTTTGACCTCTTTTGCTCTTCGACATTGAACATGGATAAAACAATGGGCTTTAGTAGCGCACCGGGAATGTTCCATACATCTATCACACAGATAGCACCGGGAATCTTAGATATAACATTCTTGATTATCCAGTTATACATATTCTGTGATGTGTATAGATATTGCTTTGGTCCACTAATAATCTGACCGCCATTAACAGTCTGGGTTTCTTCGAATCTACCATTACCTTTTCTTTTGTTGTCATGTTTACTCATAACAAATCCTCCTAAATAATAAAATTAGTTTAAGTCAATAAACGCGTATTCGTTTACGACACAAATATAATATATAATTGTTTATCGGTTTACAAAATAACTAATTTATGCGTTTTGTAAAATTAAATCGTCATATTGATACTTATAATTACTTCGTTCGCCGAATTCTATTTTAATATAATTGTTTGCACCCTCTGAATTTTCTAATGTTAAGCCATATAGAACAGAGTTTGAGTTAGAGTCGCCGATTGCTAGATAATCCTTACCACCGTACTCAAAAATCAATCGATTTGTCAATCCATCGTTAGAATAGATTTTATTAAATTGAATATCTCTCATTAACGCCTTACCCAATACAGATTCATTTATCTCAAATGAAGGATCTATATGGCACGCTTCTGCTAAAGAGTCAAGTCCTATAGAATTAGCTGTGAATACATTTCTGCTAGTTGGTTCATCGACATGTATGAATGAACTTATTGATGGCACTAATTTAGTATCAGGAACATCGTCAGTATTATAGTCAGAGATATCACTCACATCAGGTAAAGTAATAGATTTAACATTCTTTTCAGGAATACTTCTTATCTCACGCATTATTAGCGGGCATGTTTTACTGTAGTCAAATGATTTATCATCATTATTATTTAGAATTGCATCCACACCATCTCTATATAATCTAGACCCTAGTTCTGAGTTATGTTCTTCAGAATCAATATTCATACATAATATTACTGCCGCATAAAAATCTATTATAGCTTCTGTAGCCTCTTTACGTAATGGATCAGAATATAATGGAGTGTCACAGTCATATTGTATTAAATGTGTCCTTTTTAGTAATGATATAGTTAGAGAACACAATGTACTTATATTATCAGGCTCTAATACCTTTTCATAAAGTCCTAGATTAATTATCTTAGTCATAGCGTCATGTATAAGCATTGCGGTAACAGGAGCGTCTGTATAATCCATCAATCTATACATAAAGCTATTAGCTGTTTGGATATCCTTATATAGTCCTTTGAAATTGCTCATACCTATAGTTTTAATTCTTTCATTAGAATTAGATAATTGCTCAGAATAAGAATTAAATCTAGCTTTGAATTGCTCAGCTATATACTTAAACATAAGGATTGGATGTGTGTGATGAAAAGTTCGTTCTATTAATATCCTAAATTGTTCTCTACCGTGTGTCATAAAAGAGAATTGTTTTTTCATAAAGCAATCCTTGAATGAACCCACAAATTCGTCACGCTTTTTATTAGATATGGTAAGCATAAACTATTACCCCCTTATATCATAATAGTAGGAGTGCTATCACCCCTGTTGAATTTTTCTTTAACAACGATGAGATAGTTCAAGAACATCTGATTATTTTTATTAACTATTTTTAGATAGTTGAAATTACTTTTGTTGCTTTTCATAACCTCATCCTTAAGCTTTTCTTTCACTTTGTCGACATCTTGTATTTTATGATGCATGTTAGGATTATCCCCACCATCTTTTATCTCTATTTCTAGATTTAATGATGGTATAAAAAAGTCAGGGATATAGAAATGCTTTTTATTTTCGTATTCATAAAAATAAGTGTGAGGGCTAGGGCACATGACATCACTACTATCATAATTCATCATCAAATCCAAAAATTTCAAAAATGATAATTCATATGATCCTGTATATGTCTTTATGGATCCATCCGACCACTTATACGTACCACTTATTGACCTATTTGCAAGCATTTTCTTTTGCTGGTCAGGATCATCGAGAAGACAAACCTTACCATACTTTCCTATCATTCGATTTTTAAACATCTCTCTATATTTCTCTTTACATTTAGGATTATCACAGAATCTATGATATTTTAGTGTCTTTGCATTCCATTTAGTGGGCTTTTTGCATATAACACAAGAACCACATTTCTTTTTAGTTTTTAAATAATAGTAGAACTGACCTGCACACATATCATTAGGTATCTGATCCGCATGCTGTCTTTCTATATGATCTATGAGATTATCAGTTGACTTGAATGATTTGTCACATAATTTACATTTGCACTCACTCATAGCTATTATCTCCTTTCATCTTAATTCTATTTAAAAAAATGTTTTTTATAATAAAAAAAGAAGGGTAGATCTACCCTTCTTTTTTAAATTAATCTTTTGTTTTATCACTGTGTGATATGCTATATGCAAGACTGCATAGGTTTTCATGTGCAGCAGCCGCGTAGAACTTCATGAACTTCTTGGCATCAACAGTCATCGCGTTCACTAGCAGGCTTTCCGTTGCACTTATTAACGAATTATGTTCATTGGTATAAGCCTCAATATCAGGCTTTAACTTATTCTTGAGTACATCAAGTACGTACTTGATGTCCTCGTATATTTCTTTTTTCTTTTCATAAGTATAAACAACACCGAGTATACTGGCTAAGGTCATCACCGATTGTGATAGGTCACGACGTGATGCTTCTGATTCTTTGTCTGATATTAGCTTACTACAACGTTTGCATTCTCTATCGGTTACCATAGTCCTAATAAGCTTTAATAGCTCACTAGCCGTGCGTGTGTGGTTCAGGATATCATCTTTATATTTCTCTTGAATACCTCTGTACATTATGCTTATGGTTGAGTCGATAAGTACAGCGATAGGTTCTTCGAGGAACGAAGACTCACCTTTATCCATCTCTATGTCACGGCTCAAGCTTTCTAGCTCTTCTTTTATATATGAGTTAGATATCTTGGTGCGGTTTTCGATTAGCCAGTCTAAACTGTCAATTACGAATGTTAGTTGTGATGTGTCGACAAACATGTTCATACCCATATAGTTGTCAGTTCTCATCATGTTCTCATCCTGCGCGTTTACATTCATGTTATTCATAAATTTACCTCCATTTTGGTTATAGGTTTATTTTCTACCACAACTATAATATATAACTGTTTTTTCTTTTGTAAAAATAATAAAGAAGGATAACATCCTTCTTTATTGCATAGTTCTTTGCTTTAACTTATATAGTAACTCTTTTCTCCAATATCTGACGAACTCGTCTATAGTTGATTGCATGCTCTCATCATCAATACATCTTCTGAGATTAAGCAATACTTTTATGTATCTATTCGTTATTGATACCATTGCAACGTATGCATCCTCACTATAATATTCTTCCTCTGTCTCAAACTTCCAGCCAATTATTGAAGCTGCAGTTGAAAAATTCTTAATCGGTCCATTGTGTTCTAGAGCAAACTCTGCCAAAGTATCTGCTTGTTCAGAAGCCGCACTATAGTATTCTTCAGCTATACTGTGTATTCTGTCGAATTGATCTCCACAAGCGTGAAGATGGATATACTTCATATCATTTGCTACAGCTATTGCTGCATACGCGGCATACGCACTTTTTAATCCAGTTCTGTCAATTATAGTTTCATCCATTTTTATATCACTCCATTCGAATTATTATAAAAGTGTTGGCACATATTTGATGGTGATGAAAACAATTTTATAATTAAAAATTAATCATGGAGGTAAAGTATGAAATATACGGATTTATCGGTAGACGAATATGCTGATTTCGAGAAAATATTCATTATACCGTTAATTAAATACGAAGAACTTATTTCGATAATAACCGAAAGGACAGATATAGAGCGAGGCGATACAGTAGATGTATATATAAATTTAGATTCCGTATTTTCTAATATAGCACAGTCGACACAATATAATCAAGATTATGCAAATAATAAATCCTTCGAGAGATATTGTGTTAGTGGGATATTAAATATAATCTCTCATTATAGAAGATTCTTCATTAATTCTGATGTGTATGCGAGAATTTCTCTTTATGCAAGTAAAACGATACAGTCTGATTCAAAATTATTGGATGCTATATACACACGAGTATTACCTATAGTATCCGATATATGTAGATATTTAGCAGATATAAATATATATGTCTCGGATGTTGATGTTATGCTGATGCCATATATAATAAATAACTACGTATACAATAAATCTGATAATTTCAAATTGATAATTAGCAACGATCCATTAGATGACGTGTACTATCTAGCATCGAAAACGATAAAGTTGAAATATAAGAAACGAAATAATAGAAGAGTCATATATTCAGACATAGATTCTATACTGATTGATGAATACAAAATAAAGGACGAATTTCATTATATATATCATAATAGTTTTTACTTATCGCTTTTAATTGGTGTAAAAGGAGCATTAACAATAAATAGACGTTATGAAAAAATATTCGGTTACGGATCCGCATCATTGACAAAACAATTAAAACGCGGGCTAGATGATCGTATGATTACGATGAATACTAAATCGATAGCAGTTTTAAAACAGATTTTCCCTGATGACAAAAAGGATGCTATATCTGAAATTGCAAAGAACTGTGATTTGAAATATAAACTTATGCGTTTGACACCCAGTGATATAAATAATATTATACACCAGAATATAAACTTATTTGATACAGAGGGTCTTAAAGAATTAGATAGTAGGGTATTCAAAGACTATCCAATTTCATTAGATGATTTGACAAGACTTCCTCGTTTTAAACATGCAATGAAATAGAGACTTAGTCTCTATTTCATTTTTTAACGCTTATCTAACAATATAATAATAATTTATTGGAGGTATTTTAAAATGGAAAGCAATTTAATTAAAAACTTAAGAAGCAACCCTGACAATGATGATTTATTTGACTGTAACGCTACAGTAATATCATACAAGACAGGTATTCCTGTATTAGATTATTATATAGGATATTATGTCAATGTGTATGATGAGAATGACAACCTCGTTGACCAATATCCAAGTCTAGGTATTGCGGCTGGTTCTAATAACACGTTTGTTGGAAAACCATCTACTGGTAAGACAACAGCGGCTATCGGAATAGCAGCGAATATAGTTAGACCTTTTAATAACGGATTAGTTATACATTATGATTTGGAACAAGCAACAAGTTATACGCGTGTAGCAAACGTTACGAAATTTAATCGTACAGAATTATACAATAAGTATATTCTAAGACAAGAGAAGACATCATTGGAGGAGATCAAACTTTCAATTATGCATCTATATAAAGAAAAGATGGATAATATTAAAGATTACTTATACGATACTGGTAAGAGGAACGAATTTAATGAACCTATTATCATTCCTGAACCTACAGTTGTAATTATTGACTCATTAGCTACATTAAGCAATTATATCAATTATGATACAAAAGACGGTTCAAAGAGGGCTGATACTATAGGTACACAGACTGAGGTTATGAGATTCGCTGGAGAACTTGGTAGATTCTACAAAGAATTATTACCATGCTTAAGAACGGCTAATATAATCATAATTGCGATAAACCAATTAAGAGACGCACCTCAATTAGCTATTCCAAAGCCTGCTGAAATTTTAGGTATGAAGCAAGATGAAGCTACCCCCGGTGGTAAAGCTCCTAAATTTTATGCACATACATTCTTAAAATTTGAATCTATAGGTAAGGACAAGTTCACAAAAGATGTAGACGGTTTCTCAGGATTTGCTACAAATGTAACTATCATTAAGGCTAGAACAAACTCTGCGTTAAGACAATTTAAATTAATATACGATACAGAAAAAGGTATGGACTCAGTTAGATCATCAGTCGAATATGCAAAAGATAATGGTCTTTTAGGTGGTAATAAAAACGGTTATTATTTCTTGGATCACAAGGACCAGAAGTTCACAAGAGAAAACATGCTCAAAGACTTTAGAGAAAACAGAGAACTATACAAAATCATGTATAGTACAATTACACCATTACTTGAGGAAGTTCTATCAAAAGTAGAGGAAGAAGATAAAGTAGTTTGTCCAGAGGAAATGGATTATTAAATAATATAAGAAGAACATGGATATCCATGTTCTTCTTATATTTTAGTCATCTATTTGTTCTTCACCTGTAATGAAATCATCCTCACTTGAAGTATTATCAGTTTCGGTGTTCTCCTCAGGTAAACTTGTATCTAATTCGTCGTTCTCATCGGTGGTGTCAGTTACGGATGAATCTACATTGTTATCAGTATTATCATCAGTATCACCATTATCGGATGGTACATCATCTTTATCAACATACAAACATCCATCACTTACAACACAATCATCAAATAAGCTATGTGGCTTCTTAGGTTTAAAAGGCTTTGGTGGTTGTGGATGTGTAGGTTTATGTGCTGCGCAGTTTGAGTCACAACTACATTCCTTACTAGGCTCAATTGAAGTAGATGGTCGGTTGTCGTTTAATATCTCTAGTATCTCTCTATCGTCTGCTACTTGTATGAAATCGTCAAGTATAATTGTAATTTCAAGAGACACCTTGTCGACATGTTGACTGAATGTTGAGTTGTAGTTAAGCTCAGAACCATCCTGTTCAAAGATTACTACACGACCGCAATCATACTCACCAACTCTTCTATACCTGTATTCATTTTGCTTTGGTCTTGGTCGTTTGTACCTACTTACCATATCTGGTTCTGGATCAAAACGTTCATCAAATCTTAATTCTGGTTTTGGATACTTCTTACCAGCTGGAATATTCTTAGGATGCATAGGATGGTTTGGATCTGGTTCAGGCATATATCTATCAACCATAGGTAGAGGTCCGGGGATATAATCCATTCTTGGGTCATAATCTTGGATGTATTTAGTCCTTCCCATCTCGGGGAACATTGGTGGTTCCATATATGCTTCTGGAGAATATTCATTAGCCATAGAAGGTAGTGGTTCACATTGATGAGGATATCTGTCGTAATAATATCTAGGATCAGTGATGAGATCACTATGTCGTATGGCCGGTCTACGCTTTGTAGCATGACACTTATTTATTTCAGAATCAATAAAATGATCATATGTATTACCAAGAACTTGGATGCTTAAAATCTTGAACTCAAGAGGATACTGATTTGAAATCTTCTTTATACCATATGCACCCTTTTCAGTAATAGGAATAGTCACGTTACCCTTAAGCATCTTACCAAAAGTATATGTCAATTCATTATCTTTATCAGTTATAGTCTTTGTCATTTTTGTATTAAATACGTCTGCATCGACTCTTAGTTCACCAGAACTTACAATCTTACCACTAGCATCATAAACAGCATATTTAACAGCTAATTCGAGATCCGGATTAATTGTTTCAAGTTCAGTAATATTCATAGCTTTTAAATAATCTTTGAAATCTTGATATCTCTCATCATTATATGAACTTTCAAAAACTTCATTATTTAAAAGAATTTCAAATGAACCAATCTTATCAGCATTATAATACGTTGCTATAACTCCAGTCTTTTTCTTTACGATATCATAATCAATAAGCTTTACTGGTTGGTTATAAGATTTGAAAGCATAGTATGAATCGTTTGCAAATCCGAATAATTGTTTCATACTTACTCATCTCCTTCATTTTCTTTTTCTTTATTTTTGTCATTCCCATACACCAACTTATACAATTCAACTACTTCTAATAGTTTCTGAAGTATCTCCTTGTTATATTCGTTGGCTTCTTCCGTGTTGTTCATTGTACGTTCTCCTTGGCTGTATACTTTATTTAATAAAGCATAAATTTCTTCTAAGTCTTTTCTGGTCTCCGCTAAAGATACTCTTTCAACTATCATACTTTCATTCATTGACACTAATGATGTGTTAATGTTATTTAGTTGCTCTACCTGTTTAGTCTGTACTTCAGTAACTAGAGTATACATTTGCTTATTACGTTCCATCTCCTGTGTTTTCTCCTGTTTGAGTAGATCAAGTTCAACCTTTGCACGGTCTGCTCTGATCTTATTCTCTTTCTTATCATTCTCAAATTTTACACTGATGATATACTTGTAAACTAACCATATCACTACAGCCGATATCACTACACCAAGTCCTAAATTAGCCAATGTTGTACCAATATCTTGAATATTATCCATAATATCACCCCTTTATATTTTTTATAAACGTGATAACTCTACATAATAAGAATTACAACCTTTAGTGTTTTTAATCATATCACCTAAAGCTGTTTGATTGACTAGAAAACTTCCTGTTAGTGTAGCGGATATTACATAAAACATCATGGGGAGATAATCTAATGCTAAAACCGTACTAGGGTTATAAGTATTCATAAATCTCTCCATAAAGAATCTTGTTGATAGTTTAGCTAAACGTGGTGATTGGGTAGAAAGAAATTCTATTAATTGTGGAAATTCCTTTATGCTCTTAGAATTATACTCTGCAACTAAGTTATCAATTCCGGCTAATCCGATATTATATGATTGGCCTACTTTTTCTTGCGTAATATTGTATGCATATGATACAGCCATTTCCTTATCGATTCCCCATATGTTTACAAGGAAGAAATAAGCAACAGTAAACACTGCTCTTGCATAAATATCACGCATTAATGAAATTGAATAATCTTTATTTATTGCTCTCACTATCATTTCTGTATACACAGATGCCACAAACTTCATCAAATTTGAGTTACGTGAAAGTTTTAAACCATCAGTAGAAAGTTTGAGAGCCACATATGCAGATTCCATTAGAGCATATAAATTCTTAATGGGAATAGATAAATTATCACCTGTTTGATTCAAGTTTCCGAATGTAGAAACGAATACGGTTGCAACTATTCTACTTCCGTTTCGCCTAATGATAAATGGAAATACTACAGATGCTGGGATTTCTTTAGAATATGCAAGTTCTATTAATCCATTATCATATGCTTCCATTACGATTTTGTTTAATGGTGATGAAGCCATTCTCTTTAATTGAATATATTGCTCAGGTATGTTATCCTGCTTTAAGAATATTGCTGTACCTAACAGCTTGGTAAACATAGTAATGACATCATGATTATTACTATTCATTACCTTATAAACATAAGAAGATTCCATAGAAGAGGCCTCCAGCATATACGAGCTTGTATTTTTATATTCGTAGTGCTTGCCTAAATATGATATAGCGAAGTTACCATCTTCATGTAGATCAGCAGCTTCCGTAATCAGAGCTTCTATTTTAAATCTATCCATTGCCATTTATTCATCATCCTTTCTATTTTGTATTCAATTTAATTAATTGTTTGTATGGAGCTGTTTTGGAACCCAGAACATACCAGTAATAATATAAATTAACTGAAAGGAGTTATAAAGATGATAATGAAAAAAATTGATACATATTTAAACGACTGTCGAATAAGTGATAGCGTTTTTGGAGAAGTGAATTATTGGAAGGCTTGTTATGAAGCTTACAGTGACTATAGTATTAGCCCAAATGAATATGAATATCTCTTAGAGAACACAGATGCACAGACACAATCTGTTGCTAAAAAATTGTTAGGAATAGTGTCTCCAGCCGCAATAGCTGAGCGTATTAAGTCTTATAAAAAGAAAGTTAAACCTAAGAAAGTGAATGATGAATTCAAGATAAAAGAATATATGAAAGATGGTGAAAAGTATAAAACTATGACCGTAGAAGGTCAGACTGTCCAAATTTATGAATTACCCGCAGAATCTGGAATAACAGGTGCAGCAGCATGTGTAGCTGATTTTAGTGATGGGTCAAAAAGATCATGTGTCATTGTCAGTGAGGATTTTTTTAATCTACCTCAGAATGATCAAAAATTTATATTGTATCATGAATTTGCTCATCTTAGATTGCACACACCTGATTCTGATATTCTCATGACAGATACTGATATAAAAACTATGAAATCTATTATTCGTGATAATATTAACCAGAACACTGATATTTTTGCACGTCAATACGATAAAAAGACTGATAGTTACGTGGATAAAGAATTGGATAATCTATATAAACAATACACCAAGATATACGAGAATAAACTAAAAAAGAGCAAAGTTCCTATAAGCAAGTTAAGAACTGAAATATATAATGACTGTAAGCAACGTATAAACAATGACAAAAGAGCAAAGAAAATAAAAGCTAAATTTGAAGCTTTGTTAGAGGACACAAAGCATATTGAAAACGAATTGAAGGTGCTGGAAAGGGATTATAATAATGCAACCTCAGATAAACAACGTGATCAAATTGCTGCGAAATATAATAAGCTTTCTATTAAATATACATTACTATACAATAAACTCATGATGCACCCAGGTATAGTGTTAGACTCACATTTAACTGCTATGGAAGTCGATGCTGATAGATACGCGGCCTCTAAAACGGGGAACGAGATTGCTTCAAAAACACTTAAAAGTATTAATAAAAATCTTATAAAAGATCAAACAAAAAAGGTATACAACGATACACTAAAAGAGTACAAAAAGATGTTTAAAGATCAGGGTTTATCAGGTAAAATTGAATATTTAGCCATTAAATCTAAGTTGAAACGAAATATACGCAAAGTAGATAAAATCAATGGAATTGAACCCGGAATAAGAGCAGATATAGTTAATCAGAGAGCAAAAGAAGAAGTTATGATGAAGAAACGAAAAGAAGAAGAGGCTAAAAAACAAAATCGAGATAGATCAAAGCTAGAAAAGATCAAGGTTTCAGAATCAGCATGTAGTAATATCATTGACTATTGCGTCTCACTATACGAGGCGGATTATATATCAGAAAACTGCTTCGACAATTGTCTCGATTATTTATACGAGAACGTTTACTATGATTAACAACAAAAATCACTATCCAAGGAACAATTTCCTAAGGAGAGTGATAGTTTAATGACTTATACAGGATTATTAATAGCTGATCAGCATTTTGGAGCAGGTGATACTGATCATTTAGTATTAGAACACATTTCATCATTATTAGAGTATATGGACAGTCTCAAAAAAATAGATTACATGATAATACTAGGTGATTATTTTGATCATAAGATGTACTTGAATGATTCTGATGCTTGGGCGGCTTTTAAAATTATGGAGGAAATAATTTCACGAATTAAAAAGAATGAAGCTAAATTACGAATAGTATATGGAACAGCTTCACATGAGAATAACCAGTATAACATATTTAACACGTTATTCAGGGACACAACATTAGATGTACGTGTAATCAAAACGGTAGAGGAAGAACAACTATTTGAGGGTCTGAAAGTTTTATATCTTCCTGAAGAATATATATACAATAAGAACGAATATTATAATGATTATTTTACTAAATTAGGAGAATATGATTATGTATTTGGACACGGTATTATACAAGAAGTTATGACAGACGCTTGTCGACACACTTCCAAAGAAACCAAACGTGCAAAAGTTCCAGTATTCTCTTCAGCTGAATTGAAGCGACTTGTAAAGGGCGAAGTATACTTTGGTCATTATCATATTAACTCAACAGTAGATGATATAATACATTATGTTGGTTCGTTCTCTAGATGGAAGTTTGGGGAAACGGACGATAAGGGTTTTTATATAGTTTCAAAAGATGACGATGGTTTCCATAATAAATTTATAATTAATAGTTATGCTGAGAAGTATGATGATATATATTTTTACGAGAATGATCCCATATATTCCAATGAGGATGAGCTTGTAAAAAGGTTAAGCAATATATCTGACCAAATAGGCACAGGTATATATGATAACGTCAAATTAAGGTTTCAAATACCTGAAAATTATGATGGTACACAATTTCTTATTACGTTTTTAAAAAGTAAGTATGAATATAATAGTAAAGTTAAGATAGAAGTCACTCAATTGAAAGAGACTAAAAAAAGAAAACAAGAAAAAGAAACGCTTGAAGAAAATAGTAAATACAATATCATTTTTGACAAATCAATTCCAATAGAAGAAAAAATAAAATCATATATAGAAATGGAATTTGATAAAAAAATCGAGACAGCAGATATCTGTGAATGCCTCGATATAACAAATGTATCTAGAGAGTGCTAGCACTCTCTAGGTTTTTTAATTTTTCCCACTAGTTTATTCACATTTGTCATGGATAAAGTTTGGGAATCTATCTTAAACTTATATTTCCTTTTACTGTGGATAAGTTCAAGTCTTTTTACTTTATGTCTTTTCTTACTATTGTATTGTGCTTCCATTATTGCAGCATATAGTGCTTTGTTTAAGTCATCATTATTTTTGAAATTCTTTTTCAGCTGTATAGTTAAACAGCCATCGTCTTCATACGCACATGGATATATGCCAATGGCATTTGTCATCTTATCAAGTATTGCATCAATTTTTTTACTTTCCTTTGTGTCTATTATCTGCTTCTTTCCCATAATAATCTAACTCCTTTATTTTAGTTTATATTTGGCATCTCCAATTCAATATTGGCATCATATACTATAGCATACTCACCACAATCAGCTTCTGACATGTATAACACGTTATCGATAATACTTATTCTGAATGAGCTTCCACTGTATATAAATGTGTCATCATTTGTATATCCAGTTCGTGGGTCTACATCAGGTTTTAAGCAATCATTGATTGTTGAGGTCATTAATTCAATTGGAGACACGCTATCAAATATGTTACAGAGTTCTGTATTTTCTGATGCTTCCTTATATGTTAAAGCTTGTGTTTCGCCGTTATAATCCAGAACAACCGTTTTGCCATCAGTATATAATGTAGCATTATCGTCCTCTGTTTTGTAGTAGCAAACTTGTACATTGTTATCTGCATCATTATATAATGTCACTGATTGGGTGCCATCGAATAGCTCTATAGATGATACATAATCTGTATTATTAGCTTGTGTCGCAAAATCATTAAGAATGTAGAAAGCATCATCCTGTGATAACTCTCTATCCATATGTCCTGTTAGCACGGGCGACAAATTGTCATGTGGTATTGTAAACTCTCCACATACTATAGTTTCTTTGTCGTTCTTGCTGTTACAGCCGCTCATTGTACATACCATAGATGATACTACTAGTAATAAGAATAATTTTTTCATAAAAAATACCTCCTAAAATATGAATAAAAAGAATTCCCAAGCACGATCGTGCTTGGGAATATAACGAATTAATTGATTAAAGTATTCCACGACCTCTTCCACGACTTTGCTGTACGTAGGAAGGAGCCTTAGCCATAGATTTAGATGTTAGTGCTTTTACGAGCACTGCTACCTGAATATCTTCTGGTAATGCTTTAATCATGTTGTAAAGGTCTGTCTCAGTAACGTTTGCGCCTGACGCTAGGTACTCAGAAATAGCCTTTGCGATATTTGCGATACTCTGTTGCTGTTGTACTTGGTATTGCTTTACCATGCTTGCGATTTCGTTGTAACTTGCCATAATTATTTACCTCCATTTTTGGTCGTAAGTTTATTTTCTTCCACAATTATAATATATAATTGTTTTTAAGCTTTGTAATATCACGAATAGTCATCAATTATTTCTTTGCACAAATTGTTTAGTAGTTCAAGTGCAAAGTCTTCAGTCACCGTGTCAGGTTTAAAAGGTATAACTTGATGGGGATGGCCTGCATTCGAAATATCGATTGTGTTGTTTCGGTTATTAACAAATATAAACGCTCGATGTGCATTTTTCTTTTTACCCACTTTAACCTCATATCCATTTATCGCTGATAATATGGTAAAATGGGCTCCTCCTATATGAGTTATTTTTATGGGCTGTCGATCAGTATTGTAACCTAATGTATAACTCATTCCTATTATTATGTCGTTATATCTATCAAACCACAACTCCTTATTAGGAGTTGTGTGTATTAATAAAGGTTGTACAATAGACATATTATTTTCCTCCTTTTTCGCTTATCTTACTAACTGTATTATTGCTTGAAGTATATATCAGTTTATCTCCACCTAATAATGGTCTTTCATTTGGGTCATCCTCCAATATTATTGAGAAGTTCAACCCTAAGTATTTACACCATTTAAGGAAGGTTTTATGTGATACATCACCACGTTTTAGTGATGACTTTAAGTTATTCATATTAGTAGTTTCGCCAATCTCACTACCTAACGCATTTAAGTCTACATGAGTTTCTACTAATAGATGTTTAATGAGTAGTGTTAACATAGTATCAGTATCGTTAAACTTTATGTCATCGCCATTCTCATAATCTATAGGAATCGGCTGTTTTTCATATTCCTTTACAGCCAAATCTATATTTGCTATTATGTCATTTACATCCAGATTAACGCACGCACGACGTTTGAATATACTGTTATGCTTCACAGTTCTTCTAGAGTAGACTATCTTGTCATCTTCAATAGTAAAATATGGGCAATCTACTGACATTGCACCATCTGGACTGAAAATCCAAATGTCATTATTAGCATCAATATATCCCTTGTTTGATATATAGTCTCTGTTATCATCAGTTACATAACCGATTACATCATATGCTGCGCTTCCGTCTGGTAATGTTAATTTCAAATTCATAATATATTCTCCTTTTCGTCTACCTAAAGTTTGGTATCATTGGTGCCGCTGCTTTAGGTGTAATATATGGTTTATCCTGAGGGTATTCCTCAGGTCGTTGTACTGTGTATCTCTGCGTACTCGGCGGGCTATTAAGCATTGTTACTTTACCAGATAACTCAGCCAAATATACAGTCTGCATGATACTATTTAAAATCTTGTTTAGATTTATTGATTTTATAATATTTATAAAATACTCGAATTCATCTATACTCATAATCATAGCAGATGACCTATGGTTGAAACTCATCAATATACCGCAGTAAGGTGTAGAGTTATTATCAATGTCCGTAGCTGGTGAAATTTCAATATTCTTTCCAGATGCAAACGTGATTGACTCGTAGATAGTATTTGTGCGTACTGTGTACTCATTAACTACGAATTGCTCTATACCATCGATTATATTCTTACGATACACATCAGCTGAGTGGGAACGTAGATTATTATAAAATCTTGCTAGTCTGTCGATAAACAGTTTTTGTTCAAAACTATTAAGAAATATAGTTTTAGATAATGAGTACTCAGAACGTTTCCTAGAATCTACGTTCATATCTAGTTCTATATTCTTTCTACAGTTTTCTCCTATAGTACAAAAGGAATTCCCCTGAGAGGAAATTCCTTTTGTTATATAACCGTTTATATTTGTAAACTTTACTGATATTTTTAGCTTACCATAAAACTCATAGATATGGTATATTAATGAACCGTTATTATTGTTAACCGAATTCATAATTATCCCTCTTCTTTAGTACTCTGGTCATCATCAAGTTCACATCCATTGTTTTTGATAAGAATTTCATCCTTACTCGTAACATAGACGTTACATGTGTCAAATAGGTCATTTATTTTTCCCATTATGTTGTAGTATTCAGTCTTGTCTTTTGCGTTTATTTTAATAGTAGCCTCATTATCTTTATCAAGGATATTATTAATTAAACCTACCAAGTCATACATAGTATCATTTGGTTCTTGTTCTTCATTAAAGTAAAGCGACTTCATATTTGAGAATGGTGATAATACTCCTGAACGGCCTGGGTCAGATGAACTGCATACATCCAAATCTATGAATCCGATAGCAGATGGGTGGAGACTTCTTTTCTCTAATGGAATGTCAGAGTTTAGAGTTCCGCCTTGTGCACCTTTACCACCGATTGAATGTGGACCTTTAGCAGTGTATCTAAATTTACACCAGAATTGTGACATATCATTTATGGACTCATCAAATCTTAAGATACCTGATGAATGGAACTTCTGAATCAATATATATGGGCTGAACCTAAAGAAGTCCAAAAGGTCACCCTTCGTAACCTTAGAACCCTTCTTCATGATTCTGTTTAGTCTGCTACTAAATTCCATTGTTAATAATGACGCAATATACTCATTTACTCTAAGTCTTTGATTGTAGAACGAATTTGAGTCTTTGGCACGCAATTGGTTAAAGTTCATCATTATCCAACGCATTAGAGCATAGACGTCACATTTATTGATTTCGTCAGTTAGTAATATCTTTTTAGTTCCATGGTCAAGGAACCTATTGAAAGAGACCAACGCTTCTTGTCCTTTTGTTATATCAGTTCCTGATGGTGATAGCTTCTTAATGAATATAGTTTCGTCGTATAACATCGAAGTGTCAAATCTATTCGTAACTGCGTCGGATATCATCGCTGTAATAGCTCTAACATACAAGCAATTGTTGAACGCTTCACGATTAACCTCAATGAAACAAGTCTTTGATATGATGAAATATATATTCTTTTCATTATCTACAATATCATCAACTACGTGTATGACATTGTGTACCATTAGATATTCTAAAGCATGTGTAAGTCCACCCGGTTGTGCCGCATAATATAGAAGTAGGTTTATATACTTTTTGAAAACGTGTATCTTGTATATAGGTAAATTATAAACCAAACCATCTACAGCCTCAGTCACTTCTTTATTTGAACGACTGATTCTTACGGGCATTAAAGACTTCAACACAACAGAGTCTTTATTATCATACGTACTCTTATCTACTAACTGATATATTAGATAATACTTCTTACCTTTTAAGTAGATATAACCGTCTTTATCTATTATAGGTAACATCAAGACTTTCTTTACCTCAGTCTTTTCAGTTACATGTTGTCCAGTAGATGGGTCTACAGTGTTAGCCGTAAGTTCTATCCTTACTTTCAACACTCCTAATCTGTCATCTTTGATAGATTTACATGATTTACCTTTTGTCAATTTAGCTGTCGCTTTACGCTTACGTTGGTATTTATCATTGTCAATATCATGTTCTTCTTCAGAATACTCCCAATCAAGGATTTTAATGTTGTCTACTATTTCTAATGATTTCCACGCATCCATTACATGTTCAACGAGTGGTCTATCAAATGAATGGTTCATTAAGTCCACATTTAGACGGTCGTCAAACTCGGTCTTAAAACCTTTTATATACTGTAACATAATAAATTCAACCTCCTAGGTTCATATAAAAAATAATAGGCAGGGTTTATTACTTCCTGCCTATATAAACGTGAATTAATCTTCGTCTTCATCTTCGTCATCGATATCATCTATATCGTCATAATCCTTCTCAGGTTCAACGGTATACTGATTACGCATAGCTTTGTTAAATTCAGCATACGCACGTTCGTCTGACTTGACAGTCAACTTCATTCCACGTTCAGGTTCATGGGAAATAGTGAAGCCGTTATCGCCTGTTGTAGTAACGGTTGTGGTAAAGACACCTTGGAAGTTCAATTTGTAATAACCGCCATCATCTTCAAGTGCACGTTCCTTACAATACTGGATTAAAGCATCATAAGTAACTACCCATAAAGCTATTGCTAGATGAGCATATGGAAGATGTAGATGATAGAACCTCTCAAGTTTTCTCAATAACCTAGCTTCAACGAGACACATCAATTCTGGATTTGGTATAGCTTCAGTTAGTGTCGCTACTTTGTCAGCAGAGTTTGCATTAGGGTTTGCTTCTAAAAGCTGTTTTTCATCATCCTTATTGCAAACCTGAGCTTCATCCGTATCCAAGTCTGGGGTTAATAATGAAACCATTATTGGTGTTATATTACCAATAGTCTCAGCATCATACTCTTTAACAGATAGAGAGTTGTTTCTTGCAAACATTGCAACTCTTCCTGCTAGAGTTATCATTGGAATATCATGTGATTCGGAAACAAGAATCATCGCTTCATTCATAAGCTCTACGAACACAACAGCTAATGTGTCAGGGTCAATAACTACTTGGTAGTCTCTTTCAAGATTTCCCTTAGCTATATCTAGTACAGTATTTACCGCTGCACGTTCTTCCACATTGTCATATGCATTGTATCTGTAGTTATTCATATTCTTGCATATTTCCAATCCATTACAAACAATTCCACTCATATTATAATTTCCTCCTAAAATGTTATAATTGTTTATTTACTTACGCATCTATAATATATAATTATAAATACATTTAGAATATGTGACTATGAACAGTTAAGCTCATAGTCACATATATATGATTAATTATTCTCACTTTGCTTTTCTTCTTGAGTCTCGACCTTATCAGAAACACTGTCATCTCTTCTTGATATCTTCTTAGTAGACTGTGAGCGCTTCTTATCGATAAATAAATTCTTTATGCCACGCTTAACAATTGATTCTATATATGGTTCAGACTTTGCCTGTGTATTATCACTGCAATTAAAGAATAGTAGTTGGAAGTTATATGCGGATGAATCTACAATATGAATTGCATTGTTACCACCGCAATTTGTTAGGTATATTGAATATACCTGCTTCTTTCTAGGCATGTCTTCTCTTGTTAGCTTGATATTCCAAGTTAGTGCTCCAGTAGACTTCTTCTTATCGTCGAAGTACACCTTAGAGTTAACTGTGCCCTGAGCATCTTCAGATGCATTGTATGTATCAACCACCTTATTAACAATTTCCTTAATTGTTTCGTTGTAATTGTACTTTTCAGTTTTCATCATATAGATTACCTCCAATATAAATTTAAAAATACTAAAGGATATTATTTTTAGAGAGATTTAACACCAAGTGCTTAAGTAATAATATCCTTTAAGGCGTATATAAATGATTAATCATTCTAAATAATTGTTTATCTAAAATAATTTTTACATATTCATTAGTATCTCCTTGAATTCATCCAGAGTTACAATTCGAACGCCATGCTTTCTAGCTTTAGTTATTTTGCTACTATGCACAGCTTCACTTGGAACAACGAGATACGTTGTGTCTTTATTCACATTGTCAACAACTAAACCTTCTTTAGCTTCGATAGTTTTCTCTGTGTCATTGTCTCTGATTCTACTGAAGCATACAGTGAACTTAGGTTCATAACTTTGAACTTGGACGTCTACGATTCTAAATTCTCCTAGAGATACCAATGATTCAAAATGTTCTATTAAATCTAGGTTTTCTTTCAATCCATGGATGATATTCTCTGCCATTATAGAACCAATGCCCTCAATACAAATTAGCATATTGTATAAAGCTGTTGTATTACCATCAACCATATTGTCTATTATTGTATAATAAGGTATCACACTGAGTATCTTCCTTGCAGTCTTTCTACTTAAACCCTCAATACCTAAAGAACCTAGGAATTCGTCAGAATACATCTCTCTACTCTCATCGATAGATTTGAGTATATTTGACCAACGTTTTTTCCCAAATCCTGCAGTATGACAGAACTTCTTATTTTTGTATAGAGTATACAAATCGGATATGTCATGTATGAGGTCCATGTTTATGAAAGTTCTCAATGTGGCGTATGATAAACCCTTTATTCTATTCTTAGACGCAAAGTTTACCAATTTTCCTAATATTTTACTTTCACAAGATGGGTTACTACATTGTAGTTCGTCAGAACCTTTTTTGTTACACAAGGGCTTACCGCATGTTGGACATAAATTAGGTATAGCAAACGGGATATCATCAGATTTAGTACACTTGTCGTTTACTGTTAGATAAGGTATTATGTCGTATTTTATTATCACTTCTGAATTGGGTGATAAATTTAATGATTTCATTCTGCCTATGCTTCCTAGAGACACCCTAGATATTGTATTGCCTTTTAGTTTAACGGGTTCCACGATTGCTACAGGAGCAATGTTTCCGAAATCGCCCATCTGGAATATAACATTAGTTATCCTCGTCTTTGCTTCAACTTCTGTAAATTTATAAGCTACTTCGTATTTGTTCTTATCATCTTTACGACCTAAAACATTACGAATCTCCGCATCAACGATGTATATTACAGCACCGTCACACCTGTACTCAGACATCAAAGATTCTAGACTATCAGCAAACCTTTTAATCCCTATTCTGTCATCCATCGTTGTAGATAAATAAGGGTACTCACTAAAGACTTCATCACAAAGAATCTGTTGTTCTTCTGAACCCACTCTTAGAGGAACCGGATGTAACAACTTTGATTTCTCCTTGTCGTATTCATTTGAGTTTAATATAGCTGAAGCAATAGACCTTGTATTCTTATAATTAGTTCCATATTTCTCATTAAAAGAATCTAAATCTGAGTTCTTAACCATAATCTCTGTCTTTACAGCGTACTCATCACCAAAATCGACAACAGGAATATATTTGTATTTCTTAAATGTATTTAATACATTCTGTGCTGTGTTGTCTTTCGTGTATCCTCTAGTTAAAGCACGACTAGCTTCATAACTGTCACTACGCATTTCAAATATACAGGAAACACCGTCGAACTTTGGGAACACATATATCTCAACTTTTGATAAATCGATTCTTGCCCCGCAATTATCATAGTATAAGTTTTCTGCACTGGATATCCACTGGTCTAAACTTCTCCTAGAATTATTAACTGATTCTTCACCAACTCCTAAGCTGTAAACCTTATCCAGTGTACCCCTGAATGATGGAAACTTATGATGACATGTCTCAACAATAGTTGATGGTGATACTGAGATTATATCATCTCCTCCTCCATTCACCATTATCTCATATAACTTATCATAATCACTATCAGAGATTCCTGTGTCAGAACCTGAATAGTTGTATATGAATTGAGCTATTTTGATAATCTCAGAGATTATCTGAATATCATATTCTGTTATAGGTCTGTTAATGTACTCAGAATTGACATACCTATTAATGGTTTTTATAACCTCTTTTGATTGTAAAAACTCTACAGCTTCTCTTATGGATACATTATTATCTGTAAGATTGCTCATGAGTTCTTCACATTTAGATATAAGATCGTAAGTCATAAAATTTACCTCCAAAAATTATATTTTTGATATGTTAATATCGATTATATAATATATAATTAATTTTACAATATACCTTCCATTATCATTATCTCGTTTATCATGTCAACGAATAACGAAGGATGGTATAAACGTAGACTACTGATGTCCTTGAACTCAGTTACTGAGCACATATAGTTTAACTCCAAAATCATAAACCATAATTCGGCCGAACCGTATATATTCTTGGCTATTAGTCTTGGTTTATACTTATAATACAAAACCTCATCGTCTGTCAAATTAGCAGTCACAACTGATCCAGCTAGGTAATCCTTATACTTATTAATTAACGAACCGTATGGAACACGAATAGTATCACCATTAGAATCCGTGATTATAGCTTTCTCATGTAAGTTTTTGTACGTCTTTTCTTGTTTTCTATAAGCATCAATTAAATCTTGTATAGTAACTGGCAATGCCATATTAATCATCCTTTCTCATATTTAATTAGTTATAGGTCTGTTCTTCAGTCATGAAAATACAAAACTTAGAGAGATGAATTCATCTCTCTAAGTTAACTTATATTTATTCTTGTATAGTCATTAATTCTCTTTGTATCAGTACTATAATTATTTTTGTGCAGATTTTCTGATATAGTATCAATACATTCATTGTCCGCTTGTATAACAGCAACAAGCTTATCATCTTCAACCTCAAATTTAACTGTCGCTTTGCCCTCATCTACTGATTTTGATACAGCACGATAACTATTAACAAATTCACTATAATGATTATTAAGGACATGCGATAGATCTTGCGGCTGCATTTCTCTGCAATAGTCAACCATACCTTTATGATCGACTTCGTTATGATTTCTTCGTCCCATCTCTATCCTTCTTTTCATTTAAATTTACTAAGGTGTTTTGTTTAGTAAAACACCTTAGTATGTATTATCAAGCTTTAGCTATCGCCTCTTGTTCTTGTAATAATTGCTCAACTCTAGCAGCTCTAATTTCACTCAATATTTTAAACGGAATCTCATTCATTATCTCATTATAAGATAACTGTCCTTTAAATATAGCCAGTGTTTCGTTTATAAACTGAGCGTATTTTCGATGTTGATTTCGGAAATCACTAAGAGTTGATATGCTGTAAAAACCAATGTGTTGATATCAACAGGCACACGCTTTGTAACTCTTCCGCAGTGTGGGCAGACTACATCCTTAAATGCAAAGCTGGATGCGTATTTTTCTGTGGTATCATTAAGGATAGAACCTAGAATCTTGATCTCTCTTGGCTTTATCTCATAAAGCGCATTTACTATGTTAGTACCATCTGTATACTTAGCATATTCACCATTTTCATTAGGTATAGATACACTTCTTACAATAGATAGAAGTGATAGAGATAACTTCTTGGTATGATTAACATCATCCTCAAATACCTCCTTGCCTTCATCGCTTAGCAACACATCTAGTATCTGATATAAATAATCGTATGCGGATGCGATACCTACCTCAACAATGAATCCACTATCAGGTAGCTTAATAGCCTTGTATGTTTGTACTGAGCTACTTTCAAATAGTTCTTGATACTCAGATGGCTTACAATCGGCTATCTTCTCAGTGTAGTCTAGGAAACTTTGTCCGCATCTGTCAAATTCAATTAAAGAACGTGGTGAATACTTGTGATCAAATGATGCCTTAATTAGCTCACCATTAGCGTCTCTACTAGCCTTTGGACAATTAGGATTACCACAAGATAATTCTATTGTATCTTCTTCAGGGAACGTAGAAACTATGAGTCCATATACAGCCATATCCATATCAATATATGCAAACTTCTTTAGGAAGTCATCGAAACTCTCAAACTTACCAATATTAGCATTTGATAGCTTATTATAAATAACTGAAAGCTTCTTTCTAACTTGGTCGAAAGTTATATTATCAGGATCTAGTGCAAGATCACCGAGTTCTCCATATGATAGACCATTCATCTTAGCTCTAAATCTAGATGCTGGGAAGCAAATAGGTGTCGATGCTGAAGATAGATGATATGACTCTATTTGATTGATGAACGTGTTTGAAGGTGATGGCTTAATATATCTTGTTGTCTGAAGTTCCTTCGTATCAACCTCAGTAATCTTAATAGCCTTAGCCTTTGTGATTCTTTCTCTTTCTTCATCCGTGAATTCTATGGACTTACCAAGACCAGTCTTATCAATTAGGATATTAACAAGTTCTTCAGTACTTCTTTCTGTACTACCGTTATCACTTTCTTCACTCGCCTGTTCCTTCTTAATATTTTCTTGGAAAGCCTTCTCATCAAAATTTTCATCCTTTATGATAATCTTATCTGCAATAGGATTATGCGTTTGAACAGTACCAGTTTCGGCAATCTCTTCAATAGCAGTCATTAATTGCATATTTTCAATATCGTTATTTACCTTAGGTGCGATTATCTTGCTTGCTATATCAGTCATCTTATCTAGACTTTCTGAATACTTAGCAACATCCTCACGCCTTTGGTCAGTATCAGTCATGCTTCTTAATGGCTCAGGTTCATTCTTTAGATCCTTATTATCAACTATGAGACCTTTTTGCTGTGTTTCCTTATCCATAGCTGCCTTATCTAAAGCAGATAATTGAATATTACTTGACTCCTCGTCATTATTATTCTCTGGCTTTTGATTTAGTAGTGACATTAGATCAATACTTTCATCCTTCTTAATTTCTCCTCCATTAGGATTTGTATTCGTATTTGACATAAAATAATCAATCCTTTCTTTTTAATAATAAATACTAATTACTATAAATGTTTGGTGATAATTTTTAATCCCATTACATCGTTTTAGCTATATTAAAAACTTTTTTGTATACTATTATCGTATTATAGCTATAACTCTCATCCGGCTTGCCCGAAGGGCTTACCCCTGCCGTCAGGCTTACCTTTCCTCCTACTTACCTACTGTATATATAATATTATAAATATGTAAAAACAAAAATAAAAATTGATATTGATATTTCAAAATATAGCAAATCCCTATATCAACAATATAGTAAAAGGGTGTGATGATATGATATCCAGTACCACGATTCCCAACTATATGATTGAAAGTGAAGAATATGCTTACTCTCTTGAAGATTTAACTGAATTTTATGGTGGGATGAAAATGAAAATATATGTACCTAAATTAATGCCCGATGTAGACATTAAGAAGATGAATAAGATAGAAACTAAAAGGATATATTGTAACTCCATGTATATCAATACCAAAAAAGAAAGTCGCCCATCTTGTGGAAGTGATATATCTTTTCAATATTATATAACTGGTATAGTTAATTATAATTCTAACTATAAACATCTTTTAAATGAAAATGGTGTTATACCTAAGGGGACAAGATTTAAGTGTACGTTTATGAACGGTGATATAAATAAGTGCTTCATAGATACAGATATTAATTAATGAAACAGTTATTTAAAATTTAATTGAATAGAAAGGAGCTTGTGTATTATGAGCAAGTTTGATGATGTTTTAGGCAGACAGCTACCTTCAAAGATAGCAAGAGCTAAGTATTTATATGAATTTGATGATGAAGAATTTGAGTCTAGTGACGATTTCGATTATGACTATGATGATAGTGATGAAAGAGAATGTTGTACTGAAGATGAAAAGGATTCTTGGGGAGTAGAGTCTGAGTGCGGAACTGGCTGCGAAGATGCAGAAGATGATTGGTGTGACGACTGTGACGATGATGAAGACGACTATAGTTCTGACGCAGATTTTGGTTATGATGACCGTTCTTATCCAGAAGATTTAGATGTTGATGGAGTTGACAATACTGCTGATGAACCAAGAGAGATTAAGGATATCGGTCCTGATGGAGAACAGCGTATCGATGACACTATGGACACAGTTGGTACTAGTATTTTACTTTCTGATGAACTAAGTCCTGAAGAAGTAGATGAATTCACTGAGTCTGTGGATGCTGATATTCTAGTAGCAGAAGGTTATCTAACCGAAAAGACAATTGTTAAGATGGATAAGAAGGCTAAGAGAGCTCAGCTATATGAAGTAGCGTTATATAAGGTTGCTAGAGAGCACAATGATAAGAATTATTGGAAGTTACAAACTGTGTACAAGATGGAAAGACAACTAAAGGCTAAGCTTCGTGCTAGATATCATAGCGAAGCAAATAGAAAGGTTAAGGAATATCTAGCTCGTGCACAAAAGTCAAAGTCCGGCATTCTATCTAAAATAGCTACAAAGCTAAAGAAGAAGACCAAGTAATAATATATATTAGGTATATATGTGGTATATACCACATATATACATTTTTTACATTAATATAACCAATATAATATATATAAAGAAAGGATATGATGTATAATGGATAATATTATATTAGAGAATATGTATTTTAGTCATAATATATCTTCATTAACAGATAAATATATTATAGAATGTTATGAAGATAGTTATATGTGTGAGTCAGTATTAGATAGTATTAAAACATTCTTTAGTAATTTAAAAGAAAAGATAAAAGATATATTTAATAAGATAATTAACGCAATAACTGGTAAAAGTAAAGATAATACAAATAAACTAAATGAAATAGAAGATAAGATTAAAGATAATCCAGAATTAGGTAAACAGAAAGTACAAATAGCTGATCCTGATAAAGTAGAGAATGAGATAGATAAACAAAAGAAAGAATATCTTAATAATAAGAATAAAGAAAAAGGTAAGTTTAAAGTAGATAAGAAGAAAGTTATAACAGTAGCTACAGTAACAGTATCATTGGCTGCAGCTGTAGTATTACTAAAGAAAGGTATAATTAAA